CCACCCTCACGTAAAACTTTATGAAATTTGGAGAAAAGGCTAAAGGGAGTACTTAGGCAAACTTAGGCCATTAGAAAGAACATCCCGAATCAAAGCTACTACTGCTACTGCCGCTGTCGCAGTAAGAACTTCCCGAGTCATACCCACTATACGTAGCAACTGCCGCGGTTGTAGCTATGATTGCTGCTGTCGACCCGTCATCTCCACGAGTTCTTCCCGAGTTCGATGAAGGACTTCCCGAAACTTTCCGAGAATCCTCCGAACCTGCCCGATTCTGTTTGCGTCTCGCTACCTGCGGTGTCACTGGAGGGATGTAGTACGGGTTGCTCGGGTCATTCCGAAGATCGTTCATGACTCGTTGGTGTTTCGAGATCGCTACTTGACGTTCCGCCCGAGTTTGGAGGATCTCTTGATGTAGGCTTTTGTTACGAAGATCTGCCGCTACTACCGCGTTCCGCAGGTCATGTGCCCGCACACCGAACCAAACTGCTGCCAGGAAAAAGAATGTTGTGAAAATTAATACAATAGTCATGTTTTACACCATACCCTTAGTAATGTAGATTTTGTTTGCTGATTCTAGTTCTGCCTTGCATTCAGACAGGTTTAACTGCGCCTTATGCAGCAAACGGGTTTGGTTGTCATAAGACTTTTGCAACACCCCGTTAGTGCGTTCTAGCTGTTTGATTGCCTTACCTTGCTTTACGGTAATGACAAATAGTACGATTGAGAGTAAAACAAGTGCTCCTATAACTACTTCCATAGTGGTCCTCCTAGATGGTTTTAAAAAATCTGGTTTACTTGGCGGTTGATTTAATTTATAATAATATTATATTATAAAAGTCACTTGTTAGCAAGTGAGATTTTGAGGTTTTTATGGGGTTTTATGCAGGAAGGATAGGCGACAAGAAAGTATTGTCTCTCACCTCTGGCAACAATAAAGACGTCAATAACCATACAAATCCAGGTTGGGATACTATATTCCATAGTGATATGCCTCACGTTGTAGTTTTAGAAACTCACGAAAGAGACCTCTGGGATGGTGGTGATTGGTATCGTTGTACTAGAATGCCAGACAGGATTATTCAGGTACTGTCCGCAGACTACGACAGGGTTGTCTTAACTGAGGTTGAGTTTGAGGATGGTACTAGACGTTTCATTTACGGTACATCCCTGGGTGTAGGCGCCAAGGCGTATAACGCTTACTTTAGTAATACTGTCGGTTCCCAGGCTTCTGCAGGTACTATGGCTAGTATGAAGACTAACGTTTGTGCTTCTGCTGATCTGCATATGGATGTTAGTTTCTATTTTGAGGAAACTCCAGGTACTATTAATGAGAAGTTGCGTGATGGTACTGGGTGTATGTACACTTGGGGAGTAAACTCCGAGTGGGGTGACAGGGGTCCTGGGCCGCCGGTTGGAGCTCCTATACGACCAAACTTTGAGACTATTATTAAAGCTGGATGGGTGCTCTATAGGGGGGCTTTTAGTGGCAATATAGCCGGTTCTGTGTCTCCGCCCAATAGACCACTTACTATTGGTGCAGATGCAATGCGTCATCCTTGGATGCGTACTACTGGGGTTAACAGTATATGTTTACGCGGGGAGACCCTCAATCGTAACATATACGGACACATGGGCCCTAGATATGGGCAGAGTTCCAATCCGGTCGGTGGGCCTTACTCTCACAATATCCAAACTGAGTCTTATCAGGAGACTCAGTACAAAGCAGGTTTTTTCCGTGGTCCGCCCAATAACTTTATGGGGTGGGAGAACACTGATAATAATAATGCTGGTAGTGGTTGGGGTAACAACGCTATTTATAGGGATAACAACTGGAGAGTCCCTAAGCGTGTTCGCTGGTATATTACTAATATGAAGTACAATGGGCAGGGGTTCTATGCAGAGGACGTATTTGGCTCTCGCAACCAAGAGATTAAAATCAGCCCTCGAGAGTTTATTGTAAACGGTATAAACCTAATGAACACTGGATGGAAGTTCATAAACCAGAATGACATAAACTACAGCCCAGGTAATAGACCGGACATAAGGGTTATTGCAACCAATGTTGCTAGATTTAATGGGGATGCTACTATTGGTAATAATGGGTACACCCAATTCAACCAGCCTCTGACTCGACCGGATAATAGTGCCGAATTCGGGCAGGGTAACGTTAGTGCTATGCACGTAACCACAGTTGGGGTATATAACTTTAGGTCTGATGCGCAGTGGTACGTTAAATCCAATCCACCGGAGATTGGAAATCAATGGGGTCCAGTATGGTCTGAGGCAACTCGACCTCTTCGCCTAGTAGGTGGTACCGGCTTCGCCGATATTGGGGGAAACCTACGTACCAGCGGTAACGCCAGCCATCATCTAGCTACCTTATGGTTAGGGATTAATAACTCTAGAAATGGAGCTTGCGTCGTCACTCTAGACTGGAAAAACGATGAGTGGATCGCTGCTGCAGGGATTGGATGTTATAACCCTCTAGAAGATCTTACCCAGTGGAGCGAGGTAGATAGTAGGCTGAGAATTTTCGGAAATCACTTCCAGAAACGTGTGCATCAAATCATGTGTTTACCTGTTAACATGTGTGTGCCCTTTCACTTTATTCGTGGTACGGTAGTCCAATGTGGGGTTATTCCTGGGAACAACGCCATGCAAATGAAGGCCATGTGGGCGCCTGCTACTACTAACTCTGCTACTCAAGGCGACTATGCTATTACATACTGGTTGGTTGCCAGAGCTGATGGCAGTGTTGAGGTATGGGTTAACACTGAAATGTCTAATATTATGAACATGCGAGTGATTCTTCCTGATGTTAGGATTGCTGTGCAAAGGCTTGCCTAAAGGAGGCAATATGAGCAATGATTTAATTGTACCAGATGCAATGTCTCCGGAAGGCATGCTAGTTATAGAGGCCTACTTGGAGTCTGGCAGCGACGTTGCGAAAGCAGCGTTAGCTGTTGGAATGGAGGAACCTAAATTCCGGGAGATTATGCGTAAACCTGAGGTCAAAGCGTACCTTACGGATATCTTCATGGAATCTGGCTTCCGTAACCGTGATAAATTCTTTGGCATTCTAGACACTGTTCTAACTATGAAAATGGAGGAACTAGATGAAACTGGAATGGGTTCAGAGATGGATATTATGGATATCCTCAAACTCATGCACAAAATGAAGATGGATGAGATGAAGATGCAGATCGAGTATGAGAAGGTGAAGCAGGCTAAAGCTCCTGTACACCAGACTAATACTCAGATCAACTTGGCAGGTGGTCACGACTCTAACTACACGGATCTCCTGTCACGCATTGTGGGGGCAGGTAAATAATGGAAATCTCACGTAGTTATATTAATACGACTGACGTGGTGGATTTTGGTGTTGATAAACGATTCTTTAAATTCCCGGTGTCCGGCTTGCTGGCCACCGAGGGGATCGTTCCAAATGGCCCGCAGTGCGCAATCATAAACGCACTGGAAGACCCACGTCACCGTTTCGTTACAGCATGCGTATCACGTCGTGTTGGCAAGTCGTTCATTGCGTATACTCTAGGCTTCCTTAAACTCCTAGAGCCGAACGTTAAGGTGCTCGTAGTAGCTCCGAACTACTCCCTGGCAAACATCGGATGGGCGCAGATCAAAGGTCTGATTAAGAAATACGGGCTTCAAACTGAGCGTGAGAACGCCAAAGATAAAGAGATTGAGCTTGCTAACGGTTCGCTCTTTAAGTTGGCTTCTGCTGCACAGGCTGACTCCGCGGTTGGTCGTTCATACGACTTTATTATCTTTGACGAAGCAGCGATCTCCGACGTTGGTGGGGACGCTTTTGATATTCAGCTCCGTCCTACACTAGACAAACCTAACTCTAAAGCTCTGTTTATCTCTACTCCTCGTGGCGGTAACTGGTTCAAGCGCTTCTATGAACAGGGATTCAGAGAGGATCTTCCGCAATGGGTATCAATCCATGGTACATACCGAGATAACCCCCGCGTATCTCTTGCAGATATCGAAGAAGCACGTAAGACTGTATCTAAGAACTATTTCAAACAGGAATATGAGGCGGACTTCTCCGTATTCGAAGGTCAGATCTACGATACCTTTAGCGTTTCTGAGCATGTACAGGATCTCGCAGGTATGGGCCATTTCTTTGCAGCAGACCACGAGTTCGAGACTATTTTAGGTATCGACGTTGGTTACAGAGACCCGACAGCAGTCCTTACCATTAAGTACCACTATGACCAAGATGTGTACTATATCCTTGAGGAATACCAGCAGGCAGAGAAGACTACAGCACAGCATGCCATGTACATACAACACTGTATAGACCGGTATAATGTAGACCGTATCTTTGTTGACTCTGCAGCCGCACAGTTCCGACAGGACTTGGCATACGAGCACGAGATATCTTCTGCCCCAGCCAAGAAATCTGTTCTAGATGGTCTAGCATGCCTAGCTGCTCTATTCCAGCAGGGTAAGATCATTGTCGACGCCTCGTGTACTGCGTTAATTCATGCACTCCAGAACTACAAGTGGGACTTCCAGGAAGGGGAGGAGAAGCTCTCCAGAGAGAAACCTCGTCATGATGCCAACTCTCACTTATGTGACGCACTGCGTTACGGCATCTACTCGATTTCCCGTGGCAAATAAGAGCTGAGTTGGAACGGATAGTAGTGAGTACAAATTCCGTTCCAACTTTATAAAATTCACTTTACAATTTCGTGTGTGGCAGTTATAATATATTCATACCTTGAGAGATCTCATAGACATCAGGGTGAATGAGAGGAATATTTAATATGGCTAGAGCTAAACTAACTACTGAAGAAATTAACACAAGACTGGCAGACCGGGGCATAAAGATCATCGGCGAGTATACTAACCAGCGAACAAAAACTGCATTTTCATGTCTTTCCGGGCATACCTGGGAAGCTACTCCTCACTCCATCATGCATGGGGGTAAGGGATGTGGGAAATGTAGTGGTAATCAGAAGCTAACCCAACAAGAGGTTGCAGATTACTTATCTCAGTTAGATTTAACTCTTATTAGCGTATATAAATCTGCCAAAGAGCCGATACGTATACGTTGTAGTTCAGGACATGAGTGGTCATCTAGGCTAGATAATATCAAAGCCGGAAAAGGTTGTCCTGACTGCGCAAATACATGGGGTGCCGGGGGATACCTATATATTATGGGATCTACCGCCGGCACCAAGATAGGCGTTAGCGTATCTCCTAAGAAACGCCTCCAAGAGGTAAAACGTGCATCAGGGTTCGAAGACCTAGCCCTGAGATATGTATTCTTCTTTGACAGGTCCACAGCTCTAGATCTTGAGAAAGAATCTCACAGAAGATTCTACGATCTACGCTGTTCGTACTCTGGTTTCTGCGGTAGTACTGAGTTCTTCAATATAACCCCAGAGCTTGCTAGAGACTTTTTAATAGAAGAATTCGGAGCGGAGGAGAGCAGTGGCTGCTAACGTAAAGTATAAAAGAGACGCAATCTCTATAATGCGGGATGGGATTAAGGCCAAGTATAAAAGAGCACCATCCTGTGCAATATGTGGTAGTGCTGAGAACATTGAACTTCATCACTATCATACAGTATCTCTACTAGTAAAAAACTTTGCTAAAGAATTCCAACTGGATTTCACTGACTCAGAAGTCGTCCTTAGTAATCGGGACAAGTTCTACCAACATTATTGGCATGAGCTAGTAGAAGATACTGTTTCTTTATGTGTCTTTCATCATCAGACCTTACACAAGGTCTATACGAAAGAACCTCCGTTGTTTTCAGCTAACAAACAGAAGATTTGGGTTGAGAAACAACGTGAAAGATGTATGAATCCAGAGGCACCTCGTACAAGCAATACTGGCGAAAGATCAGGCTTTGCGAAGTGGCTTCCGACTGACGTCAAGACTGAGAAATCAGGATTCGCAAGGTTCCTATAATGGCTATTCGTGACTGGTTAGTTACTAAACTAAACCGCGGACAACGCATAATCAGGGACTTGGAGGATGTTAGTCACCGTACTAACGTCAAACCATTCACGACTGGCAAAGCCTATTCGTCTATTGAGATCCTTAATAGATCCGCGAACATGGTAATTGACAGCGCCGCTGAGTGCTCCTACACCGTAGGTGAACAGTATAAAACAATAACAACCTATGGCACGATCAGGAGTAAAACTCTTGAGACGCTGCTTAATGTTCGCCCTAACCCGTACATGGACTCCAGTACTTTTAGACGCCTAATAGTGTCTGACCTTCTATTCGAAGGGTGTGCGTATATCCATTGGGACGGTTCGTCTCTGTACCATCTGCCTGCTGCCCTAATGGAAGTGAAAGCAGATGACAAAAAATTCGTTAACAAATTCGTCTTTAATAATATGATCGACTATCGCGTTGATGAAATTATTTTCATCAAAGATAATGGCCAGAATGGTGGTATTAACTCCCAGATCACAGGCCAGTCTCGCGTAGCTACCGTGATTAACTCGCTTACTAAGCGTGAGAAAATGCTTGAGTTCAAGGAGAAATTCCTGGACAATGGTACGGTTATCGGTCTTATCCTAGAAACAGATGAAATCCTAAATAAAAAGCTCCGTGAACGTAAACAAGAAGAGCTTCAGCTGGACTATAACCCTAGTACCGGCCAATCAACTGTGCTCATTTTAGACGGAGGGATGAAGGCTAAGCCGTACTCTCAGATCTCTTCCTTTAAAGATCTCGATTTTGAGAACGATATTGCTCGGTTTAATAAAGACGTATGTATCGCTCTTGGGGTCCCACAGCTACTGATCGATGGGGGTAACAATGCCAATATTCGACCGAACATTGAGCTGTTCTACTACATGACCATTGTGCCTATGCTCAATAAAGTATGTAGTTCGCTTACGTTCTTCTTCGGTTTTAAAGTAACGCCCAATACTAAAGACGTAATAGCACTAACTCCTGACAAGGAGAAAGAGGCTAAATTCGTAACTGCACTGGTCAACAACGGTATCCTTACTGGTAACGAAGGTCGTATAGAACTTGGTTATGAGGAACTGGCTGACGAGCAGATGAAGAAAATTCGCATCCCTGCCAACGTAGCTGGATCAGCTACTGGAGTAAGTGGACAAGAAGGTGGCGCTCCCAATAAAGACGAGGAAAAACAATGATTGACTATAAAGCATTAAAAGCACTATTCCCAAACGGCTTGCCAGAGGCGCACAATGTGCTGGCTACTGTTAAGGCACACCTCACCTACCAGATCCTGCGTAAGGAATACGGGTATGCTGCGACTAACCGTAAAACCTGGAAGCAGTTTAAGGAAGCCTACGCAGAAGCAACTAAACCAGTACCGGTAACTTCTGTTAGTATCACAGGCGCTCCCGCATCCTTAGATTATACTAAGACCGTACAGCTTACTGCAACGGTTCTACCAGTAAACGCAGATAACAAAACTGTAACGTGGAATACTAGCGATGCTACCCTAGCTACTGTGAGCTCAACAGGATTAGTAACAGCCCTGTCTAAGGCAGGCACTGTTAAAATTACTGCCACTGCAGGTGGTAAATCGAGTGAAGTGTCTATTCAGGTCAAGGCTCCTGTTGTAGCAGTTACCGGTGTCACTATGTCACCAAAGACTATTACAATCGAAGCAGGTAAGACCGGCAAACTTACTGGTACCGTAGCCCCAGCTAACGCAACCAATAAGTCTGTAACTTACACTTCTGCTGATACCACCAAAGCTACCGTAGCTGCGGATGGTACGGTAACTGTTCCTGCTAACTTGGCTGCGAATGGTACCGTAGTTATTACTGTTAGAACGGCTGACGGCAATAAGACCGACACTGCAACAGTAACAGTAACAGTTAAGGCACCTGTGTAATACCTGTTAAATGGGGAGCTTAGGCTCCCCATTTTTCTACGCTAGTGCATAGCTATTTTCAGTGTAACCAATTTCGACTGCCCACTAATCCCACACACCGTATGGGATTTTCAAATATCTTTTGACATTCGCGATCTGGTATGTAATAATAGTATCTGAAAACTGAGGAACAACACGAAAGTGTTTGGAGCAAACGATGCAGAATATTAATCTTAATGCTGAGATTAAATCTGTTAAAGCTGTCGGTGAGGGTGATAATCCTCCTTTAAAAATCAAAGGGTATGCTAACACGATTACCAAAGACCGCGCCGGCGACGTTATTCTCTCCGAAGCGTGGACTACAAGTAACGCCCTCAAGAATTTTATGAAGAACCCGATCATGCTTTTCGGCCATAACCATAGCCGCCCAATTGGTAAGATCCTAGACCTGGTGCCAACCGAGTCCGGACTTATGGTTGAGGGTGAGGTAAGTGCTGCTGATCTACAGATTTACTCATTAATACGTGATGAAGTTCTTAAAACGTTCTCGGTAGGCTTCTATATCAAAGACGCCGAATGGGACGATATGACTGAAACGTTCATTATTAAAGATCTGGAGTTACTCGAGATCTCTGTAGTCTCGGTTCCCTGCAACCAAGACTCAACTTTTAGCCTTTCGAAGTCTGTAAACCATAATGATTACATGGAGCTTCGTAAGTCTTTTGTAAAATCTTCGCAGGTCCAGCCTGTTGAACAACCTGAACTTTCTAATTTAGAGAAATTCCTAGTAGCCGCTGGTTACGCTAAAGGATAATGGAGAAATAATAATGTCTTACGATATCGCACAACTGTCTAAAGATCTGGGCCTGGGTGACATTGCTGAGCAGCTTAAAGGTCTAACCGCCTCTCAGAAAGCTGAAGAAGCTCGCAAATTTGCTGCTGAGCAGGAAGCTAAAGAACTCAAGCGTATGGAAGACCTGGTTGCTAAAGCAACTGGTGAAGACCGTAAAAACCTGGCAGAAGCTCTGGAGCTTGTAAAAAACCTGGATGAGAAATCCAAACAGTCCGCTGAAGCGTTCGTTAAAGCAATGAACTCCCAGCAGGAAGAAATCACTGGTCTGAAAGAAGAAATCAAATCTCTGCTGGCCGCACGTGAAAATAGTCGCTCTTTCGTAGCTGATGGCGTTGCTAAGGCAATGTTTGGTAAGCAGGAAGATTTCGAAGACGAAGTTGAGAAACTGGTTCTTCTGTCCTACGTAATGCAGAAAGATGTATTCGGTACTAAGCGTGGCGAAGCCCACCTGAAAGCTGTTAACGGCTCTTCTTCTATCGAAGTTTCTACCGAAGCATACGAAACCATTTTCTCCCTGCGTATCCTGCGTGACATTCAGGCTAAACTGATTATCGGTACCATGTTCGAAGAACTGCCGATGTCTAGCAAATTGCTGACCATGATGGTTGAGCCGGAAGCTGGTGAAGCTAGCTGGGTTGACGCCTCTACTTACGGTACTCCTGCTACTGTTGGTGCGGAAGACAAAACCAAGCTGTCTGAAATCACCTTCAAGACTTACAAACTGGCGGCTAAAGCGTATATGACCGACGAAACAGAAGAAGATGCTATCTTCACTCTGCTGCCGATCATGCGTCGTCGTCTGATTGAAGCTCACGCTATCGCAATCGAAAAAGCGTTCCTGACCGGTACTGGTGCTGCTGGTACTCCGAAAGGTCTGATCCAGTTCGCTAAAGACGATGGTAAAGTAGTTGCTACTACTGCTAAAGCTGACGGTTCTGTTAAAGTTACCGCTAAAGAAATTCACAAGCTGCGTCGTTCACTGGGCCGCCACGGTCTGGATCTGAACAAACTGGCTCTGGTTGTTTCGATGGATGCTTATTACGATCTGATCGAAGATGAAGAGTTCCAGGACGTTGCACAGGTCACCGCTACCACCGCTATCAAACTGCAGGGTCAGGTTGGTCGTATCTACGGTCTGCCGGTACTGGTTTCTGAATTCTTCCCAGCTAAGGCTGCAAGTGCTGAGTTCTGTGTAGTTGTTTACCGTGACAACTTCATCGTTCCTCGTCAGCGTGCAATCACCGTTGAGAAAGAGCGTCAGGCTGAGCGTCAGCGCGATGCGTACTACGTTACTCAGCGTCTGAACCTGATGCGTTTCTTCGAGAACGGAGTAGTTGCTGGTGCTTACGCTGCTTAATTTGGCTATACTGCCGACTAAAGGAGAGCTTCGGCTCTCCTTTTTTATTGGGTAAAATATGCAATTCATGACAGATTCTGATTGGAGAACATATGGAGGCCTTAAACGTCCTGACTTAGAGTCAAATATCCCAATGTTAATCAAAGCGGCTAATGCTCTGATTACTCAGCTTCTAGGTATTGACGACACTGCTAACGTTGTAGACGTTCTGCCTACTAAACCAGCACGCAAAAAGTACTTCCTATCTTCTCCCGTGCCTAGCACGATCACTAAAATTACGATTAACGATCAGGAGATCGATAAGTCGCAATATAAGAACTACCCGGATGGTACGCTCTTGCTGAAATTCTCTCCCCCAGAGGGGTATATGGAAGTAGAGTTTACTCAGACCGGCTTCACCTCTATCCCTGACGACTTGGTACTAGCAGCATGCTTCCTAGTTGATCATTGGGTTAAGAAAGACTATCGCGAGTCTCGTACATTTGGCGGAGAAACCGTTACTTTCAATACTACTAAATCTGGCGTACCGGAACACATCCGTACTATAATCGAAGTGTACCGGAGGCTGTAGTGGCGTTGGGCGATCTAGCTCGACAGATAGTTAAAGAACAGCTGGACATTATGAGTGGTGGTAGCCACTCTACCAAGAACACCGTGATATATAGTGCGGAAACTATGGATAACCATAAAGATGGCACCATAGGCAAGGTATCCTTCCGATTTACCAAGCCGGTATCGGAGGATTTACTGAATGTTCGGACGTCCTCTATTTTAAAAGCTGTCTCGTCGTCACTTAACCTTGAGGGTGACGTTGGTGTTATCGATAACCTTCTAAATAGTATCACTGGTAAAAAATCCAAAATAGGAAGAAAACGATCTACCGGTAGGGTAGAGGTTAACTTTGGAGATCCTTCAGATGCTGACAACGGTTACGCTGGTGCTATTTCTGGCGCTTCTGGGCGTTTCGTCTCAAACACAAACCTTAGAGCGTTACTTGAACTCGTAGCGAAAGAATATTTAGTTAAGGATATGAAAAAAGCCGGGGCACCCCTTAAATTTAGAACGGGGCGTTTCGCTAATTCCTTGAAGATTAAAGACGTGCTGTTAAGAGAAGATGCAGGGGCAAAGAATCCTGACCTCAACATCACGTATAACTACATGCTTAAGCCTTACTCTGTGTTCAATCCTGCCGTCTCTACCTACCGCGGACTTTCCCTACGGCCTTTCCCTGGTGCTAGGAACCCGCAGAAGCTGATCGGCGAGGCAATCGCTAAGGCTGCAAGAGACCTTATCCACTCTAGATACCGGATAAGAGTAAATCAGGGTACATAATGAATTACAGAACAAGTATTGCTGATGCCCTAGTGGAACGACTGAAGAAGGACATGGACGGGAGTAATCCCACAGAGTTCTTTACTAATATGTATGGGAACGTATCCCGCCAGACTTATTCGTTTGAGCAGATCAATGAGTTCCCTTACATAGCAGTCCACGTGGGTACCGAAACTGGAAACTACCTGCCGTCTGCACAGCAGTGGGTTTACCTTGAAATTCCTATTCTTATCTATGATAAAGAAAAGGATGATATTAACATGCAACTTGAGAAACTCATAGCGGATGTAAAAACCTCTATTGACACTGGAGGAAATTTACAATATACTATAATGAAACCTGATGGTTCAACTATCGATTCTGAAGCCACTGACATGCAGATCACGTCGGTGTCCACAGACGAGGGTATACTGTCCCCGTTTGGTTTTGCTCAAGTTAACGTAACAGTCCGGTATATGCCTCTGAGAAGAGCGCTGGATAGATAAGTTACAGCTCAGGAGAAATTTAAATGTCTGTACAACTATTACGTAATACACGAATCTTCGTGTCAACCGTTACTACGGGGTTTACTAAGACCAACACTCAGGAGATCCTAGTTCAGGATGACGTCTCCTGGAGCCAGGACAGTAACTCCACTGATATTACCCTAAATGAGGCTGGCCCTAAACCAACCCGTGGTTCGCAGCGTTTTAACGATTCATTGAACGCTGCTGAGTGGAGCTTCTCCACCTATATCCTGCCGTATGACGATGCAGGTAAACAAATCCTGCCGGACTACCTACTGTGGCACGGACTATCAACTGGCGCTGCCGTGAATCTAGCAGGTACTACTGGCGTATTCCAGAACGCTACTAACCTGGTTGTCAACTTTAAAGACAACGGGTACCACGAGCTGGCTATGTTGAACATTTATATCCTGACCGACAATTCTTGGTCTGTGATCCGTAATTGCCAGGTTGGACAGGCTGAGGTTAACGTAGATATTGATGATATCGGGCGTGTAACCTGGTCAGGCAATGGCACCCGTTTAGAGACTCTGTCCGCACAGCCGTTCGATCCTAAAACCATCGGTATAGACGATGCTCTTTATGCTAAGATTCAGAGTTCTTATATCAAGAACAAACTGACTATTCTTAAGCTGAAGAACAACGCTACCGGCGGAAAAACCTATAACATCCCGATCACGGGAGGTTCTTTCACCATGAACAACAACGTGACGTACCTGACTCCTAACATCATGTCTCGTGTTGACGTTCCTATCGGTTCGTTCACTGGTTCCTTCGAGCTGACTGGTTCCTTGACAGCGTATATGAATGATGCTGCCAACGGTTCTATCCAGCTGTATAAAGATCTGGTATCTGACCTGAAAGCCGTGAACGACTTCGAGGTGGCAATCATCCTAGGCGGAGAATACGATACTGCTCGTCCGGCAGCCGTTCTGGTAGCTAAACATGCTAACCTGAATATCCCGTCAATTGAGACCGATGACGTGCTGGGTGTATCTATTGAGTTCAAAGCTATTCCGACGCAGATGGACAGTGGTGACGAAGGTTACTTAGGTTTCTCTTCTAAATACACCAAGACTTCTATCGCGAAACTAATTACCTCTGGTGATGGTAACCCGGTCACTCCATAAGGATAACTAATGCTATACTCCCTAATGCGGGAGTCTAGAGTAGTCATCGAGTACGATGGCAGGGCGTATGGATTTGACGCCCTGTCTGATTACACTGCTGGAACGTCCTACGAAGAGTTTAAAGCAAATCGTAGGACGATTCACAGACGCAGTAACTACGCCTATTCGAAGATAACTGCTCAGTCTCCTTCTTCAATTTCTCTAACTCTTAATTTCTCTAGCAATGCTCTCGAAGGTCTATTTTTCGAGTTGATGGGGTTTATAGAGGTAGACGGAATGTATCAGATGCCCTTGTTCAGTAATAATATTGAGCCCAAAATGTTCTCTGTATATATTATTAACAAGAACACGAGCTTACGTTTCGATAACTGTTTTGCTACCACCTGTGACTTTTCTCTGGATAAGAGTGTCCCGGTGCTAAACGTTGGTATCGAGTCGGGATACTTTGAGGAAGTAGGCCACCCACTCAATAGCTATACGCTTGATCAAGGTGAGGTGCTACCATTTTCATTACCTCAGGTATCTTCGAAGGGGAGAGTGCTCCCAGGACTTATGTCAGCCGGTATGTCATTCCAGCAGCAATGCGAGTGGCGGGGCGACAGAAGTTTATTCGATATCAATAAGATTTATAATAATAGGAGGGCAATCGTTAACGAATTGAACTCATCCGCTTTGATATCGATGTACTATGCGAAGAGTCTTCAGATAGATTCCACGCATAACATTAAACCTGATATGGGCCTACCGGTACAAATCAGAAATAAATATATTGTGGTGGACTTTCCATCCACTAAAATCACAAAACGCCTAGACTTAACCGACGTGTACAAGATCGATTACGATGTAGTCCCTACGGAGCAATCAGATCCTGTCCGAATAAAGCTAATTGGAGATTAACAAATGAGTATTAACCTGAAAGACATTGCCCTGGACACCAAACAGATTACTACCGCGTACCCAGGCTTACCGCACTTTAAGCTAAAAATTAACTACGTTTCTCGCAAGCTATCTAAGAAAATTCTGGAAGCTGCGCAGGAGACCCAGTTTGTTAATGGTATTGCTGTAAAGGTTCAGAATGACGATAAATTCGCAGAAGAGTTCGTCAAAGTAGCAATTGAAGGCTGGGAAGGTCTTACAGTAGCGGATGTTGAAAAACTGATGCTTATCGACGTGCCTGAAGACCGCCTAGGCGATAAGGTAGAGTTTAGCATCGACAACGCCGTAATGCTGGTACGTAACTCTAGCGCCTTCGAAACCTGGATGAATAGCACCGTCTTCCACCTAGACACTTTTCGTGACTCAAAACAGGAACCGACTGCTTAAGGAGATTGATGCCTTCGCAGAACGATGTGTTAAAGGAGGAGACTCCAAAATAACAAAAGAGCAGTATCTAACTATGTGTGAATCATTGGGGGAGGAACCCAACCCCGATGTTCTCAAACGGTTTGTGGAGATACATGACTTTCCTGAAATCGCTCAAACTGCTCTTACAATTTATAATAACTTATCTGATAATTATATTCCAGGAGATTATCCAACCTATTTAGGTAAAGATAAGAGTGCCCTTTTAGTTTTCTTCGATGTCTACGGTGTCGAGGATCCAGATGAGAAGAGTCTTATACTCCAGATCATCAACATATTCGACTCACATGCTGTGGCAGCCTCTCGCAAACGTGTTGAAGCAGCTATTAAGAAGTCTAAAATGAAGTCTTCTAGCAGATAGTGAGTTACATTTTCCTCCAACGGGCGTTCCACGTGAGGCTTGGCCTAGGGTTAATGCCCTAGGCCTTTTTTATTGGAAAAAATCATGACAGATAGACTAATACGAGAGTTACTTGTAGACATCAAGCAGCGTGGTGGATCCAAAGCCGCTAAACAGATCAGGGATGTTGAAGCTGCCTTGGAGAGTGCCACTCAAAGTTCCGAGGGGCTTAACCAGAGTCTAGGCAAGCTCCCTGCAACGTTCACTACAGTGGAGCGTTCGGTATCTAGGACTCAGAAATCTCTGGAGAAACTGGCATCAACTACTAGTTTAACAACCCTAGCTTCCTCTATCGGTATGTTAGGGACTAAGTTCACTGAGTTTGAGGTTGGACTAGCGAAGTCTGTGTTAAGGATCACATCCCAGTTAAATAATATTAGCACTAGTGCTAATAAAATGGGTGTTGATATTACTGCTGCGATGACGTCATCGTCTCCTCACTTAGACAAAGTTAACAAAATCTTAGCGGAGCTTTCTGCCAACGCTAACCAGGCAGCTTCGGCGCTCTCTAAGATCAAAGCAGGTACTAACCTGGCTAATACTTCTACATCCGTTAATAAACTTGGTGCATCCATGACTAAGCTGAAAGCAGATCTGGAAGCCTCGGTATCTGGTATAGAGGCCAACCTAGGACAGTTAAGTAGGGCTTTCGCATCTATGAGCAGCGTTGGTGGGCTAAACCCACTAGGTAACTCTGTGAAGGGCGTTATCCCACAGCTCAACCTACTAGTAAAAGCGGCGAATCAGGTAAACTCAGCTTTAGCCAAAATTCAAGCAGGGAGAGGAGTACTACAGCTACCTAATCAGTTTAAAGCCATTACACAATCCTTAAACGCTTTGGAAACCAAGCTAGCGTCTACCTCCCAAATACTTGAGAGGGGATTCTCTAAAGGCTTCCAGGATATGGCTACTAAATCTGCGTCTTCCTCTACCAGGATGATCAATAACTTCCAGAAAGTAGTTCCAGAGCTAAATGCAATAGAGGCAGCTGCAATTAGATCCGCTGCTGCAATCGATAAGCTGATTGCAAAACGCATTCGCTTAGGACAAACTGGGGGTGGTGGCGGAGGTGCTGCAGGTTTTAATATGGGTACTATGGTAGCCGAGATGAACCGGATAGTAGCTGCTATTGACGCTATGGGTAACAAGATGAATACCACTATGTCTGATATGGCAAGAAGCACAGACAAAGTGTCCGACAAGCTGACCGACCTTAACGCAGGGGTTCGGGATGTAAATACAGGACTAGGTGGTCTAAACTCTACGTTAACCGGCACTGGTAGCGCTGCTGGAAGGGCATCAAGGGCGCTAGGTAATACCTCAGGGTCCGCTCGTGGTGCCACAAGAAACTTCGCAGCTCTAGCTATGGTAACTGGGCCTATGCCGCTCTTATATGGTGCATTGGCGTCCAACCTCTACGTACTGAAAGCAGCTTTTGATCAGTTAAAGATGGGGGATCAGCTTAACCGTCTAGAGCAGTTTGGTTCTATCGTAGGGGCGAAGACAGGCACACCTATTCAGTCCCTTGCTGTGGCACTGCAGGAAGCTACTGGCCACGCGGTGTCCTTTGAAGAGGCAATGCGTCAGGCATCTACTGCGGCCGCGTATGGCTTCGATGCTAAACAGATTAGCGAGTTTGCACTAGTTGCACGTAGGGCAGCAGCTACTCTGGGCGTTGATATGACCGATGCACTAAACCGTGTAATCAAGGGTGTATCTAAGCAGGAAATCGAACTTCTAGACGAATTAGGTGTAACCATCAGGTTAAATGATGCGTATGCCGAATACGTTAAGAAACTTAACGCGGCCAATACGGGGATAACGTATAACATTCAGGGTCTAACTTCCTTCCAGAAGCAGCAGGCATACGCTAATGCGGTAGTAGCAGAGTCTACCAAACGCTTCGGCTACCTTGATGAGGTACTACGAGCAACCCCATGGGAGCAATTTGCAGCTAATGCGGATTCTGCATTACGCAAGGTTCAACAAGCGGCTGCTAAATATCTGGGTCCAGTTATTGCATCTATAAACGCAGCGTTCTATACGTCTAAGGCTTCGGTATCTGCAGAGGCAGCTACTGCCCAGCAAGAGTCGATTAAGCAAATGGATGGTAAAGACTCTAACGCAGTGGTCATGAACCTTGAGGCTTCTCAGAAAGGCTTGGATGATGCAGTCAAAGCAAAAGAAGAGGTAAAAAATAAGCTCGCAGCTCTTAATAAGGAGATAATGGATAGAGAGGCGAAGATGGATATGTCCACCACACTAGCCACAGCTGCCAACTATAGTGGATTCGGTAACCTGTTTACCTTAGGAGCCTCTAAAGCTAACAAAGAATTTACACAACAGACTGCAGATATGCGTAGACAGGCGTATATGTTACAGCAGGAGTTAGCAGATTCTGCAGGAGCTATTCAAAAATGGAAAGACGCCAGGGACTCCGCTCTATCTAAGGCTCAGAAAGAGAACCCAGAACTGGCGGGGAAACTCAATATTGCACAGAACGTTGAAGCAAGTAATGGACTATACACCTTTGACAACGCAGCGTTAGACGGGGCAGTTGCTCTACGGAAGGAGTTCAATAATATAAAGAAAACTTCCGGAGATCTGAGCAACGATATCCAGAACTTTGCACAAGATTCTAATACTGCATCTAGAGCTACTGCAGCACTGGGTGATGCACTTAAGGCGGTTGAGTCATTGGCGGGTGGATCTACGGAAAAAGCCAATCAAATGACCAAGGACCTTAATTTGGGCTACTCCACCGTAACCGAGATGAACACTGCGTATAAAGCCATGTCTAACTATCAGAAGATAGTAAATGATGAGGCTAAGTCTAAGCTAGATGTTGAGAAGCGTATAGCGGAGGTCTACGCTGCCACCCGTAATAAGGATAAGGCGGAAGAAGCGGGTAGAGCCCTAGAAATGCAGCAACTTAGCGCGAAAAAAGAGGCATTGAAAGCTGTACTGGCGACCAACAAGGACAACCAGGCGATTCAAAAAGAGTTGACCCTGTTAGAGACGGAAGAGCTCAAAGTGAAGAACCAGGGCATGGAAGCGACTAAGAAGGAGAAATTCTATAAGGATAAGATAGTAGGCATAGATCGAGAAATCGCACTCTTAAATAATCGCACTATGACAGATTCTCAGTATAATGTGGCGAACCTTAAACTAAATCTGGAAGTAGAGAAAGATAGGTTAGCCCTACTGAAGACTCAGGCTGACAAAGAGAAGGAAGCCGAGCAATCCAGACGTAACATCGCTGCAATCGAAAGAGAAATCTGGAAAGAGCAGCTTGATCGTAATGCTAAAACTGCTGAAATGCGCAAAGAGGAATTCGAGCGCAATCAAAGCATGAAGCCTCTAATGGGCGAATCGCAGAAAATGCAGGAGCAGTTAGCGTTCTACCAGGAAATGAAGGAATTCACTAAAGGTAACGCTGATGAGCAGGCACGTTGGAGCAAGGAGATTGCAAACACTGTTGCTCAAATGGCAGCTCTCAAAGCGCAACGTAACGCACAGATGATGGATCGTGTAGGACAGTCGTTGGGCGCAGACTATACGCCTACTACTGGTCTGGAAGGGGAAGATAAGAAATTCGCCGATATGGAAAACCAGATGGCGTCATACGATACAGCTATCAGTAAGCTCTCTCAGCTAAACTCAGAGGCCACTGCTACAGCTCAAAGTATGGGGAACTTAGCTAACGCTATGATCCAGTTCTCTCAAGGGTCTCTGGACACTACGTCCATGATTGCAGCAGGTATGCAGACAGTTAGTCAGATGATCAGCTACGGTACTAACCAGCAGATTTCGGCAATTGATGCAGCCATCGCGGCAGAGCAGAAACGTGACGGTAAATCTGAGCAGTCTAAGAACAAGATCAAAAAGATGGAAGCGGAGAAGATTAAACTTCAGCAGGAATCTGCTAAGAAGCAAATCATTATCCAGACAGCAGTAGCGGTAATGCAGGCAGCAACAGCTGTTCCGTATCCGTTCTCTATTCCTCTGATGATCGCGGCTGGGCTTGCAGGTGCTTTATCTCTAGCTCAGGCATCTAGTGCTACCGGAATGACCGATATAGCAGGATCTGGTGGTGAAACCGCCTCTTACCTAACCTTAGGTGAGCGCCAGAAAAACGTAGATGTTAGCATGGGCGCAAACGCAGGCGAACTATCTTACGTTCGTGGTGATAAAGGCATAGGTAGTGCTAACGGATTTATCCCTCGTGCAGAAGGTGGTAATACCTACCCAGGTGTCTCATATAAGATGGGTGAACACGGAACGGAAGTTGCAACTCCTATGGTGCCCACCAAGGTAACTCCAGCGGATAAAGTGGCTTCTGAAACTTCTTCTGGTGGTGCTAGAAGACCGGTTAATCTGAACATCCAGGCAATGGACGCTAAGAGCTTTATGGAGTACGCATTGGAAAATCCTGCGGCATTCCAGGCAGCTGTAGAGTTAGCCTTGAATGAACAAGGGCTGAGCTTAAAGAACCTGAATTAACTAAACTAAAGGGAGGACGTAATTGTCCTCCCTTCTTTTTGGAATTTATAAAATTATCTTGAAAATTTTTCTTGATATGACTATAATATTAACATTGAGAGGAGAAAACAAAACATGAGATTACCAGATCCCTTTACACATCCTCAGTATAACGGCCTTGGGTTTGACAGAGCTACGCTGATCGATAACGATCCGATGATCAGAGATGAGCTACCAAACGGCAAGGTTAACGAAGTTAAAACAGCCACTCAGTATTGGGGTCTTAACATTAGTTATCCTGTGATGTTTCCCGATGAGTATGCTGTACTTTCGTCAGCAATTCTAGAGTATAAGCGTACCAGAGGCTATCTCGACGTTATACTCCCACATTACGAGTCTTACCGAGTAAAGGGGGATGCGAACAACTGTCGCATTGCCGCCGGACAAAAGGGCTCCACACTGGTTATTACCAATACAAGCTCCCTATCTGGGGAGCCTAAGCCTGGTGATTTATTCCAGTTAACCACACATCCAAAGGTGTATAAAATTACATCTTTTAAAAACGTAGCAGGAGTATGGACACTTAATCTATACCCTGATCTGTTGCTCACTACCAACGGCTCCGAGAGACCACGTTTCAATGGGATCCTTTTCCAAACTAAATTAATGAACGGAGATTCATTCAGCGAAGAGATCACAGTTGATGGTGTGTATGATGGGGTTAACCTAGTTCTGAGAGAAAGTCTATGAGACAGATCCTTCCTTCTGCGAAAGCCTACCTTGCCAACAATGACAAGATACGATTAGCGTATCTTGTCTCTATCGAACTCCCGGGGTCCACGGGTAATAATGCTGTTTACGCTTATATGACGGACTACATGAGAGATATCAGCTACGGTGGTATACTCTTCCAATCAGGGAAAATTAAAACAATTAGCAGTCACAAACAAAACCGCACGTTAACCGTCGGTAGTTTGAGCTTCAGTGTTACTGGTACGGATGCCAATGAAGTCATTAAGCTCGTGCAAAGTGGTGTATCATTTTTAGATCGCTCTATTTCTATATATCAGGCGATCATCGACGACAATGGGGAAATCCTTCCAGTGGACCCAGATACTAACGGCCCGTTACTCTTCTTTAGGGGTAAGATTGTGGGCGGTGGTATTAAAGAAAGTAATACAGTATCCGGAGTTGGTACTTCTGTTATAACTTGGAACTGTTCTAACGAATTCTACGATTTTGAACGAGTTGCTGGACGCTTCACAGACGACGCCTCCCACCGAGGGCTTGAGATTGTAAATGGGGAACTACTACCCTCTCACGGTGCCAAACGACCGGAATATCAAGAGGACTACGGATTCTTCCATGCCAACAAGAGCGTTAACTTCCTAGCTAAATATCAAGTAAAAGAAGAACGATACAAGCTAGAATCTAAGAAGAAATTATTTGGTCTCTCCAAGAGCTACAGCCTTAAAAAGTATTATGAGACTGTCACTAAAGAAGTAGACCTGGATTTCAACCTTGCAGCTAAATTTATTCCTGTAGTATACGGTACTCAAAAAGTTCCTGGTATCCCGGTTTTCGCGGATACAGAAAGAAACAATCCAAACGTTGTGTATGTGGTCTACGCGTTCTGTGAGGGTGAGATTGAAGGATTCCTCGACTTCCAGTTTGGAGACGCTCCTATGATCTGTACTGATCAAACTGACAGTACCTCTCGTACATGCTTTGGACAAAAAAGAGTATCGGGAGATACTATGGCAAGAATCTCCACAGGACTTCCATCAACATCTCTCTCAGAGCATGGTCAAGAATACAAGTACAATGACGGTAACGGGGATATACGAATCTGGACATTCCACGGTAAGCCAGACCAGACGGTAGCTACGGTACTAAGAGACATTGCTGCTGCTAACAATTTCTTCCTACAGGGAGAGAACGGTAATGGACCGGAGTACTGGGATTCTAGATACAAGCTATTAGATACTGCTTACGCTGTTATACGGTTTACTATTACCGAGAACAGGACCGATATTCCTGAAGTGTCCGCAGAATTAAGCGGCCGTAAGGTAAAAGTGTACCAGGCAGACGGTTCTGTTAAAATGGATAAAACCAGTCAGAATGGCGTATGGCAAACATTTGACTACCTAACCTCCACTACTTTTGGTGCAAGTATTCCTATAGATAGAATGGTGATTGGTGACTGGAGAAAAGAGGCCGATCTATTAAACATTGTAGACACCTCTTATCAAACTAGTTGGCAGCCGTTCTGGAGATACGTTGGGTGGGAGAGTTGGACAGCTGAAAACAGACAAATAATGCAAATGAACACAATCCTGGATAACTCCAACTCTGTGTTCAAGAACGTGCAGGAGCTATTAGAATCCTTCCAGGGGGCGTTAAACAACCTATCAGGTATTTTCCGCATTACCGTAGAGAAAGATTCAAAAACTCCGCTAGAACTTAATTTCCTAGATACTTATGGGGACCTGGAGCTCTCAGATACTACAGGTCGTAATAAGTACAACTCAGTTCAGGCGTCTCTGATTGATCCTACCCTGAACTGGAAAACCAACTCTATAACGTTCTATAATTCTAAGTTTAAGAATGAAGATCGTGGGGTTGACAAGAAACTTCAACTTTCTTTTGCTAACATAACCAACTACTACACTGCCAGAAGTCTGGCAGATAGGGAACTTAAAAAGTCTCGCTACTCGCGTTCTCTGAGCTTCTCTTTACCTTACAAATTCCTTGGTATAGAACCTAACGATCCTGTAGTATTCACCTACGATCGTTATGGCTGGAATAAGAAGTTCTTCCTAGTAGATGAGGTGGAGAACACAAGAGATGGTAAGATAAACGTAACTCTTCAGGAGTATGGTGAGGATGTATTTATTAACTCAACGCAGGTGGATAACAGTAGTGAAAGCGTACCTGAAATATCCAATAATGTCCTGCCTCCTAGAGACTTTAAGTACACTCCTACGCCTGGTGGAAGGGTGGGTGATGTTGGTAAAAACGGAGAGCTTTCATGGCTACCTAGCTTAACGCCTAACGTAGTTTATTACTCGATACGTAAATCAGACCGTGTGGATCCTTATATTGTGCAGCAGACTGCTTTCACTCCTAATGCTAGGATGTTCCAAGATATCGTGGGTGAGCCCGCTGGACTGACTATTTTCGAAATCCGCGCTGTTGATATTAATGGTCGTCGTAGCTCTCCAGTAACAATTTCTGTAGATTTGAATTCAGCTAAGAACCTTAGTGTGGTGGAAAACTTCCGGGTGCTTAACCTATCTCCTGATCCTACGGAATGGGTTGGACCTGACCTAGAGCTAGGATGGGATAAGCTGCAAGAAGAGGATCTGATTTCAGGGATTTTCTACACGCTTGAAATAAGAGACAGCACTAATAAACTGCTTAGATCCGTGAAGATCACCAGTTTATATAATTACAGTTATCTGTTGAGTTACAATAAGCTCGACTATAAGGCCAACAACTCGAATACTTTGGGGATTTATAGAGCACTTCAGCCAAGAATTCAGGCAGAGGGACCAAGGGGCGAGAAGTCGGTTGCATGGGCATATATCTAAATGATTTCAAATAATGCACCAGCTAAAATGGTCCTAAATAGCGTCGTAACTGGATATACATTGGCGTATATCCAGCACTCTATCTACTCTGATTACGATGTTATAGGCAGATCTTTTTGGCTTAAAGAAGGTAGCAATATTACTCGTAGAGATTTTACTGGAGTTGATACCTTCTCTGTAACTATTAATAATCTAAAACCTACAGCAACGTATGAGGTTCAGGGTGCATTTTATGATTCTATAATAGACTCTGAACTACTTAATGCTCAGATAGGTATTAATCTGTCTGACAAACAAACTTTTAAAATGAAGTCAGCACCTAGAATCACGAGTGCTAGATGTGAATCAGAGCCGGTAGACGTAGGTGTTGGGGCACCAATAGTTTATCTAAATACTACGGGAGAAGCTGATTATTGTACTATAGAATTAAAAAATAATTCTAATGCTAATAATCCGTGGGTTAAATATTATGTTGGGGCATTAATGCCAACTATTATGTTTGGTGGTGTGCCAGTTGGGTCCTATAAAGTAAGAATTTCTGGACAAGTATCTCTACCAGATGGGGTAACTATTGATTCATCTGGCTACTATGAGTACCCTACTGTTTTTGAAGTTAAATATAACTTTGTATCACCTACAGCTCCAGTTAATATTGTATTTAAAGCTGCGCGTATAGCCGATGGTAAAGAACGCTATGATTTACGTGTACAATGGGATTGGAATAGAGGCACAGGCGCTAACGTTCGTGAATTCGTTCTATCCTATATAGATTCAACAGAATTTGCTAAAACTGGATGGACTAAGGCACAAAAAATCAACGTGGGGGCTGCTCAGTCGGCAACAATTATATCATTCCCCTGGAAGGTAGAACATAAATTTAAGGTGTCATCTATTGCTTGGGGACCAAATATACAGGATACTACTGATTCCACAGCACAGACATTTATACTAAATGAAGATACCCCACTTGATAATAATTTTGTTAACGAAACGGGTATAGAAGTTAACTATGCATACATTAAGGGTAAGATCAAAGAGGGCACAACCTGGAAACAAACCTTCCTAATAGATGCCGCCACTGGTGCTGTTAATATAGGTCTTCTAGACGCGGAAGGAAAAGCGCCAATATCTTTTGATCCTATTAAAAAGATTGTTAACGTTGATGGTAGTGTAATCACTAAAACTATTAATGCTGCTAATTTTGTCATGACTAACCTAACTGGTCAAGATAACCCGGCAATATATACACAAGGTAAAACTTGGGGAGATGCAAAGTCTGGTATTTGGATGGGTATGGATAATACCAATGCTAAACCTAAATTAGACATCGGTAACGCTACACAGTATATACGTTACGATGGTGATACATTAAGAATTTCTAATAAAGTTGTAATTGGTACACCAAATGGCGATGTGGATCTTGGTACAGGTATGCAAGGTAAACAAACAGTATTCGTTTATAAATTAGCATCCTCACTTCCTGCAAAACCACTAGAGCAAGATTATCCACCACCTAGTTGGTCGAAGACCCCACCTAACCGTACGGATATGACTCAAAATATCTATGTGACTACAGGTACACTTGATCCAGTAACTAATAAATTACTTGTAGGTACTAGCTGGTCAGATGTAGTTCAGTGGAGTGGTACTGAAGGTACAATTGGACACGATGGACAACGTGGTCCTGGGATGTACTCTTTAGGTATTTCTGGTCTTGGGGGTTGGAATGACAGCCAGGCTAATGCCTTCTTTCAGAATAATTTTGGTAGTCCTCCGGTTAAATATGACGTGTTGACTGAGTTTAATAGTAGTGCTCCACAATCTGCATTTACTCGTCAATGGAATGGCTCCAGTTGGGCTGACCCTGCGATGGTTTTACACGGCAATATGATAGTTAACGGCACGGTAACCGCTAGTAAGATTGTGGCGAATGATGCCTTCTTATCTCAGATCGGTGTTAACGTTATCTATGATAGAAATGCAGCGTTATCAAACAATCCTGAAGCCTCTTACAGAATGAAGATAGACCTAGCTACTGGGTATATCCATATAAGGTAAAATAATGAGTACAGAAAATAGAGTAATTGATATTGTTATTGATGAGAAAGTACCGTATGGTCTTACCATGCAGTTTATGGATGTTGATGATAGTGTTTATCCTCCAACTGAGTCCCCCGTGAATTTAACAGGCTATTCACTCCGTGGAACTATCAAGGCAAATCTTGATGAGGATGCTGAGACTTTAGCAACCTTTAAAACTAGTGTAATCGACGCTACTCATGGGGCGGCTACTATCAGTCTTTCAATTTCCGATGTTACCAATATCGGTAATAAATCATCCAAAGAACGTGATAAATATAACCCAAGACAACGTTTTGCTGGTTACTATGACATTCTAATGACTCGTGAGGGTACTGGCTCAGAGGTCGGTTCCTTCCGTATCATGGAAGGTAAAGTCTATATCAGTGATGGAGTAACTCAATAATGGCAATCAAAACTAAAATTATTGTACAGCAGCTTCTAAACATAGATGATACCATAACTACTGCTAGTAAGTACCCTAAGTATACAGTAGTTCTGGCTAATTCTATCAGTTCTATTACAGCAGGAGAGTTAACTTCAGCAGTAGAAGCATCCGCAGCTTCTGCTGCCGCAGCTAAGCAGTCAGAGATTAATGCCAAAGCTTCTGAGAATGGGGCCGCTATCTCTGCGGCAGCTTCTCAACAATCTGCAACTCAAGCTGCCTCTTCTGCTACTGCTTCTGCTAATAGTGCTAAAGCTGCTAAAACTTCGGAGACTAATGCAAAAGCATCAGAAGTAGCTGCTAAGACTTCAGAGACTAATGCAAAAGCTAGTGAGACAGCTGCTAAGACTTCGGAGACTAATGCAAAAGCATCAGAAGTGGCTGCTAAGACTTCGGAGACTAATGCAAAAGCATCAGAAGTGGCTGCTAAGACTTCGGAGACTAAATCTAAGACTTCAGAGACTAATGCAAAAGCTAGTGAGACAGCCGCTAAGACTTCGGAGACTAATGCAAAAGCATCAGAAGTGGCTGCCAAGACTTCAGAGACAAACTCTAAGGCTTCAGAAGTAGCTGCTAAGACTTCGGAGACTAAATCTAATACTTCAGAGACTAATGCAAAAGCTAGTGAGACAGCTGCTAAGACTTCGGAGACTAATGCCGAAGTATCAGAAGTAGCTGCTAAGACTTCAGAGACAAACTCTAAGGCTTCAGAAGTAGCTGCTAAGACTTCGGAGACTAACGCAAAAGCTAGTGAGAATGCAGCAGCAGCAAGCAAAAACGCAGCAAAAACCAGTCAAGATGCAGCGAAAGCAAGCGAAACGGCAGCGCTAGCAAGTAAGAACGCGGCAGCGGCAAGTGAGACAGCAGCCAAGACGTCAGAAAACGAAGCAGCAGCCAGCAAGAACGCGGCGGCAACAAGTGCTACTAGCGCAGACAGTAGTAAGGTAGCGGCAGCAGCGAGTGCGGCGGCAGCAAAGACTAGCGAAACGAATGCAAAGACTAGCGAGACGAATGCAAAGACTAGCGAGACGAACGCTAATAACAGCAAAAACGCTGCTGCAACATCCGAAACGAATGCAAAGACTAGCGAAACGAATGCAAAGACTAGCGAGACGAATGCAAAGACTAGCGAGACGAATGCTAAGGAGTATGCCGATAAAGCCTCTCTTATTGCCAGTCCGCTGACCCAATATAACTGGCCCGTTGGTACAGCGGCAGGGGAAAAGTATATAAAAATCGCAAAACTGTCTGATCCGGGTTCGTCTGAGTCCCACGTTACACTAATGATCACAAACGGCGGAAACTATGGAGCGCGTCAAGGCTCAATAGACTTTCTTGATGCGTCAGCGCGTAGCCTTGGAACAACCGTTATTAACGCTTCAAACGTTCGCCAGTTTATGCAGATTCGCCGCCTTGGTGATCCGAGCCTTGCGGAAGATAACCAATTGCGGTACGGGATTGTTAAGGGTGATGGTTTCTTTGAGATTTGGGCCTTCCAGCGGGCTTTCATTAATAACGTGAAGGTGGCTATTCTGGCAAAAGCAGGTTGGGTTGACCTCTATATTCCTAGCGGATATGTTAGCCAAAACGACATGCCAGCCGACTGGGTGGAAAGCAAGGCTATCCGCGTGTATGATGAGCTTAACAAACCGTCAAAAGAGGCTTTGGGGCTAGGTTCGGCAGCTTATAAAGATGTTGGTACGTCAAATGATAACGTGATGCAGGTAGGTGTTTTTGGTCTTGGAGGTAGTGGTATTTCATATGATAACATTACCAGCGATGCAGACTTATTGCAACGCATGAGAGAGAAAGGTGGGCATTTTTGGCGAGCAAGCCAGAAGTCTGGAGCTAGCTCAAGCATTATGTCTCACGGCTCTGGTATGTCTTCCCGCTGTGGAGACACTATTTCAGCGATTAACATTGACTATAACAGCGGTAAGGTTGTGATACTCGCCGCCAATGACGCAAGCCTCAATGCCGGTAACGTAAAGGTAAATACCCTTTATGGCACAGTTAACAAGCCATCAAAATCGGATGTTGGCCTGGGTAACGTAACTAACGACGCGCAAGTTAAGAAGGTTGGCGATACCATGACGGGTGACCTTGATATCGCAAAAGCAACTCCAGCTATCCGGCTCAAGTCGGCAAGTGGTAATGCTCATGTATGGTTTCAAAATGGTGACGGCGGAGAACGCGGAGTGCTTTGGTCGCCGCCAAACAATGAATCGCTGGGTGAGGTACGCATTCGCGCAAAGACCACTGGCGGCACAACTGGTGGAGATTTTATTGTGCGCCATGATGGACGAATCGAAGCACGAGACGCAAAGATCAGTTACAAGATCTCTTCTCGTACCGCTGATTTCTCTAATGACGACACAGACACTGGGGCAACAAGTCTAAGAGTTAGTGGCAAGCAACACACGCCAATCATGTTAACACGCGACGCTGATTCTGATCTGTCAATTGGGTTTAAACTTAACAACATGAGCGCAAAGCTTTTGGGCATTGATGTTGATGGCGATCTCGCTTATGGAGAAAATTCAAACCAAGCGCAAAACAGCAAGGTTGTAACGCGTAAAATGATGGATGCTGGTTTCTCTGTTGCTGGACCAATGACGTTCGCTAATGGCTTTTTCGGGGCTTGGGAGGCTGAGAACATAGATGGGCAGACACTTGATCTTAACAGCCTAACGATTAACCTGAGTACTCCTGGGACGGTACGCATTTATCGGTGTCCAGGATACGGTGGTGGTGCAAATATTACTAACAAGCCAAGCGGTGTAGGCGGAAACTTCATTCTTTACGTCGAGTCACTTCGTAAAGTGAGCGACACTGATTTCACTAACCGTCAGCGCATTTTTAGCTCTGATTTAAATCGTGAATTCACACGTTATAGCAATGGTGGAACTTGGTCGGCATGGAGAGAGTCGGTTGTAAGTGGCACGAATCAAGACGTTAGTGTTAAGACGTTAAGTGCATCAGGTAGCCTTTCTGGTAGTGAGCTTGCTATTAGTGGTGCTAGCTCGTTAAATGGAAACCTTGGCGTTGGTGGTGGCGCAGCATCAAAAGTACCAGGAAGTGACAAAGGGATAGTAATGGGTCGCGGTGCAATGGTTCGCGAAGGTGGGGAGGGCCGCTTGATTCTGTCTGCCTCCGGCGGCACTGATAGACAGATTCAATTACGACCAGCTGGCGCAGCGGCATCAGATAATGGGATCGAGGTCTCTTGCACGGCTGCAAGTGGTGGAGATACCAAAATAGCATTTGGTCAAGGCGCGGCAATTCGTTGCAATAGCGGAGGGGAGCCAATCATTAGCGCAAAAGCTGGACAGCGAATTTATTTGCGTCCAAATGGCGATGGATCCGGAAGTGGTCAAGTGACGATTGACGGAAGTGGTAACATGGTTGTTAATGGTGGTGTCAATAGCAAAGGGATTGACGTTACCGCATCTCAGAGTTTGCCATTGAAGGAGACGACCGCAACAACCGGGGTTGGCGTTAACTTTATCGGCGACAACGCAACGGAATGCTCTTTCGGTATTGAGAATACTGCTGGCGGATCTGCTGTATTCCATAACTATGCACGAGGCGCGTCCAATAGCGTAACTAAGAACAATCAGCTTTTAGGTGGTTATGGTTCTCGCCCGTGGTTAGGATCTGACTACACGGAGCATAGTAACGCGGCGTTGCATTTCTTGGGCGCTGGCGATACATCTGGAACCAATCACGGAGGCTGGATTCGCTTACTTGTCACCCCTAAAGGTAAGACGATTAGCGATAGGGTTCCGGCGTTCAGGCTGTCGGATAATGGCGATCTTTGGCTGGTTCCAGACGGCGCTATGCACTCAGATCTTGGGCTGGTGCGTAGCTTTGAAACGTTAAACGCAGTAGTGCCGAAATTCAATGCTCCAACCAATCAGGATGGTAGAGGGTTGAAACTTGTATCATCGGATGGCGCGCCGGAAATTAACATGATTGCACCTCGCGGTTCTGCTACATCATCTCCTGCGGTTCGTGCAATGTGGTGCGATGGTAGCCTTGGTAACTCTGATAAATATATCGGTGCGACACAGTCATGGTCTAGTTTCTTCTTTGGGGCGTCTGGCCACGACGGGGAGAAATTCGATTCAATGCGTGGCGCGGTTACTATTCAGGCTGCTGGAGGGTGGGGTACAAGCAGTACGCCAACGCGAATCTTGTTCGAAACATGCACTGTAGGATCTACTGCACGAACCGCTCGCTGGAGCGTTGACCACAACGGGAACTTCGTCCCGATGGGTGATGGCAGTTATGATATTGGATGGGGTAGTGGTCGAGTCAAAAACATCTACGCTACAAATGGGTCAATCAACACCTCAGACGCTCGGCTGAAAAATGATGTTCGCATGATGAGCAACCCTGAAACCGAAGCGGCCAAAGCCATTGCGAAGGAGATCGGGTTCTGGACGTGGAAGGAGCAAGCTGATATGAACGACATTCGCGAGCATTGTGGTTTGACCGTACAGCGTGCGATGGAGATCATGGAAAGTTTTGGGCTTGAACCGTTTAAATATGGCTTCATCTGCCATGACGAATGGGATGAGCAAACGGTGGTTTCTGAATACGGTTCGCTTAATGAAGACGGAACAGAAAACCCAATCTACAAAACCATCCCGGCTGGCGATCGTTATTCGTTCCGACTCGATGAACTTAACATGTTTATCGCGAAGGGATTCGAAGCGCGTCTTTCGGAAATTGAAGAGAAGTTAGGTATGTAAAAGAGGGCCGTACGGCTCCTTTATTTTCATAACATTTTATATGAAAAACATACTCTAGCTAAGCACTCAATGGTAATATTATACGCAGAATACTCAGCTAATCGTCTAATAGAGGTTTTGAGAAGCAAATAGTATACCTAATCCAAGTAATTAAATTTTACTATCCAGTAAAGTTTGACAAAAAAGAAACCCCAGTGGACAAAATCCACTGGGGTTTTCTATTATATGCTTCTACAGCCTTCTATAATACCAAGATTATAGATAGTTAATAGTATTTTTAAATGCTCATTATCAGTATTAGTACAAAGTTCTACAAAACCTTCAGGATCCCAGAAAGTAACATTACCCTCTTTGTCTGTTTTTAGCACTAACATTTCTGGTTCATTAGTTATAACCTGATAAGTTGGCATAGTAATACCTACCATACTAGGATCAGTAAAATTATTTGCTTCCCGAACTTCCAAATCCACCCTCCCCACGATCAGTGTCTGTTAGGCTATCGACAATTTCAATGTCATTGGGGTTATAATGAGGTACGACCACCAACTGACACAGACGCTCGAAATTATCAATTGGCTGTGTCTCATTGCTCATATTCAACAGATTCATCTTGATAGTTCCTCGATAATCCGAGTCAATCACCCCCGCTGTATTAGCAATCATTAGACGACGTTTTCCTAGAGAGCTTCTCGGAACCACGATTCCTACCCAGCCTTCGGGAATCTCAACCGCAACTCCGGTATCAATCATCAATGACTCCCCAGGAGGTATGGCACGCAATAGGTCGGAAGCACGATCTCCGAAGTAGGCCCGTAGATCCATACCGGCTGCTTCCGAGCTTCCAACGTGAGGTTTACAATCGGGGTGAGATAATTTAATACGCATTATACTTCTCCTGTGGCAATAGCCATAATGTCTTTAACAAATTGATCGTAGATATCTTGTCCTGCTGCAGCAACTGCTTCTCCACAGAAACTTGGGAGATCTACTAGAGTTAGATTACGCTCCATGAGTTCGCCTGATTTATTCAGTGCCTGAACGAATTTTTGAGTTCCTGGAAGAGGTAGTGCATCGATAATGTCTAGCACGCTACCGTGTTCCCGGATTAGATTGTAGCCCCGTTTTTCACCGATACCTTCAACACCACGAATGTTATCCCCCATATCGCCCATAATAGCCTTCAAAGAGATAAACTGATCAACCGTATCTACGTTATGGTTATCGAACATATCTTTCTCGTGGTACTCTTTACGAGTAGTGAACGAGAAGCGTGAAATATTAGGAGCCAGCAGGGTATCCCAGTCGCCATCTGTGGAGATGAGCCAGATATGATCATAGTGATGACCTATCAGCTGAATAATGAAAGCCGCCATATCATCTGCCTCTACTCCACGAATTCGGAAAGTAGGGAATTGGCTTGCGATAAGCTCAAATGCATCGTCCAAGTACTCGAAGAACTGACGATCTGCTTCTACTTCTGCTTCGGAGCGATCTGCGTACTTTGCATCTCGGTTGCCTTTATACTCCGGGAAAATATTGGTACGGAAGATACTCTTCCCTTTATCTCCTAGAACGATAGTGTGCTTCGCGTCATAGGAGTTTGCCAGAGAGTTGATGGTGTTTGCAAAGGATGCTGCAATAGGCTTACCACTATCTTTCTTGAAGCGGAAGCCCAAGTTCGTACCGTCAACAATCATAAGATTACGGCGTGAGGCGAGGCGTTGTTCTGCCTCTCGTTTCATTGTTCCCCAGGATTTACTCATTTAACTAAATCTCCAATATCACATGCGTTTAACCACGGCTCAAAAAGACCGATAACAATTTCCATTCCACGTTTATTCACTATGAAATGTGCTCTACTCATGAGGTTATCAATCATAGGGTCGCTACTATCCAGAGCGATAAGCCATTGACCACGATCTTTCTTAAAGATCAGGGCGGGTTTCATGTTCATTTGCTCACCTTCACGTGCGGCTTGGGCCCACCATTTTTCTAGCTGGGATTCTCCAACGTTTAGGATATTGCTATTAAATTTTTCGTCTGCGTAATGTTTGATCTCAAAGCAGTATTGGCTCATTTTACCTACGCTAGGTGGCAGATACACATCCCCCTTTAGGGAGTGGGATTGGCCAAAAGCTCCTGAACCAGGAACACGTTCCCAGTCCAAGGAGGTATATTTACGCAGCATATCACGGATTTGGTATTCCGCGCGTTTTCCTTTCTCGCGACTATCTACGGCCATTAGGCCTCCAAAATTGATAAGCCAGCTTCGTCTTGTTTAACCTCAATCTTATGTGCATACGGATGTGTGTGCCCGTGAGATACGATGATTGAGTTCAGCTGATCTTCTTCCTGTAGAAGTTCTACGAGGGTATTAATTCCATCCGGGTCAATATAACTTACAACTTCATCAAGGAAGAGCAGGTTGATATTAACTTTACTAATCGTTGAAAGCAACATTCGAATTGCTAATAGCGTGGAAATATTGATACGGCTCTGCTGACCAGTGGAGCAGTTGACCATAGAAGTCCTGTTACCATCATTGTAGATGACAACCTGTAACTTCGTCTCGTCTAACTCGAACCCTAGAGCAAATTTACCACTGGTCATGATAGAGAGATAATGATTGATCATCTCTTCAAATACCTTGACGCTGTGCTCTAGCTTATACCCTACCAGATCTTTCAGTCCGGTGATTAAGATATCCAGATCCGCTACTTCTTCTGCAACTAAGGACAGTTCAGCCTGGATCTTATCAAACTCCTGCTCGGCCTTTTGAATCTGTTCACGCTTAGCTTCATATTTCGCATTTTCACGTACAACTGATTCGTTATGGGTTCTTGCAAGTTCTACCGAGGATCTGCCTTGACGAATGCTAGACTCAATAGCTTTGATACGCTCAGCTAACCCGCTAGCGTCTACGATTTCATCCTGCGTTCCATTGACCTCATCAAATTCCTTGAGGTTTTTGCGAGCCTGTTCCAGAGCGTTAAACTTAGAGATATAATCCTTAAACGCCCTATCTTCCTTCCTAAGTTCTTCAACTTCTGCTTCCAGCTTTTGACGTTCTTTATAGAGCGGATCATACTCCTCCTTAGTTCGTCTCATAGCTTCTTGAGCGGCGGAGGTATCTAAGTGAGTTCCGCACGCAGAACACTGAGTTTTACCTGCTGCATTTTTGAAATCGTAGTAACGTTTCTTCAGATCATCCGCTCTAGTTGCCACGACCGTTAGGTTACGCGTAACACTCAGGAGTTCCTCAGATTTCGAGGTGGGCGCAGGTAAATTTTCGAATGGTGCAAAAGTTTTTTCGGCAGCTTGTACGGCCATGTCCAAAGAGCTACGTTTTGCAATACTGGCTTTTTGCTTCTGAGCCAGTGCTACCTTGACTTTTGCTTCGGTTAATTCTTCGACTAGTGGCTCTTCATCGAAAACAGGGATTGGGATCTCTGATTGAGGTGTGCCAAGCGAGGCTTTTGAGGAAAGTATAGATTGGGCAGTTCGCAGGCTACCTTCCAATCCGGACAGTTTTGCCGAGACGGCTTTACGTCCCGCTTTAACACGTTCAGAAACTTCCTTATATTGTTCCTGGTCGAACAGGTTAACGAGGAAAGCCTTGCGCTGAGCATCCGTAGTCTTGAGGAAGTCGAGACTGGATCCAACTGACTGATATACGAGCTTAGTAAATGTCGTAAAATCACAGGCGAGTACCTCTTCTATCAGCTTATACGTTTGGGTTGCAGTATGACCACTGATATCTTCACCATTTTTAGTGAGAGTTACTTTGGCGGTTGACTTCACAACTTTCTTGACGTTGTACACGTCACCATCTTTTGTGAACTGACCTTCTAGCATATAGGACTTGGAGCCAGTATGCCAGTTAAACAGGTCGTCCTTCTTGATACCTCGTGAGTTCTTATTATAAAGAAGCTCCTCTAGAGCTGTACCAATTGTTGATTTACCCAGCCCGTTACGCCCGATTAACTGAGTTACGCGGTGATTATCAAACTCGATCACCACGTTCTCAGCATACGACATAAAATGGCTGATTGTCAATTTATTAATTACTATCGACATACTCAGCGGCTCTCTTTAATATGCGAGTTCTAGACGCTTCGTCTAGTTTCTGCACGTTTGTGAAATAAGTATCCAGCTCCTGTAGCAGTGACATATCGTCTAGATCTAACTTAGCATCTTTGGTGACACGGTTATTGATCTTCTTATCTAACAGTTCGCTGTTCTTTAACGTTTTGAGTTGGGATACGTCGCCGGTGACTTCGTATATAACTCTGTCATACGCATCGGCTTCCATTGGCTCGCCGACTTCAATAGTTTTTCGTATGAGCTGTGGAAGATCTCCCAGTTCAACCCACGAAAGGTAGTGCTCATGGTCTCTTGGCAAGACCGTATCGATGATAAAAGCTCCGTTAGTTCCTTTCGTCCTTTCTCTGTGAAACGAAGTTGTAAGCGGAGATCCGGGATAGAGCAGGTCAACGTCTCCGATCTTTTGGCTGTTCTTGTAGCTGTGGAGATCGCCTGCAAATACTTTGGAGTACCCATGTTCGACGAATCTTTCAAGGTCGATTTCTGGTACGACATGAGGCGGGATTGCACCTCTGACATGCGTGAAGCAAATGTCTGAAACTCTGGGCTTCCAACTAGCTTTGTGAAGGCTGCTGTAAGGGATGATATCGAACTCTGGAGATCGGTAGTCTTTGACGACTTTCCAAAGCCCGTCTGTTGCGTCGCTAATTGCTGCTGCATAGTGATCCAGGCAAGAAATCGTTTTAGATTTCATTTCGTGGTTCCCGGTGTAAATAATACCAGGATGGTGGAGGGTAGCTAGGAATGCAAACAGTAGTTCAACTTCTTCTGAAGACGGGTCTGAAACATCCATGATGTCACCACCAATAATATGGAGGTCGCACCCGGTAGCTCCAAACACTTCGTCCAGCTTTTCACCGAGAAGGATAAACCGATTTTTCTGCCATTCCTGAGGAACGTTCTTCGCCCCTAGCTTGATGTGATGATCTGCTGAGAAAAGTATTTTCATAGTCAAAATAAAAGGGAGCCGAAGCTCCCCTTGTTTGGATTAATCGAGGTCAGAAGCTGCTTCGTGATCGATGTTACCGGAGTTCGCGGAACCTTCATTACCTTTAGATTCATCGCCCTCCTCATCTTTCTTACCTTCCAGCCATGCCTGGATTGCTTTCTTCTGCTCGTCATAGGACGGAACCGGGTAGGTAACATCCAGTTTAGGCACTTTTTCGAAGCCTTCGAATTCGTCTGCTTCGTTGTACAGAGCCTCACCAATCAGAGCAACGTCGGCTTCATGCAGAGCGGCCTCTTTAGAACCCGGCTGATTTTTAGCCATCTGGAACTGCATTGCAGCGATCTGCTGTACATCGTACTTAGTATCGAAGCCAGTACCGGATTTGGAGATAGTGATATCGATTTCACCCGGATCTTCCAGATTCAGCTGGGCCATGATGGAGTGGATACCAGTCAGGATGGTTGCCTTAACTTCCATCAGCTTCAGTTTGTTATCAGTACGGTCGATAACAACGGCCAGGTAGTTTTTCTTAGGACGCAGCGGCTGAGCCTTACCATCTTTCTTCTCCGGATCTTTGAAGCCCATGTCGTGAACCGGATCGGATGCTCCACGGATGAAACGCTCTTTTTCACGGTCGAAACGCAGGCACTCAAACGGGGCCGGTTTACCTTCTTTGTTCTGAATCCAGTACACATAACGCGGGAGAACGCCGGAAACGATACGCACAACGTTCTTACCGTTGTTGAACTTCATGTAGTCCAGTTTGTCGCCGTTAGAACCGCCAGTAGTAGAACCCCAAGATTTAGTAGCCATATTTATTTTTCCTCGATAAATGTCAATTTTGACTTGTTGATTGCGATTAGTGGGTGGTGCTCGATAACTACTCTAGGAACCCACGGCGGGATATATTGCATATCCAGTGAAGAATCCTTCGAGAAGCTATATTCGGCATAGTTTCTAAAACTCAAAAGTCCTAGATACTCAGCCAACTGTCGGTCTGACAGCTTTCGTTTGTTATAAACGATTGTATCTTCGTTCAAGATAAATGATCTACCCGTTAACATCACATGAGCTTCGGGATCTTCAACCATTCGTCTGATAATCTGTACAATCAGCGATGAGTTACCTCGCGCTAATATGTAAATTTTTTCGTAATCATAAAACAACATGATTATTATACACCATTTTGAGAGAATTTAGCAACTAAGTTTTTTATTTTTCTGCTTCGGACTTTCCGAAGATTCAGTTGCTGTTCCCATTAATTTATACAGATATTATATCGTATTTTTGAGGACTCAGCAACTGAAATTTTTAACTATTTGCTTAACTCTTCTTTGTAAATCTGTCTCTCAATTCAATATAAATATTATATCAAACTTTGGGGTTCTTAGCAAACAGAATTTTATCTAAGTTTACCATATTCTTCTCGTTAAAGTCAAGAACTTCCCACCCATTGAGACGATATACCGCTTCTCTACCTGCCGCCTGCTTGAATCCTACACCTCCTAGCTTCAGATCCACGAGAATTGGATCTAACTTATCATCTGCCATACGTTGGACACGACCTGCCAACTGTTCGATTAGAGATTCGTTATTTATTAAAGAGCCTAACACTAAACACGATAAAGCATTTAATGATACACCCTCAGAGAAGATGCTTTGGGAGGCCGCTAATACACATGGACCATCATTGGTCACGTCAATCTGTACCTGCTCCCTATCATCGAGCGAAGTTACACCGGTAATCGTGTAGGTCTTCACACCCCTGAGTTCCAAAGCATTCGTAACTCTCTCAATCAGATCTATACGATCGGACACAAATAGGACTTTATGACCTGCCATCGAATATAATTCGCACAAATCAACAACCTGTTGAAAGTACTCTGGCTGCGAATACACATCGTTAGCTCTTATCGCCCACGGCACATTCATATTTCCAGAAACCTGCGTTTTTAGCGCAAACCTATGGATAGTAGGTGGCAGAGTGTTATTTACCGGAGGACTATACACTTTCGTTCCAAAATAGTCCTTAAACATAACCTGTAGCCCATCCTTACGTTTTAATGTACCGGATAGCCCGATTTTATATCGTGCCGAAGACTGTTCTAGAAACTTGGTGAACGTGGTGGCAACGCAGTGATGCACTTCGTCAACAATAACGGTGCCGAATTCTTTTGCCAAGGCGGCTCCGTGTTTGTTAACTGTCTGTATATTACTAATAACGATAGGCGAATCGATATTAAATTTGCCCGACCCAATGACTCCTGGCTCAATCCCGAAGAACTTGCGTACCTCCTTTTCCCACATAGCTCGAATGGTAGTGTTGGTACATATAACTAACGTTTTTTGCCCAAGTTTATGGGCGATAGCGAGAGCGAGGATTGTTTTACCGAACCCGGGCTTACCATTAATAATGCACGTATCGTTACAGTCTTCATATATAGGGAGCTGATCTCCGGATCTCAGGGTAAACGATGGCTTTGGCATATCGACAGGAACCAAGGTACGTTTATCCACGACCTCTGTCACTTTTTGCCCGAAAGATTCTAGCAGATCTAATCTGGTTACTGGGAACCACTTGATTTCCTTACCTACCGATCCAGAGTTCTGGAACATTAGAGGATACTTCGCCCCAGGTTTAAAGATCTGGTATGAAGTGTGTTTTAATAAGTATTCCCACAGTTCGTCGCTGGGTTTACAATAGATTTTATTAGATATAACTATCTTCATATCTTAACTCTAAGTCTAGGAGTTTCTGGCTCCTCTTCGTGCGTATCAAAAATAACTGGTGAACCGCGAACCAACGCGTACGAGATATAGTTGGCAGGTTCACTAAGTAAGAAAGGATATGGAACGTTCTTGACATAACACTGGTACTTTCCGTTGAAGATTCTAGTTGATCCTCTAACGCGTTCCGTGATAATGTTATAGTAAGTTGTAGGCTTCCATGTTACTATCTTACCTGTGGAGTCGATGAAATGCTTTAGTCCAGAATTTATTATTTGAGATAAGTACTTGAACTGTTTCTTTAATGGATAGAGCTTGTAAGGTAAATTTTCCCGCTCACCATAAAGAAAAAGCCTTCGCTGAGAGAATGTCCCAGGAAGGCTTGGGTTGTCCAGCACATACCTTGTAAATCTCGTCTGGATAACAATGTACTCCCCCTCTTGGAAGAGTACATCATAAGCCCTTAAAGCATATACTGGTAAGCTAAAGTTAAGCACCAAGAACCCTGCGAACGTTGACAATATCTTTGCTGATTTCCGGCAAGAACTTAATATTGGCGTACTTATCGTGATCAGGGTGGTTTTCATCGTTAGCCGCAATAGCAGCGTAATCGAAGTCCTCCATACCGATAATACTACGTACTTTCTCCTCAAACTCCTTGTCCTCAATGCAAGCAACAGAAGGACGCTGTTTCTTGATTTTACCACAGGAGTAATCACGAGAACCACCAGCCTCTGAGTCAGAGTCGATACCAATAGGACAGCCCGGAATACTAATGCCACGGTCTACCTGAATGTTACGGATTAGCATCTCGTTGTACTGATCAACCAAATCCTCACGAACAATGGCAACCACGGAGTCGTGAACCAGCATGATAATTTTCATTTCGTCCTGCAGACCAAGAGAGCGAATCTCATTATCGGTATCGATAGCACCTAGCAGGAGACTATCAGAAGATGCAGACTGAATGATGGCGTTGAAACCAGAACGCAGTTCTTCACCCTGTACACCACGGTCTTCGGAGTTAATGTTGTGCAGACGACGCTTACGGCCAAAGTGGCTGTAAATGAAGCCGTTAGTCTGGATTTGAGAGTGAGATTTATCGATCCATTTCTTAAGCTGAGGGAATCGGCCAAAGTAGGTTTCGATGTACTCTTTCGCATCACCAGTGGTACATTCAGTGTACGGTTTACCAGTCTTCATGTGCTCTTCTAGGAGAGCTTCGTTTACTGACGCTGCTACTTTAGCTGGGCCAGAGCCATAAAGAATACCGAACGAAATCGCTTTTGCAGCCTGACGCAGTGCAGGATACAGCTTTTTAACCTCAGTCGGTTTACACGGCAGAGCAAATACCATGTGTGCGATTGAACCGTGGAAGTCCGAGTAGTTTTCCGGGTCGTTCTGCATGTTAATAAACACTTGCTGCATGTTAATGTCACCAGACAGTACAGCGGCATAGTAAATCTCAGCAGTTGTTAAGTCCCATGCGATAATGCGATAACCTACAGGGGCAACAATACAACCTTTAATAACAGACTCATCACGGGGTAACTGCTGGAGGTTCAGCTTACCGGACGAACTCAGACGACCGGAGGTAGTCATATGGATATGGAATCCGGTACGAATGCAACCGTCAGCATCAATACTGATCAGCATCTTCTCGATATACGTCGAGAGCAGCTTGGAGATCTTACGAATCTCTAACAGAGTCTTAGCTATCGGATGCTGGTCTGAAAGTTCTTTCAGGGCATCTGCGCCAGTGGAATCTGCACCGGTATCTGTCATGATACCAGTTGGGGTTAAGCCAACATAATCGAACAGGAGCTTACGAAGCTGCACAACAGAGGCTGCGTTAAACACCGAGCCTTGATCTTCCTCTAGCTTACGAACCTCGGGATACTCGTACAGCTTAGCTTTTGCGAGCTGTAGCGCAGTCATTAACTGAACCTGAGCCTCTTTCAGACGATCTTTGGAGATCGGTACACCACGGTCTTCCATGCGCTGTAAGAATACACATCCTGGCATCAGTACATCGTAATACAGAGACTTCAGTCGAGGGTTAGCTTCGACTTTTGGCAGGAAGAAATTGGATAGACGCAGTGTTGCATCGGTATCCTTCGCTGCGTAAGGCCACATGATATCAAACGGAATGAGATCATACGAGAAATCCTCTTTCTTGATCTTATGCGTCTTGCAATACGTCTCCTTGAACTGGTCGAGTTCAAAATCGTAATCCCCCATATCGGTATACTTCATCGCCAAAGATTTCAAACCGTGTGTACCACGTCGTTCATCTAGGGCGTAGTGCATCAGCATGGTATCGTGGAGGCGTTTCTCTTCTGCTGCCTTATCAAAGGATAGACCTAAATGATAACAGTAGAAGTGCATATCAAACTTCAAGTTATGGAACACAACGCCATGTTCCGGACTATCGAACAGCTTCTGTAAGTAATAGACGGTATTTTCTGTGATGACGTCTGCATCAATATACACGCCCTGGTACTCTTGGTGGGAGATTGAGATCCCCAACATGTAACCATCTCGGCAATACAGCGCACTGGTTTCGGAGTCGTATGCGATCATACCGGGACACATGGTATACACCATCTTCACGTATGCTTCGGCTTCATCCGGGCACTGAATCGGGCGGTAATCACCTGCTTTGGAGCGTTTTTCACGACCATTGAGAATGGCATGAATGCTCTCTACTGTGGCTTCAAATACAGGCTTCATTTCCGGTTTAAAGTGGAGCTGGGCCGGACTGATACTTGCAATCCAGTTAGCATACCCATCGTGCTCAACACGTTTACCTGAGTAATCGGAAATGCCTTTCTTAGCTGCAAACTTCAAGAACGGGTCTGCACCTACCAGAATAACGTAATCAAAATCTTCCGGATTGAACGGGTTCTCCGGTGTTCCGATAGTGATATGTTTCTTGAGCAGTCGCCCGGTTACTTTCTCACTAGCCATGAAGAAGGTCTCAACCTCATGGTCGAAGAGTTCGAAGTGTTTCTGATAGCGGACGTTATTCGGTGATTTGTCTACAACTGCAATTTTCATTGATTTCTCCTATTAGGTAAGCAAGTAAAACGTCAGTGTTTCTTCTCAAACTTACCCAATTATTATATCAAATCTTGACATGTTCGGCAATCAAGATTTCTACGTTTCTGATGAGCTGGTCGACTTCTTCAGCATCTAGGTCTCCAGGGTCTTTGCCCTCTGGAAGCAAGAAGTTACCTATAATTGGTATAATTCTAGTCTTATCACGGATTAATTTGGCCAACTTCTTAGCCGCCTCATTACCGGACTTATCATTATCCAATATGATGACTACGTGAGTCGTACCGGCGATTTGGAACGGCATGAATTTATCTGCAATGTTATCTAGTGAGAACTGGTGAGTACCAAAACAACATGAAACGTTATGGCAACCTTTATCTTCTAGATTCAACATGTCGAATATACCTTCGACTAGGATTAGGGCTGGGGTGTTATATCGAACAGGGAAGATTGGTGGGGAGACCTTCTTTGGTCTAATCATATATTTCGGAGGGGCAGAGCTATCCATATTACGGCCTAAGAAGAATAAGTTTCTCCCTACGGCATCCGTAATAGGAAACACTACACGACCTTCCCAGTCCTCTGTTTGTTGGAATGCAAAGTACTTTTTGAAAGTCTCTGCTTTGATACCACGAAAGTCTTGGTCGAATATCATGGCTGATTCAGGAATTTCTAGACTGCGACCCTCAGTTCGGAGGTCACTAATCATTCTACGAACTTTCAGGAGTCTAGGGGACGTCCTGTACTGTTCTTCATTGAAGTAATGAAAGATGCTTGGTATACCACGACCAAATCCGCAGCTTAGGCAGTGAAAAACCCCGGAGTCGGGGTCAACACGCAAACTCGGATGAGCATCCTCATGATCAGGATTGAGACAGCGGATGAGGATGTCCCCACCCGTATCTCTGTATTCAATCCCTTTGAGATCTAAAAGCTCGGTTATTCTACTCATAAGTCTCTTGAGGATTCTCCGGTGGGATTAGTATCCTCATCCGAAGCCTTTTTCCTTTTTGGTTTGTCTTTCGGTTTGTCGCTTTCAAGTGGGATAACAAACTCTGCTTCCATCTGACGAATGTCCTCTAGTTTAAGATCAGAAGTCTGATCCATACGTAATGAGTTCCAGTTGATCTTCGGCATGAATGTCATACCCTCGGAGTTACGAGTTTTTACGAAGTCAAACTTGATTGCACCGTCATGCCCCTCGTTCTGTTTAGCAGCATTTAGATTTGCAGCCATATCACAGGAATCGAGAATACCTCTTGCCATACGGGCGTTACCCTGTTGGTCAATCTGGTAAGGAGCTACACCAGCAACGTTATGCTTTTGGCACGTAGACTTGAACGTAGAGGAGACAACCATCTGCTGCTTCCAATCATACATATCTAATGTCTTTGTATCCGGCAAACGTACCTGGTTGATATAGTCTAGCAGGGCGATTGTTACCTTATCCCCATACTTGGAGGTTAACTTAGTCAGTTCAACATCAATAGTTGCTGTACTAAGCTCCGGATCATATACGATGATCATCGGAGTGTGCAGGGGTCTTTCCTGCATTAGCATAGTCTCCATATCATGGAAGTCACTCATCTCGTTGAGCGTATAACGTGATACAAAATCGTTATATACTTCCAGACCGCCTTCGAACATTTTTGCACGAGTCTTCGCAAGTTTGTTGAGTTCAATACCTTGTAAGGAGTCATTGCGCATAGCCTTAGCTGAAACACCGGCCATAATGGCTAGGTTACGTCTAAAGACCTCATTCTCTGGCATTTCGATGGAGAAATATGGGGCGATATCCCCGTTGTAATACTGGGCTACTTGAATGTTAGAACAGATGATTGATTTACCTGTACCACGCCATCCACCGAGTAGCAGTGTTTCTTTTCTGGCAATTCCGCCAAGTTGAGCATCAAATTCGTTTGAGATGCCGAGAGAGATAAGATTTAACATGGAGTCTTCTTTTCTCTTGAAAACACGCATAGTATCGGCGTTGAAGACCTTACCAGTCGTTGTTACTCGTTCCTCTAGCTTCATGTGCAGAGCCGCTACTCGATCAAGTAATTCTCCCTGATCCAGTATGGTAATATCCTGCAACACATCAGTTTCTAGCAGATTCAGGAATAGATCCTGTGTGTATTCCGACTCTAGGACATGAATCGCATGCGATATGTCAACGTCTGGAATCTGAGTGTTTGCTAAAACAGTTAGTGCTTGAGACAACCTTGCGTTTCTGTTAGACTCTAGCATCAGAGCATCTAACGAAGGCATTCCGTTATGCTTTTTGTAATAATTCTGGACAGCTTGGTAGATCGCGGTAAATGCGTCATTGAAGTGATCTTTGCGCAGTCTAGAGAATGTCTCTAGGGCCACCTGCTTTTGATCGGAGGCTAGGAGCATTTTCAAAACTACTGCTTGGACGTTATACATAAGATACTCTCTACGCCGCGTTAGCGTCTACTTAAACGAAAAAGGGGAGAGGAACAAAATTCCTCTCCCCTCAGGTCAAATCAATTACTTGGCGGATTTAGCGTCAAGTTTAGCGCGCTTAGCAACACCATCGTGATCCTTAGCAGAGATACCACGGCGGCTCAGCATAGACTTAACACCACGCTCGGATTTACCAGTTGCTTCTGCGATCTCAGCAACGGTCATATCAGCGATATTCAGACCTTCCAGAACGTCTTCACGTGCCTTAGCATTAGAGACTTCCTGAACCGGCATAGCTTCGATACGGCCTTCACGCAGCAGGCTCAGAGCTTTACCACGGATCTGCTTAACGGTACGTTCAAACTGAGCAGCGATTGCTTCAACGGACGCGCCACTGGCAACGGCGTTAATGAAAGCAGCTTCCTGATCCGGGCTAAAGCTACGTACAGCGGCGGCCTTTTCAGTAGGCTTAACAGCGGCAGTCAGTTCCAGGCTCAGGATTTTACCCTGTACTTGTTTAGCGGTATAAGCACCACCAACTACAGCAGCAGCGATTTCAGCGTAGGTATACTGACCTGGATGATCGTTCAGGAATGCAACCAGCTCATCTTCCTGACCCGGAGTCCATGGAGATTTGGTTACGTCGGATGCTTTCTGCACTTCGAAGCCTTCTTTACGCAGTTTAGAACCAACCGAACGAGCGGTAACTTCTTTACCAGTTTCAGCAGCCAGTTCAGCAGCGATGTTAGCAACAGCTTCCTGAGAGATAACGGTCGCGTTCAGGGCGTTAGCTTTAGCGGTCAGGGATGCAGTGATTTCTTCGTTCCAGGTTAATTTAGCCATTTTTATTTATTCTCCAGTAGAATTTTAATCGTCAAGACTTCGATGCCCAGCGATTGTGCTTTTTTGTATGAAGAAGAACCGATCTTGGTTTCATCTTCGCAGATTAAGTAGTTTACAGCCTTAGTAACGGAGGTTTTCACCGTGTATCCAAGACTTTCCAGATATTTGGTAGCATCAGCACGATTTTTGAAGTCGTTGAGCTTACCAGTAATGCAAAGAACAACTCCGTTGGATTCAGTCGCCGGGGTAACTTGAGTTTCCCGCGCCCCACTGAATTTCCATGGTAGATTAATTACGTCCTGTCCTGCCGGTGTATTCTTCCACGAAGCTAAGTGTTCTCCAGCTTTACCTTCCGCTTTCACAGATTGGAAATCGTTGTAAAGCTGGGATAATTTCTTAGCAGCAACTTCACCGATAAGAGGGATACTAAGAGATCCAAGAACCGAACCAAAGTCAACATCTTGTCTCAGCTTAGTTTCCAACTCTAGCTCAAGTTTCGTGGCGACTTTATCACCTACAGCTCTGACTAAATCTTCTTTAGTCAGGAAAAAGAGTTCTGAAACTTTCGTGATTTCCAGTTTAGCAATCGTCTGTGGGCCAAAGCCCTTTAACTTCATCTTTGAGCAGAAGTTCTCGATTAATTTACTGCTTTGAGCTGGACACATAGACTTGTTACGGCAGAACAACTGATCGTTAACTAAGTCCAGTTTCGAACCACAAGAGGGGCAATTCAGTGGAATTTCAATTTTCATTGATTTTCTTCCTCATCAATTTATATAAATATTATAGCAAGAAAATCAGGACTAAGCAATCGAAATTTTTCAGAATTTAGCTCAGTCTCTCACCAAATATTTCTTTCCCTCAACTGAATGATAATAGTATACACCCTGGCGATGAAAATGTCAATAACTACTTTAAAAAATCATCACGGTGTATCTATTGAATCAAGTGTTACTCGTAAACACGTTCTACGATGCGAGGGATGACCCCACCACTACGAATTACGCGGATCTGGCAACCGATTTCTAGGTCAAGGGCAGTGATATAGCCAACGTTATTCAGGGTAGCTTTTGAGATGACAGCGTCGTCGATGACTACCGGGGTGAAGTATCCAACAGGAGTAACCTTACCAGAAGCCCCAACTTGCCATTCTACCCGCTCTAGCGTAGTAACCTCGCCTTCATCATCTTCTTTGATGGCGTACGCACCACGCGGGAACTTGTTAGTCCAACCTGCTGCGTTAAATTGGTTGTTGCCGTCCATACGAACCACCACGCCGTCCGTTGGGAACCAATCTACCCGGCTGGAGATATCCAGACAGGTAACAAAACCATCACCCTGAAGGATATGCATATCTCCACAGAAAGTAGCGGTCAGGCCAACTTTGCCGGTTTCACACTGAATACTATATGCCGTAAACATCAGGCCACCTTCCGCAATACGGGAGAGAAACTCTCCAGAATCTTTCAGGTTAATAGCACCAGAGGCGAAGTTACGCATATTTTCAACTTCTTTGGTGATGTGTACTTCACCAGTAATCTGCACCGGAGTCTTTTGGGAGATCCGTTTAGGGATGTTCAGTAACTTCACATTATGAGTTACATCATTACCTAAGACGCCGTTACCGCGGGTTAACGCAGAAACGAACTTTCCGTCAATATACAGAAGTGAAATAGCACAGCCATCGAGCTTCGGCGTTTCAATGCCCTGGAAGGGTACTTCTTCGCCGCGGCCTGGGTACACTTTCTGCAAGGAAAACATACGGAACAGATGAGGTACATCACCTTTGGGGCCAATTTCTTCCTCTAGCGGAAAGCGACGAATTAAGGCATCATACTCTTCATCAGAGATGATTGACATACCTTTGTAGTACGCGTCTTGGCACAGTTTGATAAATTCTTTAACGTGTTGCATTATTTAACCTCGTAGTGTTCGCACAGCTTCTTGGTCTTTCCTTCCCAATTAAAATGTTCGCATAGTGCTTGGAAAGTTGTTACCGTTCTGCCTAGCGATTTAGGGCTAAGCATTTCGCATAGTGTCACGTTGTTTTCAATCCATGCCCCGATAAATACATAACCGGGTAGGGTTTTCTTTTGCTTATCCTCTACCCACTCAAGCGTCATGGCCTGGAATTTCAGGGGAGGAGCACTGTAGGCATCGATAATTATTCTTTTCATGGCGTAAAGCCTCGTTGACAATTCTAGACATGTGTGCTCTTAATTGCTGCGTATGAGCATACGTCTTAGCAGCTTCGGTCAGCTTATTGACTAACTGAGCAATTTCATGATCTTTCATAAAGATCTCCTTCAAACTATGAGAATATTATATCAAGGTTTAAAACACTAAGCAATTACTTTTTTCTCGCAAACTCCCCATGATGTTCTTTTCTGAACAAATCAAGTGCCTCTTCTGCTGAGGATATGGAGTCAAAGTACCCTACGTGTTTTCGTGTGCCATTTACAGAGCATCGAGCCATCCATTTATTTTTGGAGGAGTTCCACGTTACGCCCTTTACCCCGCTAGTGTTATTGCTAGCCAGTTTTGCATTCTGGCCATTTTGGGAGTACGTGGCTTTCCTCAGATTCTCATGAAAGTTGTTCCACGTCACTCCGTCTTTATGGTCTACTATTTCTGGCCACTCGTTATTATGGAGGAAAAAGATAATTCTGTGCACTTGGTACGCTACGCCCTTTACATGTGCTCGAATGTATCCCTTGCTGTCCATAGACGCACACTCCTTACCAGACATTCTAGCATCGTATGCAGGGTCTTCTCCCAATGCATTGTAGTACAGTTTACCTTCTGCCTCTACGTATGTGAAATGACGAAGGATTTCATCCCTCGTCAGAGTTTTGGGAGTGTTTGTACACTTCATGTAATACCTCAGACTTGCTTAAAATCTTCGTAAAGGCTTGAAACATAGATGAGGTGGTTTCTAGCGTATACGGAAAGGAAAAACCGGATTTTGTTGGAAACCAATTATCTAGGATATCCAATAGCCAGAGCCTAAATCCTAGATATAAATTACCTCGATACTCGGATACCGTCATACGGATTTGCCTACCTGGATCTTCAAATACTACAATGGATTGTTCCTCCGAATGTCCTTCGTAATCCTGACAAATGTTTTGATTCATTTTTATTGTTCTCAGATAAACAAAAAGCCCCCGAAGGGGCTGATTGCGTCTTAACGACCTACTGGAGTAGCTCGATCAAGTTCTTGGTTGAGGCTGGTGATGCGCTTAATATTCGCAATCGGAATATAGCGGAATTTATCGCTAGAGCGGCTAAAGACCAGGATATGATCTTTGTCAGCGGGTTCCAGGCCTTCACGGACGATTCGCTCGGCAAGGTATTTATCTTGCTTAGGATCGAACTCAGTCGTACCGTAGAGGTAAGTTACCCCCTTGGTACGCAGTTTGGTGTATTGCATGCAAAACTCACCGTGTTTCTCACAGATAGCTACGACTTGTGCTTTATTCATTGCAATACCCTCTTATTTAGTGATTTTACGGATAGCTTCAGCCAGGTGAGAGGCAGCTTTACCGGTCAGTTTGTCAACGATCGATTCGTCCAGGAAGCCATCTTCCAGTCCAGCGTCGTTAAATGCAGCGCGCAGTTCAGCCTGAGCATCAGACTTAGAAGTACGGCCACCAGCTTTAGGGGCATCACCACCAGTTTTAGCGGTAGACTTACCAGCTTCTTTCTTGACGTATACGCCAGCTTTGGACAGCTTCATACGAAGGCCGTTCGGGGAAACACCGTGTTCTTTAGCGATCTCAGCTACGATCTCCATAGAGACACCAGGACGCTCATCTTCCGGGAAGAGTTCGATTTTGGCGACGTAGGCAGAAGTCAGTTCAGCTTCGAGTTCAGGAGACCATTGAGTTGGAGTAGACATATTTATTACTTCCTTATTTATTGTTAAAAAGAGTTTTTAAGTTTTGTTTCAAACTATGAGAATATTATAACAAGTTACTGAGCTGCAAAGCAAACAGAATTTTCTAGGATTTGGTTAACAGCTACCAAACCATTGGGGGACAAACGATACATCTTCAGCAAACCACGATCGTATTTGGTAAGCCAGCCATTATCTTCCGCTTCGTCCATAGGAACTGCATAATGCAGATCCCGGATAGCTGTAGCGCCTTCGGAATAAATCTGGAATAGGTTCAAGAGTTGATATTTACTCACCTTTACCTCTCTTCTCTAATTTCAGGGCTGCTTTAACAGCGTTATTAACCAGTTCAGCTACGTCTTCTTTGCCCCACTTGAATCCCAGAGACTTGATATCAACACCAAGTGCTACCAGATGCTCAACAGACGCCAGATCCCAATACATGTAGTTAACATACTGCTGACGGGCTTCGGATAGCAGGTAAACACGATATGCGCCTACCGGATTGTCCAGAGCTTTTTTAACTTCGCCGATACACTGGTATCCTGGAACCCAAACGTGTTCGCCTACTTCAAATACCTCTTTCATTGATTCTTCTGGAATCGCAGGCGGAAAGAGTGGGTCAACCTCACCATTAACACGAAGCAGAGCACCGTGAGCAGACAGAACCATTCGGATCATATTTGCAGAACGGTAGAAACGCTCGGCGATTGCCTCAAAACTATCACCGGACAGATACGAATCGATAACGTTGGCCAGCTCAGCCCCTTCGATTTTAGTACCACGTTTCTTTTTACGCATTTCAGCAGAAACACGCTGGTTATCTTTCCATTCCTCAATCAAACGCTCCATCGTGGAGTTGGATGCTACTCCGAGGATTTCGCAAGCGCCTTTCTTGGTCTTGCCATCTTCTAGCCACTGAATCGCTTCCTTAAACTTTTCGTCCGGGATGCTATTCGCATGAAGTTTTTTGCGGATTGCCATGTTCTTTATCCTCTCTCGAATTTATGAAACTATTATAATACAGATTTAGCTTCTAAGCAATCGCGATTTTCATAGAACGTAGGGTCAAAAGTAACGTGCATGAATTCAGATAGACTCTTATACCCCATGTTTAGTTCCATGTTGATGCGTATAGAAAGGCGTGTCTTTCGCTGAGCCTCTAGCCAATCATAGATATTTGGCATCTGTGCTAAGCGAATAGGTATTACTCTACACAATTCTATCTCTTTAGCTTTCCGTGCTTTCGTATCGCGTTTGGGAAACTTCCTTGTTTCCCAGCGGGCATCACGCTTGCTCATTACGTACTCCAAGTTCGTTTTGCGCTTCATCAGCCAGCGCCTTCTCCTCATCCGTCATAAACTCATACGGTACAGAGATACCCTCGATAGAGCAGTAGGTTCGATACCAGTCTACGATCTGCTCCGTTTCCATTTCCTTATTAATACCCATTTGGGTTAGGTACATACGGGCATATTTAGGGTTGGCAGACTGTCCTGTCCTAATAAAGAAGTCCTTCTTGTGTTTCTTCAGGGCTTCGATAAATGGACTAATCGTCACGTTAGAACACTTCTTAATATCCTTCCAGAATATATCTTGGAGTTTATGGAAGAACTCCGCCCGCTTGTGTGGTTTCTTACTAATCCACATCTCCGCATGTTCCTGTGTGATACTCTTGATAGAGTCCAGGTGGAAATACTTGACCAGCATTAGCTTGGCTTCGTATGCATCCGCATGACGGGGTGCACACCAATCTGGGGTACTGCTCAAAATAGCAGAAACTCGCTCGGCAGTATACTCTGCGGCTGAGCTATCAATCTTGCCCCAGCTTTCACTGAAGATATCGATAGTTGCCCCCTGATCTAGCAGATAGTATCGTAATGTGCTGATAAAGTTACGGGACTCTAGTTCACGACGTTTAACATACAGCTGCTGAGCTAAGTCTAGCCAACCCTCATCGATGTTATACTGCTCCGAACCCGCAGAGAATCCGCTGGTGGACTTATCGATGAAATAGAAGATATTCTTAGCTCCTCGGTCGCGCCTGATTGCCTGGAAGCGCATGTTCGGCGCCTGGTTAGCGGTACGAGTGATAACAAACACGTTATCGAAGTAGTTGAAGTCAACGCCGCTCGTTACTGACGGACTACACAGCAGGCAATCAATCTGCTGCTCAATTAACTCATTCGTTGTATAATCCAAAATACGACGAATATCTATATCAGAGGTAGAGTTTGAGTGAATCTCTTTAACAATCGCACCTGTATTGTTTCTTAGCGTCAGGCCTTTCTCGTTTAACTCATCTGGCCCACAGTCGGATACCAGAATAGATTTCTCCCCCATCTCTAGGGACGTTTGGAGAGCAACCCAAATACTGGATTCATCCGGGAACTCATACGCCTGAGCATCCGAGAGCATCTTACGATGGTGTTTATAATAAGAGACCGGCTTGTCAAAATCTATGAGAGATCCATATGCCTCAATGGTTTCTGCACTGATATCCCCGTCAGACAGGATAACTACTTTTGCAGATAGCAGAATTTCACGAAGAACTGAGATACACTCACGACGTTGTTTAACAACTGGGGCGAATAACAGATCATTCATGACTGCATCGCACTCATCGATAAAGATAACATCGATCTGCCCAACAAAGTTTTTAAACTTGTGGATTGAGTGAATAGTAGTAGACATACGATCAATGGCACCGCGCTTGAAGTTTAACATATCTACAGACTTATCATACTGTCCGGCTTCAAACTTCTTGGCGTTAGATGAAACAAGGGCACGTGTGTTCGTAACTGCAAGGAAATTACCTTTCAGCTGATCACGTTCTAGCCACTTCGTCACTGCGGTGGTTTTACCAGTACCTAGGGAAGCCTTGATAAATGTTAAATGACCTTCCGGTGGTGGACGGTTGATCTTCAAATAGTTCATCCCATCGGGGCTATCAGAGGTCAACTTGTGCACAGGAACGCCTTTAACATTAGACTCAGGAATATCTCGCATAGAGTTGTTCACAAACGCTTTTAACGCCTGCTTACGCCCGTTATTAAAATAATCCTGAAGACTACGGGAGTTGTCCTTCGTGTTGATATAATCGGACAGAGCTGAGGTAATCTCTTTCTCAAGCCAGGCGAAATCAACACCGTCCTCCAGCGCTCTGTGGTACAGTTTAGGAATAATACGCAGATAAACACCATCCTCTGCTTCTTCCAGCTCTGCAATGGTTTGTTCCACTTTTTCAGAGGCTACACGCTTTCCTTTAATCTGATTGAGCAGAGATAGAAACTCTTCTTTAAACTCCCCGCGAGTGGCTTCATAATCTGGCATAGTATTGGGCAGTTCAATCCTAGCACCGTTAACTTTAACCAGACGTGGCTTACCCTCCGCTTTAAACGGATCGGTAAACTGATCCCGAAAAATCGGGTCAGCGAAATAGTGTAGCTGTACAGATGAATAATAAGCTAAGTCGGCAATATCAAAACCATACTTCTGCCGAGAGCTATCATTGAGGGACGTAAATAGAAACTTTAACTGACCCTGAGTAACAGGAATATTACTCTCTAATAGCATGTGCATACGAATCCCCGGCTTAATCCCAGCCGAAGACGACGCATGGGCAATAAACCCTGCGTTAAGCGGGAACATGTCCTCGCTGATGCTGTTTAATAACTTAATGACATGACGTCCCATACCCACAATGTCAAACCTGCCGCATCCTCCGGTATCAGAGATTCCATCGACGTCCATAGCAATAATATTGCTCTTATGGTCGATTTTGAAGTTAGTACGTTTACGACGCACGGCCTTCTCTGCAACTAAGCATGTACCTCGTACTGCTACGAGATGTGGATCTTGAGTGAGCTGAACCATCAGCTCATACGCTTCATTAAGATTTTTGGGGTCAACCGTATCCACTACGTTAAATTTGTAGGGCATTGAGGCTGGTTTACCTTCTGGATGCTCGTTAGAAAACTCCTTCGCAAAAAGGTAATCAGTTGTTTTCACTTCCTTCCAGTTGCCGGAAGCGGGATCGCGGGAAAAACCCGCGTGTCCTTCTAGAATAGAAAACATTACGTTTTCTCCTATGTTGAAGAATAAAGCGATCTCGAACTATCAAGGATAGAACAGCTTAAAAGTCCACTGACTCAACAAATTTCCTTATAGATGGAGGGGTGGTCACTTCCTCATTGCTAGAACTGGCCGCTTCGCACAACTCCCACACAGCATGTAATCGCCGCTAAGCTCCATGTGGTTGACCCCTATTCGTCGCTATTGCGCAGAGGCACGTTGCTACTTACAGCTTCACTTCTTGGTCATTTCAGACCGCGGTGCTATTTGCTCCACATGACTAACGAACAAATATCTGAGAGCCTCGCGATGCCAACCTCTCTTACCCGCATTCTAGATCAATTATCTATAATTCCGTTCGGAATCAATTTCCCAATAAGCCAAACCCAACCAAGCATGTAGCAGCCGGACTGTTCTGTATGCTCGGAAGTGAATGAGAGGAATTATGTCAGTTTTGTAACTCACATCATTTCTCTCAACCTATGAATATATTATATAAAAATCGTGGCGAGATTGCAAGTAAAATATTTAAATACGTGGTAGGTAACTGGGTTTAAGCATAGAAAAGACCAGAGGATAATCCCCTGGTCTAAGTGTTCAACTAGGCATTCCAACCCATAATATTAATCGAGTTAGAAGAGGCATTTTGTTTGCCCTCACGAAGAACCTCTGGAGCATACGTCCAAGGCTCGTCAGCTACCAAGAACCCCGGAGAAATACCTGCCCCCGGTTCACGGAATGCTGCAAAATTAGAGGGGTGGAACACAACGTTGTTCACCAGAACCATTAGCCCCAAGTCCGAGAGGTCATCCCAATCAAAGAGGATCTCGTAATCCTGGGCCAAACTGCCTTTGGACAAGCCTACACACACGTCATGCTGGATGATGAAGCAAAGCTCCTCGTCCCTCAACGCGGCTCGCAGCAGATTCTCTGCTACATCAATCAATTCCTTGGGGATATCCGCCCAGGAGATACGTTCCATTTTAGGAATACTCATTTAGTTAACCCTTCAACTTGGAAACCGAAGCGACGCAGCACCTGGATCCAACCGTTAATATTTTCCGGAGCATAATAATCTTCATTACGTCCGACCCAAATACCTGCTGAAACACCTGTAACACCAACCGGGATATAGGACTCACGCAGCAGACACACGTAGCCTAGCGCAAATACCAGCCCCATCTCAGTCAGATCGCCCCAGTCTAGGACTTCATCTTGATCTTCGTCCATAGGAACCCATAGCCCCAGGTGCATGTTGTCATAATCGAAGTAGACCTCCATATTATCGCACCACACACGAAGATGGTCCAGAAGAGACTCTTTTACGTCCAGAGGAATTTCAGCCCAGGGAACTAGCCCAACCCCTTGATTAACAACCTTTTCATTGACCAGCATATTCTTCCCCCATTTGGATGAATTCGTGCCACTGCTCAGAGTCCGCTCGTAAAACCTGATAGTCGTCCGATAGGTGACTCATATCTTGTACATCACTGCGATAACACCAACTACCGTTGGGCCATAACAGGATATCATCGGGATGGTACATAAATTTTCTCCTCCAGCCAAGCCTCAACTTGACCTATGAAATGTTTGTTGCTAAATACATTGGCAGCAGTATCATACCAAACGGGGATCCCGCGTTCTTCGTACAAACTCTGCTCCAGGTAGTTAATACCGTTGTTTACTACCCACACTTTAGTACCTCGACTATGGGCCGGAAATAGCTCCCAATTAAAATCGATTACTTGGTTACTGGCACCAACAACGATTACCAGATCCTGGGTTGTCAAGGTATCAAACAGGTTGATCTGCCCCATATACCACGGAGCGGTTTCCCCGAAGAACGTAATCGCAGGCTTAACCCACTCATACTTACGGTAATCAACCGCAGTATACCCGATATCTTCCACGATCACATCCTTACCTCGGCGATACATTATCTCCGTAAGGTAGCCATGAGCATGGATCACATCATCATGGGGAATGCCAGCACGCTCTAGCAGATCATCCACGTTAGTAGTAAAGTTAACGACTTGACCAGGGAAGCGCTCATACCACTCAGCAATTCTCAGGTGAGCAATGTTAGGCTCCACCGTACCCAGCTCCTGCCGCCGCATGTTGTAGAACTCATGGGTTAGCTCGTACAGGTTGCGACTAGGCTCATCATCAGATCCCTCAGAAAGGGCTTCTAACGGAGGCATAGGGTCGTCCAGATAGTGAAACCCTTTATCGAATGCCTGAATGTTGCATACTTCGGTTAGCTTGTATTTATCCCACAGGGGAGTGATGGCACCCTTACGGAACGTTGGCACTCCGCTATCAGCACTCAATCCAGCACCACTTACGATAATCAATCTACGCATTACAGGAACTCCATATAGTTTCTCATTTCTTCTTTCCGCAACTGCTCAGCCTTTTCGGACAAGCACTCAGAGGTTCTGGGATCGACTTTATCTTTCCACAAGTGGTTACGGCATCGCAGAAGTTTTACCACGTCTTCTCGGGAAATAGATCCGTATGCTCCAGAGTCCATCATAAAGTAGATACGCTTTTCATCAGTTTTATGGATTTTCATAAATCCTCCGTTTCTCAATTACAACTATCTTATCAAAAACGGAGGTATTTAGCAAGTGATTTATTTCAAATTCATGTGTTTGACCCTTTGCATTACTTCCTGTTGCTTACCAGGGTTAAAGGGTCTACTACCAGGACTACCTAAGTACCCACAAACACGACGGGTAACTGAGATATTCCCCGACCCACATTGGGGACATACAAAACCATGCTCTCCGGATACGGATTCGCCTAAATACCCGCACTCCTCACATTCATCAACTGGAATGTTGACCCCTATGTAGTGGGACTTACTTAATCCATAGTCAACAACCCACTCTAGTGCAGAGATAAACTTACGCATCTCAGGAAGTTCTACAAAGGATATATTACCCCCATTGGCGATGGTAGTAAAATTAGCTTCATAGTCAAACTTCACGTTAGGGGCAACTTTTGTACGGACATCCAGGTGGTGACTATTAGTCAGGTAGCCTTTATCCGTTAGCCAGTCATACTCCGGATACTGTTCGGCAATTTTAGTGTTGAATCTATTGCATAAGGATTCGCTAGGAGTAGCATAAAGACTGAATCCTAGATTAGTTTCCTCAGCTTTTTTGTTGCAACGGTCTTTCATGTGATTAAGAACCCGTACTGCAAATTCAACCGCAGGTGGAGACATAGGGTCGGTATCTTCAAACATTACCTCAATCACCTCGTTAATACCGATATATCCCAAAGACACTGATGCCCTGCCTTCAAAGATGGGCCATACAAGATCATTGGCTTTCAACCGTACCCCAAAAGCTCCGTGCATATAGAGAATTGGTGCCTGTTTAGCACGAACACGCTTCAACCGCTCAATAGCCCAATCGTGGGCAGCCATCGCTTTATCAATGTATTCATCCAACAACTTCCAGAACCTATCGAAGCATCCCTCAGACTCTACAGCAACTAGCGGCAGGTTAATGGATACAACTCCTAGGTTATTGCGCCCAGCAGTTTCCCCTGATTCAATAGCCGAAAGGAAAGACCGACAACCCATAGGGAACTTAAAATCGCCCGTAACAGCCGATACTCTTTCATAGCTCACGTAATCCGGGTACATTCTCTTAGAAGTGCAGATGAGCGCCAGCTGTTTGATATCGTAGTTAGGATCACTTGGGGACTTATTGAGTCCTTCCTTAACTGCGAAAATAAGTTTAGGAAATACAGCAGTATGCCCTGAAGCACCCAGGCCTCTTATACGAACTTCCAGCATAGCTTTCTGCAACATGCGTGCCTCCCAGGATTCTCCTAGACCAAACCCAAATGTCACAAATGGCTGCTGACCATTAGAGTTGAATAGTGTATTAACTTCGTACTCTAGTCCCTGGCACGCATCATATACTTCTTTTTCTGTCATCTCAGTAGCATACACTGCTGCCTTCTTACTATCGTGCAGCCAACGCTGGCCAATAGCTAAGTGCTTATCGTAGGACTTACGGACATACGGGGCAAAGACCTCGTCAATACGATCGATAGACGTACCCCCATACTGACACGAGCTTACCTGGGCAATAACTTGGGCAGTTACCGCAGCTGCAGTAGAGATAGATTTTGGAGTTTCAATCTCTGCTCCACCAATTTTAGTTCCATTCTTAAACATCCCCGCTAGATCCACTAGGCAGCAGTTAGTATACCCTTGTGCGCGGTAGTCCATATCGTGAATGTGTATCTCTCCTCTATTATGCGCCGTCAATAGGTATGCTGGAAGCTCCTGTGCTACCACATATTTAGAAACCTCTCCAGCTATCATGTCCCTCTGTGTAGGAAACTGCTCGCTTGCCTTATTAGCATTATTAAACATAAGGTCTTCTTCACCCTCATTATCAAGGATACTATAGATATTATCAATCAGGTCTAATTCGTTCATATATTCCTCCAGTTAGGCATATATTATATCAAATAGACACAGCCATGTCAACCTTATTTTATTATAATCAACAGTAACTTGATCTGGATCATCAAAACAATAAAAACTGGAAAATTTTATTTGCTTATCTCCCTCATTTTATATTATTCGTGTGCGCCCGCGCATCGCGCGAATAAAGGAAAGGATCCGTCCTCCATATCATCCTAGAAAATTTCAGTTGCAATCCACGCCAAAACTTGGTATACTGGTATTCTAAATTGATAAACATGGTCGAAATTTGACCCTCTGTAGACCTCTAAGGAGATCGCAATGAGAAAAGCAGCACGTCGTAAGGAGTCGCGCCGTAACGGTAGCGCAAAACGTGAACGTCACGAAAACGTCATCCCCGTTGATTTTGAAGCACGGGAGCGTTTTCAACCAACCGCAAAAGAACTCAAGCCGAAGAACGCTGAGCAAAAGCACTATATCAGCACCATCCGTAACTTTACGGTGACAGTTGGTATTGGGGAAGCAGGTACGGGTAAAACGTTTATCCCATCTGTCCTCGCTGCTCAAGAGTTGGCAAAGCCGGGTTCTGTGTACGAGAAGTTCATTCTTGTTCGACCTAACGAACCGCTTGGCAAATCTCTAGGGATGCTGCCAGGGGATCTGAACGAGAAAATGGCACCGTGGTTAGAACCCATCGCCGATGGCTTTAAATGGGCCTTGGGGGAACGTTCTTATCAGGGGCTGGTTGAACGCAAGGCAATCCAATACCTTGCTATCGAACATGCACGCGGTCGTACCTTCAACAATTCTTATGTAATTGTTGACGAAGCTCAAAATATCTCCGTAGAAGCAATGAAGTGTATTCTAACCCGCGTAGGTCAGGATTGCAAATTAGTAATCTGTGGCGACGTAGCGCAGAAAGACATTAAATCCGACTCTGGTCTGCAACTGATCATGGATATCTACGATCAGTACGAACATGTGCCATTCTCCTTAGTAGAGTTGCATGATAACGTGCGTTCCGCTGAATCCAAAGCATTCCAGGCAATCTTTAACGATATGGGAATCTAATATGGTTACTGAACTGATCATTGGTTATGGTGAGGGTATTACCTCTGAAGAAAACTGTGGCTTCGTAGGCTTCGGTGAAGGTATCACTTCTCACGACGAACGTCCTGACCTCTAACTCTAGGAGCGCGTATGAACAACGTATTTACACTGAACAACTTCCGCACTCGTAAAACGAAAGTGCATCCAGTATCCCTGGCAACAGTCAATAAATACAATGCTAACTATCCTGAGGATGAGCGGCGACACCATGCCGCTTTCAAGATAGCAAACGAGTTTCCTAACCAACCCCTCGGTACTAAAGAGTTAGTTAGTCGAATGAAAAAATTACACTTTTATTAAAGTAGACCGACACACAGGCAGCCTCGAAAGGGGTTGCCTGTTTTTGTCTGTAAAATCTCATTTGCAAAATGGCCGAAAACAAAGTAGAATATCTTTTAAATCCTGACAACTTCCAAAAGGAGTTACCAATGACCCAACGTATTGAATACGTTATCAAGCGTGACGGTACAAAAGAACCGTTCATGGCCCAGAAGCTGAATGACTGGGCAAAATACATCGGAATCCGAAGCGATGTGCCGTGGTCTCCGGTAGCGGTAGCCGCAGTTAAGAACCTGCCGAAAGGTGATGTACACTCAGACGATCTGCAAACAATGCTGATTAAGTCTGCCGAATCAATGATCGAGCGTGATCATCGTTACGACCGATTCGCCCTAGAGCTGCGTTTAGCCCAGCTCCGTAAGAACCTGTTTGATTCTTACACCCCACCATCTCTGCGTTTCTTCCACGACCACATGGTAGAGCTGGGAGCGTGGGAAGATATGAGCGGCTGGATCTCTGACGACCAGTTTGAAGCTCTAAACGAAGTTATCGACCATAGCCGTGACGAACTGTTCACTAATGCTGGTCTGAAGCAGTTCATGGATAAATACTCTAGACGTAATATTTATACGGAAGAGATCTATGAAACTCCGCAGTTTGCCTACATGGGTATGGCAATGGCAATGCTTTCTCAACCTCACTGGAGTATGCTCGATGCAATCGACCTTTATAACGCGCTGTCGCTACAGAAAATCAACGTCCCAACTCCGCCGCTCGTGGGCCTTCGGAGCGCTGACAGGGGCTTCGCTTCTTGCTGTCTTGTTGATGGTACTGACACCCTGGACTCCATTGACGCAGCAGAGCACGTCGTCTTCAAAATGGTCGCTGCCCGAGCAGGGATCGGCTATCATCTTGAGAGTAGATCAATTGCTGATCCGGTGCGAAAAGGCGCGTTCCCACACTCTGGAAAACTGCCATATTATCGACACATCGACCGCTCCGTAAAAGCTAACACTCAGCAGTCTCGTGGTGGTTCTGCAACTGTTTACACTGCGTTCTTCGATCCGGAAATCATTCAGGTAATGGAAGCTAAGAGCAACCGTTCCCCTGATGAAAAGAAAATCGATAAGATGGACTACAACCTGAAGTTTAACAGTATTCTCCTGAAACGCTTCCTGCGTAAAGAGAACATCACACTGATGAGTTTCCTGTACGCTCCCGAAGTATACGCAGCGTTTGACTCTGGCGACGTAGCAGAATTTGAACGTCTATACATCGCAGCCGAAAAACGTCTAGCGGGTGTTACCAAACGTGGTTTCAAGGGTGAAGTTCTACCTGTAGCCCCGGTGATCCCTGCCGCAGAACTGATTGAGTTCTGGAAAACTGTACGTATGGAAACTGGTCGCCTGTACACTATGGATGCTGGTGAAGTGAACCGCAACAGCCGCTACAAAGATCCGGTGCGTATGTCCAACCTTTGTGTTGAGATTGTACAGCCAACGTTCCCGATCCCTCATGTAGTAGATCTGTACCGTACAGACGAAGAACTGGATAAAATGGATGTTTCAGAGTATGGGGAAGTATCTCTGTGCAACTTAGGTGGATTCGCCTTAGGTCGTATCAAAACCCTGGAAGAATGGGAGAAGATCTCCTACATCCTATTGAAGTTCGTTGATACCATTATCGAGATTCAGCACTATCCGTTCCCAGCTATGAAGTACACGGCATTACGCCGCCGTAACGTAGGTATTGGACTGATGAACGCCGCAGGAGCGATGGCCGCTGAAGGCCTGGCATTCGAAGGCGAAGAAGCCCGTAACTGGATCCACCGTGAGGCAGAGAAGGCATCGTTCTTCCTTCACAAAGCGTCTGTACGTCTGGCAAAAGAAGTTGGCCCATGTGAATGGTTCCACCGTACTCACACTTCTGATGGCACGCTATTAATCGATACTTACAAGAAGACTGTGGATGACCTGGTTTCCGTAGGTCTAGAAATGGACTGGGAGAGCCTCCGTGAAGAGATCAAAACTCATGGTATGCGCAACTCTGTCCTGACTGCAAGTATGCCGGGAGAGTCTAGCTCTGTTCTGATTGGTGTTACCAACGCAGTAGAGCCTCCTCGCAGTGCAGTAACTATCAAGACTTCGGGCGTTAACAAAGTAATTACTGTAGCTCCGGGTCTAGACGATTGGGACACCATGCAGTCCTATAAGTATGCGTTCGATATTGACCGTACTGAGCACATCAAGTGGTTAGCGGTTCTGCAGAAGTTCACGGATCAGGCTATTAGCGCCAACCTGTACTACGACTTTAACAAATATCCTGGAGGTATTATTCCGGGTACTGAGATTATCAAAGATCTCCTTAACTCCACTAAATATGGGATTAAGAACCTCTACTACGCAAACTTTGACGTAGATACCGGAGGCTCTGCAGCAGAGCAGGGTTGTTCCAGTGGCGGTTGTACTCTATAATTAAGCTCGATCCAACCGAAAGCAAAATTTTATTTGCAAGTAGGTTGGATTTTTTGTTATAATATTCACATGAAATCGAGAGAAGAACTTAAAGAGCTAATCTCCTACGATCCCTCTACTGGAGTTTTCACGTGGAAACCTAGAAAGATGCTGCCAAAGATGTATTGGGGTGCTGAGGCCGGAACTTACGACCATCTAGGGTACTTACGCATTAAAGTGGACGGGATTCAGTATTTAGCTCATCGCCTAGCTTTTCTGTACATGACTGGAGAGTTACCAGAAGGCAAGATAGACCACAAAGATAATGACCCACGTAACTGTAAGTGGGATAACTTGAGAAAAGCCACCAGCTCCCAAAATTCTATGAACTCTAGGGTGCGTAGTGACAACGAATTTGGTATGAAAAATATAAGACCTAAAGGCAATTCATTCCAAGTACGAATCGGGAAGCAGGGCAAATCATACACAAAAACACTGAAAACTCTTGAAGAGGCTATAAAGTGGAGAGACTCCAAGTTAGCCGAACTTCATGGAGAATTTGCAAATAACGGAGAAATCTAATGTCTACAGTATTTAATCGCGAATGGGATCACAAGGAATCTAAACTATTCCTGGGTCAAGAGCTTGGGATTGCCGACTATGTCAACGTAAAATACCAGCGCTTAGAAGACTTAGCGCTGCTACAGCGTTCTCAGTTCTGGGTAGAAACAGAAATCTCCCTGGAAAACGACAAAAAACAATGGCCTAATCTGCCTCAGCATATTAAAAACAAGACCCTGCTGAACTTAGCCTGGCAAACTCAAGCCGACTCCATTATCACCCGTGCTCCAGAAGATGCTATTTTGAAACTGGTATCTCGTCCTGAGCTGGAAGGTATGCTTATTCAGTGGAGCTACTTTGAGAATATTCACAGTCGTGCGTATTCCAACATTATTCGCAACGTTCTCCCTAATCCGGGCGACTTCATTGCGACTGTACAGGCTAACGACGAAGCATTTGCACGTCTAGCACTGCCGGTTTCTGTTATCGATGAGCTGGCCGAACTAGCAGAGATTTGGCTTAAAGAACGAGAGGCAATTGAGCTGGCCCAGGAAGATGACGTCATGTGCCTGTCGCCGCATGAATTCCAAGAGCTGACCGAACAATTACAGCAGAAAATCCTGGAGTTCTACTACGCTGTATACGCCCTAGAAGCCATTATGTTCTACGCATCATTTGCATGTACCTTTGCTCTGGCGGAGAACGATATTCTGACGGGTATCGCTAAGAACTTACAGCTTATCGCGAAAGACGAAGCGCTCCACACCGTTATGGCGATGGAAGTTCTGCGTATTATCCAGAGCGGAGAATTTCCTCCCCATGTTGTAGCAGCAGCTCAGGCTAACGCTCCCAAGATCCTGCGCAGCATTTTGGAGACAGAAATTAACTGGGCGCATTATATTTTCCCGGAAGGCGAAGATATTCCGGGTCTGAACGCCGATTTGCTGGTAGAGTACCTGTATTACAACGCACGCCTGGCGTTTATGGCAATCAACATTCCGTGGCCGGAAGATCTCCCGGTAATTATGGAAGACCCGATTGGCTGGATGAAAGGTTGGCTGAACACCAAGAACCAGCAGGTAGCACCACAAGAAGCACAGATTACCAACTATCGTGTTGGTGCAACATCTCAGGCTAACCCGGACGATCTGTCTGACGAATTTGGAGAGTTTCTGTAATGATTACAGCTTTATACGCAATGCGAGTTGATGGAGCCTTCGGGATTTTTAATCCGGCCACACTGGATGCCTACGGGGAACTTCCCTGGGGCTCCATTCCCGAGGAGCTAGAACAGTTCTACAAAATCCTGGATACCTACCAGGTTGTTATCCTGGGCCATAATACCTACACAACGGCCCCTCCCCGACTGAAAAAGGCACTGGAGAAGAAATCCATGGTGTACGTAGTAGGTTCGGTATCCCCAATTCTGATAAAAAACCCGCCTCGTAATGTGCGGTTTATCACCCACTTGGGTCCCAAAATTCGGGACTTCTGTAATGAAGTTGAGGTAGTCTGCATAGGAGGGAAAGCTCTGCTAGAAACTCTAGCAACTATGGGCTGTCTGGATGCGATCTATCGCTCCACTATTTATCCTAAGGCTGGTACAGTACCAAGCCTAGACCACATTATGTATCTGGAGCACCCGATACTTACGTCCACTCCTCCGGATGCTGTAGTAACTCATGTAGCTTCTGGGGAAAATGAGCGCTATCGTTTTGTTATGGAGGGAGTCTATCTGTGATTCACTATATTAATGAAGGCAAACGCATTCTCGAAGAAGGTGTCTGGCTGGAGAACCCTCGAACGGGGGTTCGTTGTTTAACCGTAATAGGGTCAAACTTTGAATATGATGTACTCGGAAAGAAATTCCCACTTATTACAACTCGTAAAGCGTATGCCCTTCAGGCCATCATGGAGCTTATCGGATATCTGCGAGGATATGATTCCGCAGAGCAATTCCGTGCTATCGGCTGCAATACGTGGAACGCTAACGCCAACGAAAACGAGGCGTGGCTGGTCAACCCTAACAGAAAGGGAACCGACGATATGGGTAGAGTCTATGGAGTACAGGGCAGAACGTGGCTTCGACCGGATGGCTCCCACTTTGACCAACTCTATAAGATCTATGAGAATTTACGACGAGGCATTGATGACCGCGGAGAGATTCTCACCTTCTGGAACCCTGGCGAATTTGATCAAGGATGCTTACGACCGTGCATGCATACCCACCAGTTCTCGCTACTCAATGGAAATCTGTATCTCGACTCCTTCCAGAGATCCAATGACTTCCTATTGGGACAAGCCTTTAACATGGTCCAATGCTACACGTTTCTTGCGCTTATGGCCCAGATCACAGGGAACCGGGCAATCAGAGCAAACCAACGTATAGTAAATATGCACATCTACGAGAATCAGTACAAGGTTCTCATGGAACATGGTCAATTCGACCGCAAACCTTTCCCGGCCCCCCGTCTAGAGATCAACCCGGAGATAAAAACCCTAGAGGACGTACTCACCTGGGTTTCTAAGGACGACTTTAAAATCGTGGGGTATAAGTCTCATGACCCTATTGCATATCCGTTCACCGCGTGAGGACTTATGGGATTATTTAACAGACGCCCCAAAATAACCTTCTCCGAAAGGGAGGAGTCTCAGCTGAAGTTTCTGGTTCAATCCTCAGGATTGCACATAGATGTTATCCTAGGGATGGTAAAGTACAAGGGCATGGACGCACTAATGCGTCAGTTTGCCCCTAAACCGCCTAAAGAAAACCCTACAGCCAAGCGGGACTATAACAGTAATTTACTGGTTCCTCCAGCTAAATTACTATAACTAAGGTGGCCTTCGGGCCACTTATATTAAAAATTCATTTGCAAACCACGTGAATTTCTAATATAATAGATTCATAAATTTGAGAGAGGAAATGAATATGTCTTTTACTGATGCAAAAGCAATGGCAGCTAAAGCCAAAAGGTCTAACGATATGGCAGTTATAGCAGCTCGCAGATCTATTATATCAAATATTGATGGGTCAGCTTCCTCAGGTAAAACAGAAGTAGATTCTTACGCACTGAATGGTCTGCCTATCGCCGCACGGTCTCAGATTATGGAAGACCTAAAGGACGCGGGCTATGAAGTAAAAGTAAATCATCCGTTTGACCAACGTGATACTGAATCAATTACCATTTCCTGGGGGCACGCATAATGTTTCATGTTTATACTGATGGTGGTTGCCGCGGTAATACCCGTGGGGTAGACAACGTTGGTGCTTGGGCTATGGTAGTTTACAACTCCAGCGAAGAGCAAATCGGCACCAAGTCTGCTCCCAAACGCAACACAACTAACAACGAGATGGAGCTTCAAGCAGTCCTAGAGGCTCTGCTATGGTCTAACAAAAACCCTGGCCGACCAATGACAATCTATCTGGACTCAACCTACGTTAAGAATGGTTGTGAGTCCTGGGTTTGGGGCTGGGAACGTAAAGGCTGGAAGAAGGCAGATGGTGATACACCTCTGAACTTAGACCAGTGGAAGTGGATTATTGACGAACTCAAGAAGTATCGTCTCAACCATAATGAGATCCCAACTTTCGTTAAGGTTAAGGGTCACTCCGGTGTAGAGGGTAATGAGGCTGCAGATAACCTGCTAAATGTTCGCATGACCGAACTGGAAATGGAGGATATGTGATGTTGGAGAATTTACGCCGCTTAGTTAGCGAAATGAAATATGAGGTGCTCCTGATGGAGCCTGGCGTGGATCGAGTAGTAATGAAACTGCGAATCGCACGTATGGAAGCCCAAATCTTTGAAGCGGAGTGGAAAGCTCTGAGGGGTGGAGATGAATTATAATGGCACCAGATTTGAGGGATTTGTTCCCAAACGTACCACAGTACCAGCTCGATCTCTACGCCGCGTTTCTGGAAGCGTCAAAATCGGGGAACCCTCTACGCGTCTACCACCAAGACCGCAGGCACGGGAAATCCTGGATCCTGAGATGGCTGAAAGAGAACGAGCCGCTCTTAAAGAAATTGAGCGAAAGAAACTCTGTACCGCCCCAGCGTACAACAAAGGCGGGTACCAGTACATCAGCTCGGAAGAGCAAGCGAAGCACATCGGGCGGTAACAGGTACGAGTTCATCATCTTCGATGAGCTTGTAGATGAAAATGAAAAAACGCAGTTGCTAAACGCTAAAAATTAACGTATAATAGATTCATAAATTAACGAAACCAATCAAAACAAAGGAAATAAATCATGGCTAAGCAGACCTCTAAAAAAGCAGTAGAAACCAAAGTTGCAACTTTTCCCAAAACTGAAGCGAATCGCAAAGCACGTCTGGAGCGTCATCTGCGTAAACATCCGGCTGATACTCAAGCAGCATCAGCTGTAGGCAAACCGGCCCCGCGTCGTAAGAAGCCGGTAACTAAGGGTTCTACCTCTGGCTACGTCTCGAAGATCGTTGGCTGGAGTACGCCGGATAAGGCGGACACCAAAGAAGTCCTGCGTAAGACCCAGGGCCGTTTCGGTAGCGTCAAGCCGAATATCTTTGGCTGCGAGTACAGCCGTGAGAATGTTCGCGCTCTGTGCTACGGCGTAGGTATTAAATTTACGGGCAAGGCAAATAAACCCCGTAATCAAAAACGCAAACCCGCTAAGAAGGCATAATGCGAAATTTTGTAGCTAAAAACGATTTCAATCGTGCAGCGACACATAAGTCGGCCCTAGATTACTCTAGGGTCAACTCCCGGGAACTGATGGATTCGTGCTACGAAGAACTTGAAGATTGGGCGGCTGACTGGCCGTCTATGGAAGAAAACTGGGATGTGTCCGAAGATATGACTAAGCCACCACCGGAGGTGGCTTCTAAATGTGGTAGCACATCTAGAAGCAACTTTAATAACAAAGGAAACAATATGCAAAACTTACAAGACCGCTGGATCTCTGTTTGCGATATCGAATCTCTGGGAACTCCGGGAGACTGCAAGAGCACCTTTATCGCTATGCCGTCTTTCGCTTTTGTACTGCTGAAAGATCTATCGCTAGACCCGTATATCGTTTTAGGCACCCCGAACATTGCCCAGCAGTTGGCCCTCGGTGCTAAAGTGTCCGCCGGAACTATTGCATTCTGGATGAACGAGGCCCGTGCTGGTAGTGCTCCGTCGCTGTCCATTATTGAAGCCCTGAACGCTAAAGACGGTGAGTCTACCGTTCTAGTCTGCAATCCGACCCATGAATCACCCGTATCCAAGCATACGTTCATGGATCTGATTTGCCCATTCGTAGAGGCGAAACAGGTAATCGAAGGCATTATCGACGAACAGGGCATCGACACTCGTTCTCTGCGCCATTATGGCAACGGCCCGCAGTTCGACATGTCCATCTACGAAACAGTGGCAGCTCAGGCTAACGTCTTTTCTCCCTCTGACCCTGCGATCGTTCCGTGGAAGTTTTGGGATATTTCTAGCGCCCGTAACCCACGTGACTATTTTGAGGCTCTCGGAGGAGACTGGAAAGCATTGGTACGTTGTGCTGAAGTATACGCACATGACGTAATCGAGCGTTACAACCTGATCCCTGAGGGAGTCTACCCGTCGAAACATGATCCGGTGTTTGACGCCCTGGTAGAAGCGTACTGTATTAAAACTATCGAATCGAAATTGAAAATTTGATTTGACTAAATGGCTGATTTCTTGATATACTATTATTCTTGAATCAAAGAGTAAAGGAGAAATAATGAAAGCAGCCATTCTAATGATCTCCATCCTCACCAGCTTCCATGCGCAGGCAAAGATTGATGCGCATGAGATAGAGTGCATAGCTAAAAATGCGTACTTTGAAGCTAGAGGGGAAGGAGTTAAAGGAATGACCGCAGTTGCACAAGTAACGAAAAATCGTGTTAACTATGGAAAATTCCCGTCCACATATTGTAAAGTAGTCTATCAACCAGGGCAATTTAGCTGGGTTGGTAAAAAGAAACAGAAACTCGATCGTAAAGACGAAGAGTGGAAACAGGCTAAAGAGATAGCTAGACTAGTTTACTATATGGATCTTCCAGTAGATCCGACGAAGGGAGCTTTGTACTTTCACAGTAAAGATACTAAACCTTACTGGACAAAAGACAAGGACTTCAAAAGAACAAGTAAAATTGGCAACCATGTGTTCTATAAATTAAAATCTCAGTTGCCTAATGCTTAAAAAGTTGATATAATAGTTTCATAAATTAGAGAGAACAGCGGGCCGATTACGCTGAACTTGTTTTAATGTAAGACTCGTCGATCATTAAGATTCGTTGAATAGAATCGGTGAGTTAAGAGTGATCACCTGACAAAGTTCGTGCATCCAGTCCGGATACCGGCCAGGGAGCGTATTGGACGGGCGTAGGTTAGAGATCTCTTGTAAAATGTGGCGTCTGAAACCACTCTCCTAAACTCTTCTTCTAATTTGTAGAAAAATGGTGGAATCTCACTTTAACTTGTTCGACCAGAATGAAGCATGGTGCGTGGCCTGCCGGAGAGGTGGGGAGCTGAGCCTGAGAAACTCGTATAGCTCCCACGCTGACCTGCCTAGGTTGCAAATTGGAGACATGTGTATAGCGTCTGGTGCTGGTTATTGCCACCATAGTGGGGTGTCGAAATCACTTATGTAGCAACACTGCCGTCCTAAGTTAATTGGTAGACTTCTGCACGCGGGGAGCTATCCCCAGATGCGGAAAGTGCAGGTTCGAATCCTGCGGTCGGAAAGAGCTAGATAACTGATGGTTCTATTGTCGAACCACTCGCTGCTGGAGTACCTCCTCCCCTCCCAGGGAAAGACTTGGGAGACTCGCGGGAACGAAACAGCTAAACCACGAGGAAACCTGACGGCCTCAACCAAACTCGGAACTTCGGAGGGTTGCCACCACCTAAACCGATTTGAACGTAAGAGTGGCAGGTGCGAAGCGACCATACGCTGGAAGGCTAGAGATAGCCAAACTTCACATCGAAAATTCGGAGGTGTGATTTTAACAGACCGCGTGGAGGATGGCTCTCCAGAAGTGCCAAAACTAGTCCTTAAATACGGCATGATGATCGTATGAACTTTGGCGAGGTGGGATCTCGCCTGACTCTAAGTGGGAAAGAGTATTCGGATAACCGTTCGTACAAGCGGTCGCTCCGAGACCTAAGTGGGACACGGTTGAGTATACAGCTCCGCGGAAGCTCGTATACCCTGTGTAAGCATGTGACAATGGAGTCATGACCGGAGTCACCCCGAGCGAAAGCATAACCACTATTTATAGCACCCTTACACAGGCTAGAAGTGCCCCTGTTTGGAGTGTGCCCTCGCCTAGACCGCATTAGCCAACGGATATCTGTTGGCCGGGATCTGGCAAGGTATATTAGTCACCTTGACTATAACTGGAAGATACGTCTGACAGTAGTGCGTACCAATGAGACGCTTAATGAGGGGATTCGTCCTTCGCTACTGGCGGTATCTTTAAGAGCTTTCACGAGAGTTCTTAAAGATACTAATTGACGAGGTCTATATGAACGATTTAAGTATGTTAACTAAGATACGCTCTGATATTCAGTCTATGGTCTCTCGTCGTAGTGAGCTGACTAAGGCTAAACAAATCATCAGCGGCGGTACGCAACAGCGCTTTACACTACGCGCCGGAGATCTTACATTTGATCTGTGTGGGGAGCTAACCCGAGATTACACATTCGAAATGAAATCCTGTTACGATATGGTGAAGCTAGGGCTTATCAAAGCTCTAGACAAACAAATAGATCAGTGTACGGATGCAATCAAAACCCTAAACGTACAGTTCGCCGCTGAATGTGATCGTCTCAAAAACTCTATCAAGGTATAATAATGGTGGCATCTGTGCATACTCCTCCGTATGAGCGTCCGGCACCTAATCTGACACCTGAACAGAAGCAGCTAATCGCTAGACGTACTCTAGAGTTTAAAGAGTCGCTGCATAAGAGCGTTGGCCGGTATTCTGAACAGGTTCACGATCTGGTTGTAAAAACGCTTAAACTTTATTAACCAAACGAATTATTCGGGGCGTATCTCAACGGGCTTCTAACCCGTCGTTAATCGAGTAATTGGAGTATGCGGGTTCGAATCCTGCCGCCTCGGCCACATAAACTATGCTAATAGAAATACCTCAGTACCCAGGATACTTCCTTCGAGAAGACGGGAGTATCTTCTCTCGCAGGTCTAACAAGTACCTCAAGTACTTTATAAATACAGCAGGGTACCCCTGCTACAAATTACAGCAGAAAGGTGTGCAAAGAAATTTATTAGTACATCGATTACTAGCCTTTATATTCAAAGATTTACCTACATTAGATTCACCACTAGAAGTGGATCACATTAATAGGGTAAGAACAGACTTTGCACTAAGTAATCTCCAGGTTCTATCGCAAGAAGCCCACATAGATAAAACCCTAGAAGATTTGGGCAGGACTAGAGTAATACCCAAAACCCGCAAACCCCTATCATTCCCTGAAATAACAGAGGAGGACATTAGATATTGGGTATCTAACTACTCATGGACAAGGGCAGCTAAAGAGCTAGGGTTATCGGATAATGGGCTTAGAAAGCGATTTACTAAGCTAACTGGCCTACCTCCACAAGCAGCGAAAGGTCACACGTAATTTGTTGTGGCCATCGCTAAAAAGCCCGCAGAGCGCAGACTGAGATTGATTCTACAAAATTTTTCTTGCAATTCTGTCAGAAATTTTGTATAATAGTTCTTTAAATCAAAGAGAAAGTAGAGGATAAAATGGCTTACAAAATTGAATATTTAAAGAAAGGGGTTCTTACTGAGCTGGTTATCGATGCGAACATGGCTCGCAACGAGGGCACTAAATCCATCTTCTATAAAGATGGTAGCGTAGCTCGTATGATCAATACAGAGGATATTCAGGATCTGTATGTGATCTCCGATCTCCGATGAAGAAGCAGCCTTCGTGAAAGATCCTGAGCCGGTTGAAGATACTCCAACTGAGGAACCCCAGTTGAAGGTACTCCGAAAGACGAAGCAGCAGTATAACTAAATAAGGGTTAGAAATAGCCTTTCTCTGGGCCGGTAGCTTAAAGTTAAAGCAGTGGCCTCATAAGCCAACGAGTGGGAGTTAGAGTCTCCCCTGGCCCACCAATTTCATAACAGGAGACTAAAATGTCTACTAAAAACGCAATCGTATCCTTCGTGGATGACAGTGGTATCGTCCTAGAGTCCACAGTAACAGATATCAGTCCTAAACGTCTGCTCCATCGTGATGGGGATATCCTGGAAATTCTTAATAAACGGTCTGAGACTATGCTGGTCATTCCTGTAAATCGTCTTCTCTCGATTAAAATCGTGTGGGAGGACTAATGGACGCCCAATTACAAACCCAGTACTATATGCTTTTAGGCATGTTAGAGGATGCTGGCCCGACAGTCAGAGGGCACTATGAGCGTCACAAAGCAGCTTTTGAAGCCCTACTAAAAGAAGTTAATGAGAACGAAGGTGGTAAAGGCTCTGACTCCTATGCCGCATTCATTATCGCGCTACAAGTTTTCCTAATCAATCAACTCAAGTAATAGGCTAAATATGCTGAATATTAAACGTAAAGGTTTTTTCTACAAGTGGCTTAATTTCTCTTCCGCGTCTTTCACCTATCGGCTGAACGACAACAGAGTCACCTTGTGTAGCCTATTTTGGCACTCAGTGTGGTATTTCCTGCTACAGATTGGCGTAACTGCTATTGCTGTACTCTTCTCCTTGGGGATGGGAAGTATCTTATCTACGTTCTTGGGCCTCACCTTTGAGCTGGGAATTACTCCCTGGTACATGCTTGTAGGGTTAAGTCTAGCAGGACTATCTACGATAGTAGCGATTCTGCTGGCGATAGCTGGGATCGGCTGGGCCTGCGCTAAGATAGGGGATCGGATCCAGGAATGGAACGCGAGTAAATCCTTTGAAAGAGCACAGAAAGAGTATAATGCTCGCGATGAAGAGCTTCGCTTCGGTAACATCTACCAAAAGATGCGAATCTACAAGAAGGACAAACTTTGTCCGCTCATTCGTGTAGACCACGGCGAGTAGTTTGCATAGTGACCTGCGTTGCCGGGTCACTACCAAAATACTTGAAAAATTCAATTGCTAAATGCTCTAGAATTTGAGATAATATTTGTATTGAAAGGGAATAGCCAAGTGGTTACGGCATCGGCCTTTGACTCCGAGATCGGTAGGTTCAACTCCTCCTTCCCTTGCCAAATTTAAAATGCTCCTGTCGTCTAAGCTGGTTAGGACACCACTCTTTCACAGTGGGAACACGGGTTCGAACCCCGTCGGGAGTACCAAATTTACCGAAAAATTCAGTTGCTAAATGCTTAACAAATTGATATAATATTTATATAGTTTGTTAAGGAATTAATCTGATACAGAGCCGGAACCAAAAAACACGCTTGCAGCTTGCTCGGTAATTGAACTGAGGGTTTGCAAGAATAGCGGAGTGGCTCTCCGAAACGCCTGGTAAGCGTAGAGTGTATTGTATTTGTGAAGAGCGGATATCCTCGCATGGCTAATTGCTCAGGGTATTACGCGCACCGGATTAATTGCCTTAACAAATTATTGGGGGATGGGTCTGCTGGGAGTGGACACCGCACTTGCAATGCGGGAATCAGAACGGTTCAAATCCGTTATCCTCCACCAAACAAATGGGGATGTGGCGAAATTGGCAGCCGCGCTAGATTTAGGTTCTAGTGGTGAAATATCCGTGTGGGTTCGACCCCCTCCATCCCTACCAAATAACAGGAGTTCGTGATGAACATAGAAATTATGCAGTTGGATCGTAAGAAAAATGAGTTCCGTAAAGTCCATACCTTTCCGAGTAAGGAAGCCCTAGAGTTTCATATTAAGTGTATGGGGCTGGTGCTACCGGAAAGCGAGATCTTCGACTTAGCTTGTGCTAACGGAGTTCTGTACGTCTGGGAAATCACGTATCATGCCGATCCTGATGAACTCCGTAAAGAAGTAGAGCAAATATTAACTGGAGAGTAGTGCTCATGGGAGCAAGCTGACTTGAAATCAGTCGCCATCGGAAACGGTGAGGGTTCGATTCCTTTATTCTCCGCCAAACAACTGGAAAGCTGGTGAAACTGGTAGCCACGCATCACTGCTAATGATGAGTCCGAAAGGGCATGAAGGTTCAAGTCCTTCGCTTTCCGCCAAACAACGAAAGTTGTAGTGCTTCTAATGACCTTCTGAGCACTATACAATATATGAAGGGTCGCTGCACGTGGTTGCCGTCAGATCGTAAGGATCAAGTAGTAACCGGGGCTGAGAGACCAGCCCATTCACAATGGCCCGACGAGTAACGGTTGCCCCTTTCTAGAGAATTTTCTGGGCGAAAATCCAGAAGTAATCAACTAGTTGTTAGTGGGAAGAGTTTCTTAGGGCCACCAAATTTGAGTATCATCGTTCGATGAGTCGCCTGTTGGAGTTATATGCTGCACGAAGTGCAACGTACCAATACGCGGTCTAACCGGATAGTGTGTGCGATGTACATACTATTTGTGGAGGTCTGATCAGCCCTCGATGGTACTCAAATTTGGGATATTATCATAACTGGATAATGACCTCGATTGTGGATCGAGTCTATCTTGGTTCGAGTCCAAGATATCCCTCCAGGTTACTGCACCATTAGTTTAATGGATAGAATATAGAGCTACGAACTCTATGGTTGAGGTTCGATTCCTCGATGGTGTACCATAAAATCTCTGCTGAGAGTGACGAGGTTAGCCCTCTGGGTCACATCCCTCTTCTAGCCGCCTCCCATAAATGCAAGCATTTATGTTCTGGCCCTAGACACAACGTTGTACTCAGCAGAGTGCGCATAATTGGGGTATAGCTCAGTAGGTAGAGCGGAGGTCTCTGAAGCCTTAGGTCACAAGTTCGATTCTTGTTGCCCCTGCCAATTGCACCGTAGAGGAGAGGCCGTCCTCGCCAGTCTCATAAGCTGGAGATCGCAAGTTCGAATCTTGCCGGAGCATCCAATTCTAGGAGAAGATGATGAAAATCTCTTTTACAGAACGAGTACTGGGTACTGGAGTAATGCTAATTACTTCCTGGGATGGCGATAACTGGTGTAACGTGACAGGCTTACGCAAGTCAGAACAAACACCAGAGAACATTGCTAAAATCAAGAAACGAATGGCAGAGGCTGCTAGACGTCCAGGAGCACCACGAAACGGTAAACGTTGAGGTAATCATGATTCGCTATCAAGGTATGCTAATTAATACCCACACAAAAGAGATCGTATTTTGGGCACCGGCTTTTCATGACACGTACAAGGAAGCTGAGGACGATGCTAGAATAGCTCAAATACACCCGGACGAGGAAATCTGCGTCCGTCAGCAAGAACAATAATGCTCTGATAGTTCAGTTGGTTAGAACAGGCGACCGATAATCGCCAAACACTGGTTCGAGTCCAGTTCGGAGTACCAATTTTTGCCCCCTATAGGATATTTCATCGGAATATCCTCCAGCGATGGTACGTAGTATAGTACTTACCTGTTAGGCCTAGACAAATTTACTTTGTGGGCAAAACAGGTATAGGTAGGAGAAGAATAGTAGCGTAAGATTCTTGAGGCAAATTCTTTGGGTCAGTTGGCAGAGATGGTTTATGCACTCGCTTCATACGTGAGACTACAGTGGTTCGAGTCCACTATTGACCACCAAATACTTGCTTAGCTCAATCGGGAGAGCATCGTCTTTACACGGCGAGGGTAGCTGGTTCGAAACCAGCAGCAAGTACCAATTTACAGTGAGACTTCGGTTAAAGCAGAGATACTGGTGATCTTTCTGGTTTGATTATAGAAGCCGAAGTCAAAGAAGGTTATGGTGCAGTTGTGATTTGCGAAGGATGCGGAGTTATTCGAGTAGATCATGAAGGCAAACGTTTAGAAGAACCCGAAAACTTAGGAGAAATAAATGAGTAATGCTTTACTTAGTGAAATTATGTTAACACGTCTTGTAGAACTTCAGGCTCTTCGAGATGAGTCTCAAAATAACTTAGCCCACCATAAACAAATGGTAGATACTCTTACTACTCGTATTGATACCTACGAGCGCGATATTGCAGCATTACAGGCTCTTTTCTCTGTATCAGCACCAGATACATTAGAACAGCCTAATGTATCTCAGCCGATAGAAATAGCACCTAGTTAATGGCATTTTTAAGAGTAGTGCAACGGTTAACATAACGCCCTTTGATTCCATTACCAGTGGGTTCGGGCCCCCTATTGACCACCAAATACTTGCTTAGCTCAATCGGGAGATCATCGTCTTTACACGTCGATGGTAGCTGGTGCAAAATCAGTAGCAAGTACCAATTTACAGTGAGACTTCAGTCAGGGCCGTCAAACGTCCGAGAAGCTGTAATTTCTGATGGGGACGATCCCAGATTCGTAAGAATACCCCATCCTTACCTTTACAGGTTTTGGCGCAATGCTGAGTAAAAGTCTAGGGAATCGACTCCATGCCGTCCAGGAGTATAAATGTAGAAGCTAGGACTTTAGACGGTCATTGCCCTAGCGCGTTGATGCCGTGCCGGAATCGGTATACGGGGCTTCCTAAAGGGCGTAAGCAGAACATCCACTCTGCATAAGATACCCGAAAACGAGGCTGAGATAAATGGTCTATCTTGTGAAGGTTCGATCCCTTCCGGGGTTAGCGTGTAGTGGGGCTAATCAATCCCCACGTTAAACGTTCAAGTTAAGATTTGTTAGTTGCAGAAACGGGGAGGCTATCAACCTTCAGTCCCTGAAAGCTCTCAGCGCTTGGAACTCTTTCGTCCGTAAGGAATAGACCCCCTTTCGCTTTGACTCGCAAACTTCAAACCAAGTGTAACTAACAGCTGCAAGCCTGGATTACCGCTCTTCGGAGCGGATAATTCAAAAATTCATTTGCTAAACGCTCTTATAATTGCTATAATAGATTCATAAACTAATGAGAGGAGTTAGCAAATGTCAAAGGTTACTGCAACAGGTATTGAATCCGCACTGGTTCTTAACTGGGACGGATGGGATGGCGATCATGAGTGGATGGTGTTCTATAACTGCGAGCTTCAGCCGGAGTTATGGACTAAACTTACTGACGAGCACGCTATGCCCTACGGAACTATTGACGTGGAAGTCTATCTTCCAAAAATGGTCGGGACAGTAATGGTTCACGACGGTATGAACGAAATCTTCCGTAAAAGCATTAAACTGGTAGTTTCTACCGGCGACTTTATCTAACAATTAACTGAGGAAATATCATGTTTACACGACCAACTAATGGAAATTCTGCTGTAGTCCGCCTGATGATTGTACAGGATAACCTGTCCAATAACATCGAGTCTCTAGACCGCCGTATCGAAGAGTACCGCACTGAACTGCTGGCTCTGATGCGCGAACGCGAGGCCAAGATCGAAGAGCAGCTAGAAGTCTGTGAAGCGATCGATCGTCTGGTTGACGGAACCGCAGTGTTCATGGCGGAAGCTCCCGCAGAGCCTACTTTCACCCCGGTAGCACCAGCTGACATGCAGTACGCTATTCTGCCTTTCCATCTGGAAGAAGAAGATGGCGAAGGCCCGTCGCTGGAAGACGTTGTTCGCTTCCTGCTTGCCTCCGGTTTCCCGAACGGGGGTCGTTAATGGATTTTATCGTTGTTTGCGGAGCGAATACTGACTGCTTCGAACTGTTAAACGACGCCCTAGACAAGGTTGATGAACACATGCAGGAGGGTAGAACTCCTACGTTCATTGACCTGTCTCAAGGTAAAACTTATTTCTACCCGTCGCTTGACGTAGAACCTACAGTTCTACCGATCTTCATGCACTCCCTTTCATGGGACGAAGAAGACGATTAATGAAAAATTCATTTGCCTAGTACCCTGAAATTTAGTATAATATTTATATTGAAACGAAAGAGGAAAAGCAAATGGAAGATGAAGTTAAGTTATACATTTGTTCCGATTGCGGTGAGTTAAGTGAATGCCATTGGGAGTGTCCGACGTGTGAGTCAGATGATCTGATGGAGTACGAACCGGAATAACAAATTAAGCGGCTATGGTGTTCAGCGGTCAACATACCGGCCTGTCACGTCGGAGCCACGGGTTCGAATCCCGTTAGCCGCGCCAAATTCTCTCTGGGCTAAGAGATATGACCGTCTAGAGGTATCCTCGGACACAAGGGTCAGCCCTAGTTACAATAAGTTAGCAAATATCTCGTTTCGACGAGGTATTTGAAGAGGTTCTCACGAGAGCTTCTTCAAATACGGGAGATTGGCTCAGCGGCGACGGCGCCTGGCTGTAGACCGGGTATACCACACGGAGGTTCGAGTCCTCCATCTCCCACCAATTTAAGGTAATAGGTATGTTTTCAGATAAAATAACACAACATCTTAACCTAATAGGACAACCTATAGAAATAACGAGAGAAGTCCTGTTAGAAAGTTTAAAGTGTGGTACTGGCAACTTTGGTAAACGATCTAACATGCTCTATAGCTTAAAGCTGTCTGCTTTATCGCTAATTAAGTATAACAGATCTATTGGGTACAAAGACGGAACAGCAGGGTTCCTCTACGCGATCACAAATCCAGCCTGGCCGGGCAGGGTTAAGTTAGGCTTATCCACTCAGCCACACAAAAGGTTGGCTCAATATCAAACTTACTCACCTTTAAGAGATTACAAAATGTACCACTGGTCTTTTTGGTTAGATGTTCGTAAGGCAGAAAAGAGTTTCCACGGTCTATTAAAAGCAGACCATGAATGGGTAACTCTAGACCAGAGCTTAGCCTCGTTGTTGACTTCTCTCAACGATGAGAGCTTAAAACAATTTATGGTTCCTTAGCTCCAATTGGTTAGAGCGGCATCTTGTTAAGTTGAGGGTTGCTGGTTCAAGTCCAGCAGGAACCGCCAATTTTACTGAAAAGGTTATTTAATTAACCTAGGCACGCGTAGGAATACTGCCACCGCAATTGAAAGATGTGGCCCGGTTTGGAGAGGTATGCCGCTACACGCTACGGTGCTAACTCCGTCTAGGTGAAAATCCTAGTCAGTAATACAGTATTAGGGTAAGAACAGCGACTTAGGTTGCAGTGAAGCGTTAGCAATCGGTGGAACTCCGGTGCGCCCTAATTAAACAATGCATCATTGGCCGAGTGACTAGGCAGAGGCTTGCAAACCCTCGCAGCATGGTTAAAATCCATGATGGTGCTCCAATTACCAGAGGTACTCATGATTAAGTATAAGGCGTTTGTAACAAGAGAGTCCCAAACAGGAGATTCAAGTATTAAATTCGAAGGTACAACGTTACATGATACATTTGAAGCCGCTTTAACAGAGGCGGAAACCCATATAGTATCGAAAAGCTGCTATGCTCATGTATGGGAAGTAAACACTATTTTAGATCGCTAGCTCAATGGTTAGAGCACTCGCCTTTTAAGCGATAGGTTCCGGGTTCGAGTCCCGGGCGGTCTACCACATTATGGGACTTCAGCTAATCGGTTAAGCATCATAGATAGCGGGGAATCCCGGTCTGTGAGGGGAGTAGCACGTAGTCTCCCAAGTTCCACCAAACATCAGAGCAGCGTGATGTACTGCAAAGACCCAAAGACCGGGGTGGACTTCTTGATTCAAAGGAGCAGGCACGAATTACGCAACTGTAGCTCAGCGAGGTGAGAGCACTGGTTTGAAAGTCCAGGGGTCGTTCGTTCAAATCGAACCGGTTGCACCAAATTAATAGTATCAATAGCTTATGGAGCTGAATAGTCCTAAAGCTCACGGTAAAGCAGCTGGCCGTTAGTGAGCAGACTTGGAAACGTCTGGTGATCTCTAGGTTAGCCGGTGCGTTGGTTCGAATCCAACTGATACTTCCAAATCCCAAGTAGCCCGTTACAGGCTCTCTGATTAAACTCAGACAAGCAGGTGATGGGTGACAGGATAAAATAAGCCACCGATTTCCGGCCGTTTGACGTGGTAAAGTCCTCCAGTCAAGAAGAATTTCTGCGTGCAGAAATCACTGAAAGCAATGGGGCAGACAACTTGAGATAGATTGCCTATAACGTCTCAAGTAGTGGCATTGACTTAGGGTGGCATTTTCCCGAAAGTTCGAAAAATTCATTTGCTAAACGCTCTTATTTCTTGTATAATGTTTATATACATTGATGAGAGGGCTTACCAAATGAATCAAAAAATTCTTATGCGATATAATCCACGAGCTTTATGGTTCCGCTGGGAAGTGATTGTATCGTACCAGGTACGAGTGCGTAACGGTGATCCTGAGAACAACATTATCGTGCTGGAGACATTCTCTAATAGAGACGCAGCAGTTAAGTTCCTGAACACCATTGACAATACTTTAATCAAGGTATATTAATAATGGATATCTTTACTACTCCTGCTATCAACCTGGTCGGTGTCGGCCTATTCCAGGCAACGGTCTATCGTATTGATGACAGCACTGACGTTGTAACGTTCATTGTACCAGAGTTCTTCCTTGAGAAGTTCTTTGAAGAGTTTGAGCAATTCCGTGAAGAGCATAATGCTTACTCCAATATGGAGGATCTAGCGGCGATGTTCCCAACTGTATATGGTTACATCTTTGAAGGCAATGATCTGCTTTTAGACAAGTCAGAGCTGGTGGAACTCAACTGGGGCATCAACTTTGAGGTAGGCAGCCCATTCCCGCGGTATTTCCAAGGTCTGGAGATTCGATAATGGGTGGCTACTCTAATTTCATCGAGAATTACATTAATTCCGTAGATTCCTGGAATCAGGAAACTCTAGTGGTAGTGCTTAAAGAGAGATTCAATATCTCTACTCTAGAAGCCCTAGAGGCTATAGAAGCCTACTTGGATAACGATTAATACCCACTTGGTCCAATCTGGTAGAGGCATGAGGCTTAAGACTTCAGGGTTCCCGGTTCGAGTCCGGGAGTGGGTACCAAATTACGGGGCACGACTGATGGGGAAGCCGGCCTGGCTTGGGTTGAGATACGGTTCGATTCCGTAAATAAATGGTCTCGTAATTCCGCACAGGTGATGGTAGGTTCGAGTCCTACTCCCGTATCCAATTTTATAGGGTTAGAAATATGAAGCATGGTAAAGGGGAGTCCAATAAGCTAAAAGAGCTTATTGATGCGGGGTTTATAACTCCGGATATTACCGAGGAAAACGTACTATTCATAGTAGAGAATATTACGAATAAAGAGTACTTCCGTACTACCTCCCATGTGAAAGGTTCTAGTTCATACCGTAGAAATACAAAACATTTCTGCCAAATTGTGGCTAGAGACCTACTAAAGTTTTACCATAAGGAAAATCAGGCTAAGGGGCTGAATGCCGGGTATGTTTACTTAGTATCTAACCCTGCCTGGGACAGTTTTAAAGTAGGTTCCGCTATTGACGTAATAGATCGATTAAATTCTTACCAGACGTACTCTCCTGCACGAGATTACACCCTGGAGTTTTACTTCTTTAGCTTCGATCGTAGACGAGATGAAAAATTGGTGCTGGATAGTTTTGAACACTCCAATGAGTGGATTTCCGCTCCTAAAGAATTAATCATCCGTAAGATGAAAGAACTTGCAGTTTACAGATAACTCTCCGTAGCGCAGCCTGGTCAGCGTGGGTGCCTTGGATGCATCGGGTCGTAGGTTCAAATCCTACCGGGGAGACCAATTTTGCCTCTTTAGTTAAATGGCATAACAGCTGCCTTGTAAGCAGCCTTTGGTGGTTCGATTCCATCAAGGGGCACCATTTCGCGACTAACTGTACGGGTTACAGCGTCCGCCTTCCAAGCGGTACTGAGTGGGGTTCGATTCCCCCTAGTCGCTCCAAATTCGATAAAATGACCGTCCCCTGACGTTGCGGGGAATTAAACAAGGAACTGGGAGCCGGTAAGGCCGTTTTATCGATCTAATTTCTCTGTTCTAGAGCCAATGTAGTCCAGGGTGCCGACGTCTGCCTGGAACTCGACTCTACAGTAGTTAGGACGTCACTTAACAGCCAGAGATGGCAAACTATAGGAGAAGCAAATGTTAACAGTTAAAGTAATGTCACCTAACGGTGGCGAAGAAATTCACGATGGTTCAAGCGTTGGGTTTAATCCTAAGCAGAAGAGCATCTCTATTGCCGGTCTTGATCAGCATATCTTCTTGAAAGAGGATGAGGTAGCTTACGTTATGAATCAGAACGGTAAGACAGTATCTGTCTACCACGGCAGCTAATTCTATTCCCCGAGTGTTACTGGACAGCACGCCGGTCTCCAAAACCGTGCAGTAGGAGTTCGAGTCTCCTGGGGTTTGCCAGTTTAAAGGAGTGATCATGATCACTTATAGCACCAATTTTATGGGGCCAGTCTCCAACAATTGGTACACCCGTATGGGTATTCCGTATACGGAAGTAACCGAGCCGAATCGTTTTGCAGATGGCGGGCAACTAACTCGAAAAGTATTTGCCAAACGATATGCCGGTGGTCGCATTGACGTTCGTGGTACTGATGAGTATTTCGGCCAGGAAATCGGTGTTCCGATTATGGAGGCCGAGTCTTGGAATGAACTCCAACAGTTTCTCTGGACATTCTCGTCCGATAAGGTTCTGACACTAGAGCAAATAGTACAGGCTCTAGAGGACGAGACAGGTTTTCGCATTGTTTGGTTTAAGGAGCCAGCATGTACATAGATCGTAACCAACTATTCAGGTTCCTAGAACTTGACCTTCGTTGGCCTCTATCAGTAGATCCGGGACGAGCTACTGGCAAGACGTTTGAGGCTATTAATACAGCCTATGAGTTTGCAGTATTTAAAGGTATTCAAGCAGTATATGTAGCATCCGGCGTCCGTGAGATGGCACGCCTAGAGAAGAAGTATAATGAACTTCAACCTCACGTTAAAATTACAACGTATAGCATGCTAGAAACCTACCGCATAGGTCGTCGATTCAGCTGCATCATGTTTGACGAGCCTAGCTTAGCTATTAAATATGGCGTAAACGCTTACGTGGTTCGTATAGCCAGAGAAAACCAGTGTCCTGTAATTATTTTTGGAGAGTAAAGTGGAACAAGAATTTCAAGTCTTCGTAGACGCCTCTAAGAGAGTTTTATTCATACAAGCCACCGATGAAGGTCATGGCCTGCAACTTTCCTTCGACTCTCTGGAGCAAATAAACCAGATTGTTCTGAGGGCACAAAAATCCTTAGAAAAGAACACTGAGGCACCTCCTGACCTCTAAATAAAAGCCCCTTGTCTCTTTGAGCGAGGGGCTTTTTCTTTATAAATTCACTTGCAAAAATGCCAATTTTGCCGTATAATAGATTTATAAATTGATGAGAGAGATTTCCAAGATGAAAGTAACAATGGAAAACACAGAAGAGTTTATTGCTATCTGTACTGCGTATGCAGATACGCTTCCACCTGAGGGTATGGACGACCATACAATGCAGTTAGTGGCGGATATCTACAGATTAGCAGAGTTAGCTAAAGAACAACACAACAGGCTGGTGTACGTCAAAGAACGCCTCGAAATGATGGATAAGGAGTAATCAATGAACGAACTCAATGAACTGAATGAATTGCATTACGCTGAACGTGCTATTGACGAGCTGGATTTCGCTGGTGGTTATTATACCCGACACGTCAACGCAATGACCGCCGAAGGGCTTAATAGTAAGTCTGCGATTGCTGCGGAGTTAGCAGTTCGGGACTTTGTTATTGATAGTCTCCAGAAGACTATTAGCAACTTGAGCGAAAACAATAAAGCTGCTCTGGAAGCCCTGGATAAGCTGTCCAACCATCTTCTCGCATTGGGGATCAAATAATGAATAAGCAATCTCTACGTGGTATCCGAGTCTTTCGCTCTAGCCTTGTTGATTCCTTCTATATCTGGGGCAAGGCAACTCGACGCACTGTTGAGCAAGCACTAGACGGTACGTTTTATGATTGGCGAGAAAAAGAGCGAAACCCCGTATTCAGCCGCCCAGGGCTGTATCACGATCGTGTATCTAAGACGGCGTGGTACGAAATTGAAGTAACTCCTGGCGTTATCAGAGCGTTCTATACGGATTGGGAGCACGAAAAGTGGGTTTGGGACAAGCAGATTGCTCCCGGTGATCGTATTATGAACTATGCCGAATATAAAGAAATGAAGCGCATGTTCGAGCTATACGATGTTCCTAGGCTGTCTCGCCCGGCTATCTTCATTGCTAGCCAAGAGTACTGGCATACTGTTCGTATGAAGCGTGATTTTAACAAGCATCACCTGCGCTATGAGAAAGAACACGGCACACTGCGGGAACGTGTGGCCAAGAGAAAAGCCGAACTGCGTGAAAAACGCCTGGAGAAGAAATATGGTGAAAGCTAGTCTCTTACGCTTCACTCCTGGAGTTGGCCTCCAGTATAAAATTGTTGGGGGGCACAAGTTCCAATACTTCACCCCGGGTAAGCTCTATTTCGTCGAGCTACACGATAGTAGAGCAGGCTACAAAGTACGAAGCGACGCAAATGAGGGCATTTGGGTGAGCTTCACACAAGTTAAACGCTGGTTTACAGTTGAAGGATATAATGATTATGAGTAAAGTTGTATATTTCGTAAAATGCTGCCGTGACACCCTGGAGCTGGTCGACCACAAAATGCAGACCTGTAAATGCGGTGCCTCCTCAATAGATGGTGTTGCCGGAGCCTACGTCCGTTTTCTAGGCGACAAAAGTAACTTCATGCGTCTGAATGAGTTCCAGCTCGAAGTTGAAAAGAACCGACCGGCTCTAGAGGCAGAGGCCGAGCGTCTCAAAGATTTCGATGGGAACATCGTAGCATATAACATGGTAAGCGGTAAAGACTTCTGGTCTGAACTGGCTGAAAAACTTAACATGCCGCGGCAGGCGGCTAAGGCTTTATATCATGGCTTCAACTACTCGCCACGTTGGAATTAAGTTCTCCAACAGTAACAGAACATATGTTTACCGCGTACCTAGTTATTGGAAATACTCCCCGGAAATAGGTGATGTAGTGGTCATACCTGGGAACGTTATGTTTAATAATCCTCGTCGCGCCAAAGTGGTAGAAGTGCACGGTATGTATGGTAAGCCAGAGTATAAAGAAAGAAAGAACATCTCTTATGTAGAGCTGCATGATTACTTACCGAAGGAGGAACGCAATGGACGATAAAATTGCTCGGGAAGCAATAGAACTTGTTCGTAAACGACTGGAAGAACGTAATGTCGAGGTGCCGAAAATAATGCTTATTGGCTACGGCGGCATCGGCGGATTTCCCAGCTTCACTGACCTAGAAAGAATGGAACGAGAGTCCCAAGCCAGCTTTCTAGAGTTAGAATCCTACGCTCGGGAAATGGAACACGAACATCCGATTGGTAATAACTTTATGCCACGTAGCTCCCACCAGGAGGTTACTCACGGCAAGACTAATTCCTGGCCCACTCCGAAACGCAGAGGTAGAAAATGATTACTACAGGATTTGGATATTCTCACGAAGAATTATGCAAAATGGTTGAAAGCGCTCCGTTTATTAAGAAGTTAGTCGAAGAGCAACGACCGGTGTGTTTACATGCTGCCTGTACCAAGTGTCACGGTACTGGTGTTGATAAAAACGGCAAGATGTGCGTACACGCACTGTCCTGCCCGTGTCCTAAGTGTAGCTGGAGCTGTTAATATGGATCTAGGATATTGTGTAGTACATGAATTCATGGAGCAGGGGTTGCCGGATCGTATTTGCGTTGTAACCTCTCGTAATCTGGAAGCGGCCCAATCACTAGTGGAGCGACTCTCTGGCTACTATCGTGACCATGAACGTTACCAGCAGAAAGTATTTGACCTGACAAAACTGTACCATCAAAAAGCTCTGGATATGCCAACTCCACAGCTGGACGATCTCAAGCAGTTTAGTCCTGAGGCCTGGTATAGCGTCAAAGACGCCAGTCCGGTAGACTATACCGTACAGGTATTCTCGCATTATGGTACTCGTCACTGGATAAACCGTAAGTGGGATACCATGGTTGACTACCTTAATTCGGAACTCGAAAAGGGAGCTGCCGAATACAAAAGAAAGCGTGCCGAAGCCAAAGAATTGAAAAATTCAGTTGCATTGTAGGCGATTTTTCGATATAATAGTTACATAAATTGATAGGGAGAGCTTCATGAGCAAACTAAGTATTGAAAGCATTATCCGCCCGTTGATGCACGGGTATGTACAAGGTTCCTGTGTAAGCGAAACTGAAGCTCTCAATGTTATCGAAGAAGAGCTTGTGGCTAACGGGTATAACCTTCACGAAGGTGTTATCGAGGATCTCTTCTGGCAGACCGCGGAAGATATGGAGATCTTTCGGTGCGTGAATTGTGGGTGGTGGTGTCCTGCTTTTGAAAGGGCGGAGAACCAAATAGAGGAAATCTGCCGGGACTGTGAGCCAGACCTCGAAGGCGAAGTTGACGAACAAGATAACGAAGGTGAAGACTATGAGTAAGCGTTCAATTGCAGCAATCATCGTATTCAGTATGCTGTACTCTGGAGTATCTCTGGCCGCAGAGCGTAACAAAGTAGAGATCTCTGATAACGGGCGGGTTCGTGTAACAACGAATGGGATTACTAAAGAAGCTGGTAAGTTTCGTAAATCTGAAACCCGTTTTGGGGAAACTAAGATCTACACGAACAAAACCTACGGCAAGCCCGCTGTGACACTGGATCGCTATGGTCGTCAAGTAGAAGATGAGGACGATAGCGATGAGTAATCTTCACCCTAAACTTCAAGAGACCCTAGACTGGATTAATGAAGAGTGTGCTTTTGAGGAAGCTCCTTACTGTGTCTGGGCAAGAGCTGGTGCAGCCCCCTCGGAGTGGTGTACTGTGTTTGATAATCGCTACCGGATAACCGTTGAACTAAGCCTAAAAGAGGATAAAGTATACGCTAAAGCCTCTATGACCGCTCTAGGATTATCCGGGTTCGTGGAGATGCAAGAGCTCTGTATGCCTAACTCCCACCTTCGGGTTCAGATCGAGCAGTTGGCAACAATTCGCCTGATGTTACCAGAGGATAACATTAATGACCACTTTCATAAGGTTATTGAAAATGAATACAAACTACGGCGGGAACGTCGCAGAGCACGACGGGAAGTAGAGAAGACTCGGATGATGTGTAACATGAATCCACACGTATAACGGTAGGGCCGTTATAGGAGTCACCTTCCTGTTCCTATCCGGAGTCGTGCCCGCGATGAACGAAGTGGTGAGTTGGTCGCTGACCATTAACTAATTCAAAGACAAACTGAGGAAGCAAAATGTTTACTTTATTTTTACTGGCAGTAGCAGCGTGGATGGCAGTTGGTATCAATCATGGTCTGGATTGCGCTAAGGTAATGTCAGCTAAAGCCTTCGAGTTTCTGGCTAAGTTCGCCACCCGTAAAGATATCGAGGCCATAATCGCCAGGGGTGGAGCCAAAGACGCAGAAGGTGTCTTGAAGTCCTTCGACAAGCTCCTGGAGCTTCGTAGTGGTAAATATGCTGCGGAGATCCGCTGTATGGATCGTAAGATCATCGGCAGAATTTGCAAAGGGATTTTCATTGTACAAGGCGCTTTGAAAGGCCCATTTGCTAAGCCTAAACCGGACAGCCTCAAAAGGGCACAGATCTTTAATAATTATTGTGTTGAAAAACACCCGCTAAATCGCTAAATATCCAAGCCCAGCATCGAAAGGTGTTGGGCTTTTCTTTTTTAAAAATTACTTGCACTCTCGCTTAAAATGTTGTATAATGGTTTTATAAATGAGAGGAGAACAAAGATGCGTATTATCTCTAAATTAAAGGACGTATATGATCTACAAGGTACTATGTATGATGCAGAAAGAGCATGGTATCGCGAAGAGGTGAAAAAGGTTGTAAACGTATCCGCTGATTTCGAACAAATTATTTTCTACGCTGAAATCTTGCGTAACCGTACTTCCTCTGGATATGGGGGTGTTAATATGGGAACTCTGGAAGTTCGTCCAGTATTGATTTGTGGTACACTACGCTGGCTGTACGGTTATCACACTGGCCTAGGGGCAGATGCTGTGCATATCCAGACTTTCGATCCAGTTAAAGTAAAAGAGGTACTGGAAGAACAAGGATACTACCTGCGGATGGGTTGGGACATGAATACGATTGAGAAGATCGACGCTCGTGTTCGTAACGCAACTACCACGGCTTCCAGCTTCCTAGAGACTTTCAACAAACCCATTGCTATGGCGTGGGATGCTTCAAAGTCCGAGACTGACCCAACGGTAAACATTACCGTTAAAACTGATTTCAACTTCCATGCGGAAGATTTCCCGTGGCAGGAGATCGATCCAAACCTGTATCGCTGGCACCAGACCCTAGAATCATATATCTTTGGTGTGCTGGGTCAAGGGGAACCAAAGACCGAATCTACGTCTGATCGTGATCGGTTAATTGCTAAGGGCTTCGATGCTAAAGTTTCTTTCAGGAATATGGAGCGGTAAGACTGGAGCAATTCTGTTTCTGGCAATTGCAGCAGGCACCTTCGGGGGTGCCTACTACATTACCAATAAGCTAACAGATATGTCCAGTTCTTTACAGTCCCTATCAAACCGTAATGAACAACTAGAAAAGACAGTTGGTAATCTCCAAACAGAGATTCGAAATCGAGATCGCAACACCACTACCTACATAACCAACCTAGCCAAGAACCAGGAAGAGCTGGATGGACGTATTAATAAACTGGATGCAGCTAGAGCCAAAGAGGGCGTGGTTGCCGCTAAACCTAAACTTGCTACTAAGGTGGCAAAAGACAAAGTTAATGAATTCCAGGAGAGACTTTCATGCGTAACTGGAAATATGGACTCCTGCTCTCGGCTGCAATTATCGCATCCGGGTGTGCAGAACGGCCAGACCCAAGTAGTACAGTAACGGGGATAGAGCCGCAACACCTACCGTGGCCAGCAAGCCTACAGACTTGCCCGTTTAATTTTGAGTTCATAAACGAAGAAGGGAAAGTGTATGTTCGCATACCTTACCAAGATTGGATCACAATGGGCAAATGTAATGAGCAGGTCTACACCTACATTGCCAATCTGACTGCATTAACGTGTACCTATCGCGTGTCACTTAATGAATATCGTTGCAAACCGTTCAATAAGGAAACAAAATGAAATACGTTTTAGGATTAGTTGGTGATGCCGGTGCAGGCAAAGACACCTTTGCTGACATGGCTAAGGTTTGGGCCTGGGAAGTCCTCGGTCCGGAGTATTCTATCAGTAAATTCAGTTTTGCGGCTCCAGTTTACGAACTCGCGGCTGTAATCCTTGGAGTCACGCCAGAAAAGCTGGCAGAGCGCAGGACAAAAGAGATTAAGCAGTGGTTTTGGGTGACTCAGGAAGCCCTTGAGCGTACTGCTAACGTCTGGAAGCGTTTTGGGATCGACAAGTACGCCGATTTCTCTTACGTTTGGCCTCAGTTTGAAGCGTCAACGCTATATCCGTTGGTTGCTAAGACTGCTCCAGACTTTTATCAGGGTCACGAGACCCCGCTGTACCCATTATACACGTCCCCTCGTAAAATGCTAGAATTTGTTGGCACGGAGTTAGGACGCGCTCTGGTGGATGAGAACTTGTGGTTAAATATTGTGGTCGATCGTATCACTGCTACCAAAGCTGACATTAGTATTATTTCTGATGTTCGTTTTGATAATGAAGCCGCTCTAGTTCGGAACTTCCCCGGTGCGCAGAACTCTAGTATTCTTAAAGTTCACGCCCCTAACAACATCCACGCTATCCAATCTACTCATGCCTCTGCTAGAGGTGTTGCACCCGAGTTTATTGATGATGTGGTCACAAATAACTTTGACGGACTGGAAAATTTCCGTAAAAATGTAAACGCGTTTTGCGACGAGAGGATTCTCTTTATATAAGGTAACAATATGGGACAAATTAATAACGTAGAGCAGAAAGGTGGCAATAAGACTCCTAATTACTTCGCCTCCCTGGTGGCGACTAAGGCAGAGTATAATATTTACCACTATCATCTCGATGGGCCGATAGTCGATGTAGACTACTACCGCGACCTATCAGTCACTCTGGCAACTATGCAAGAGGGAGACACTCTTAATCTTTATATTAATAGTCCCGGCGGGTACGTTGATACAGCAGTTCAGTTGTGCAACCTTATCATGAACTGCCAGGGAACCGTTATTGGGCATCTGGTTGGGCCATCAGCATCAGCTGCCTGCTCAATCTTCCTAGCCTGCCACGGCTGGTTGGTGCACCCTTACGTTATGTTGATGGGCCATACCTATCGTGGTGCACACTATGGTAAGGGTAAAAACGAGATCCAGCACTATGCAGATCAGTTCAACTCATTCTTTGAGGATATGATGTTAGACCTGTACTACCCGTTCTTCTCTCTAGAAGAGATCACTGAGATGATAGAAGGTGGTAAGGATATTTGGCTGACCTCCAAAGAGATCAACGAACGTGTAGATCGTATGGCGGCGCACCGAGAGCAAGAAGCTCGTAAGGCTGCGGGTCAATAAAACTAAGTAGGCCAGGGCTTTTTAGCTCTGGCCTTTTTCTTTATCTAAATTCTACTTGACATTTGTCCCAAAGTATGATCCGAGCAATAACTATAAAATTTTATTGCAACTTCCTCCAATAAAGGGTATAATTATAAATGGTTAGAGGAGGTTCTTAATGGATAAATTTATACAGTTGATATCGCTGTTACTACAAGAAGCGAAGGATCCAGCTTCTCTTCTTAAACGTTTGCTAACCTTACTGGTTGGTCTAGTTATCTACCTCTTTATAGCTAATACGAGTGAAGTCATGTCGTACTTAAAGACTTTCTCTACTTCGGCGGTCCTACAAGATGTTAAAATACAACGCACACTAGAGTTTCCAAATGTGGCACGAGAGAAGGCAATGATCCTATTCTCACAGACTCGAGCTGATGCCGTCTTCGTGGTTAAGTACAAGCCTGAGGCTATAAATGATTACCAAACTATCATAGCTTGGGAAAGCAACGTTCAGTTGGATAAATCCGATGTATCCGACAAAGCAGTTGACAAGACGTCTATGCTCTACCGAGCTCACTTAGACGGTCTAAACTTTGCGATCGACGCAAGGAATAAACAAGGTTTATCGAAGTGGTCTGGAACGGGTTTGCCGCCGTTTAAGAGTGCAAACTTCGAGTATGTGTACACGTGCCCATATTTTAACCTTAATAACATCTACGCTGGGTATGTCGCCGTCGCGTGGGAGAAGTACCCCCTACAAGACGAGGACATGGGTATGTTTAATGACTATATGGCAAAAATCTGCGCATCGCCGCAGAGATCACTAGGGAGATCAATATGAGTTTCAGATTTGGAAACCGTAGTCTCCAGCAGCTCGATACTGTAGATCCTAAACTTAAGGCTCTGGCTATTCGTGCTCTGGAACTCTCACCACACGATTTTACCATCATTCAGGGCAAACGTACTGTAGAACAGAGTGCCCAGAATATTGCCAATGGCACCTCATTTTTAAAAGACCCTAGCAAGTCTAAGCATGTTACTGGAAAGGCCATTGATTTCGCTCCGTATATCAATGGTAAGATTGACTGGAACGACTTAGAAGCATTCTGGGCTATTGTCGGTGCATTTAAAAAGGCCGCAAATGAGATGAACATCGCCGTTCGTTTCGGAGCGGATTGGAACAACTCTGGCGACTACCGTGATGAAATCCAACGCGGAACGTATGACGGCGGACACGTAGAGTTACTGTGACATTAAGGGGAGCTTTAGGCTCCCCTTCTTTGTATGGAGCAAGCAAATAGGAGGTGGTTATGTTTGCAAGTTTAGTAACTATAATGCTACTCAAGATATTTCAATTCGGTATAGTATTCTTTTCCGCAACATGGATTTTAATACGCGGTGCCATTTACTTTCGCAGAACACGCTTAGCTAGGGTTGCTAGATGGCTCTTACACTTCGTATTTGGTATTTTTGGCGTGTTTCGCTGCCCGTGTGATAAAAAGAAGGGTACAGGGTTCTGCTGGCTCTGGCTAGAGCTAGAGAATTGCTTCTCATTATCCTTGGCACTACTATTTGGTATGATAGTCCTAGCTATAACGCTGGCGTTTATACCCCTAATGTACGCTGGTGGGGTGACATCTATTCTAACCCTAACTTCCCCTGTGTTGATGTACTCAGTCTACCCAATTACACTGTTTTTCGTAAGAAGGGGTAAGCACTGCAATTAATGAAAAATTCAATTGACTTTCCGCTCGATTTAGCGTATAATATATTTATAAATTCGAGAGAGGAGATACAAAATGTCGGACAGATTCTACACTCAGATGTGCGAGCATTTTAAAGTAGCTCCCTACGAGTTAAATATAGCTCTGCGGGATCGTGAGTCACCGGAGTTTAAGAAAATTGCTAAGAAATCGGAGGGTGTTATGTCCAACGGTAAGAAAATGACCCGAATTGACCTTAACAATGCGCTAACTGAACTGCTCGGCGTTAACATTGAGGGCCAGAAACTTTCTATGCCAACTTTAACCACTATTTTGGCAAAAGTCAAGGCAGGAGATGTTAAAAAAGTAGCAGTGCCTGAGGGTCGTCTGAAAAAGCCGTATCAGGAAGCTGTAATGGAAGCTTTCGGAGAAAAGCTAGACCTAGATACCGCAACCGTAAAAACAATGAAAACACTATTGGAGAGTATTAATAATGTCTAAGAAGATTGTATTCCTTAAAGGTTCTAACTGTGCCCCTTGTAAGCAGTTTGAACCTGTTTTTGATAAGCTCACCGCTGAGTTCAACCTGCCCGTTGAAAAACGCACGGACGACGTAGATTCCCTACGTAAGTTCGGCCTTCGCACTGTACCCGCAGTAGTCCTGGTAGACGTGGAGAACGGACGTGAAGAAGCACACCATATCTTGAGTGGTGCCACGCTCCGTTCTGCGGTAGTTAGTAAAGCTATCCAAGACTTTATCGACTACGTAGAAGAATAATACCTAACCCCGGCTCAATACGAGACCGGGGTTTTTTATTATTTGCTAAACGCTTAAAATTTTGATATAATATTTATATTGAATTGAGAGAGGATTACATAATGACTAAGCAAGCATATCTTATCCTGAATAACGGTTTTGCGGTCGGCACTACCTTCGTTGATCTGGGGTATACAAAAGAAGAGTGGCAAGCTCTCAGCCCCGAAGTAAAGAATCAGCTTGTTAATGAAGCCGCCTGGGAGTACGCAGAAGCCTATGTGGAAATGGTAGATGACGAGTTAGTTATTGTCGTTTCCCTTGGTGCCGTAGGTTGTGATGCTCACGTACATACTGACTTCCAGAGCGAAGAAGAGTGGGATGAATTAGATCTAACCCACCAAAATGCTTTGATCAACGAAGCGTTCTGGGAAGTTGTAGACTGCTACGTTGCGTTCTGTAAGGACGATGATGGAGCCAACACCTGCACTAACTATGGCTATGAACACGACGACGTGGAGTGTGCATAATGCAAAAATTCTCTAGAGACTGGTCTTCTGATATGGCCCGTAAAAATCGAGCTGCTGCCTACTATAATAAGAAAATACAGCTCGATAAGTTAATAAAGGGCATCACCTACAATGTAGAGAGGGGCTTTTCTGGCATAAAAGTAGACGCTAGAAGCCTGGACTACTCGTGCATAATGTGGGCTAAGCAGAATGGGTACGCATTTAAACGAATAGGCAATGAAATACTGATTGCCTGGGAACCCGAAGGTCTAGTGCAATACGTAATATACGACCCCTATAGAGGGGAATATGTAAGGGATCACAGGCAGCAGCCCACAGACTTCTCGCTGCCAAAACGTTATTATTTAGAGACGAGGTATTAATGAACGTTCATGAAACAGTTACCGTGCCCGACAGTGCTAATATCTTCTTCATCGGAGATATTCATGGCGAGTACGATATGATGATGGATGCCCTGAAACTTGCTGGGTATGAAGAAGGTCGTGACTACGTGTTCTGTGTAGGGGATCTTATCGACCGTGGCCCGAAAAACTTACAGGTTCTAGCGAAGTTCCTGTACAACCCGAAATTCCGTTCTGTCCGAGGGAATCATGACGAGTTCATGATCCAAGACGATTATGCTAACTGGATGTATAATGGCGGCAGCTGGACTATCACGGAAGGTTTCGATACGGACACCCTGAAAGGTATTGCAGAGGACATGGACAGCAAGATGCCGTACATGATGACCGTTGAACACCGTGGCAAGCGTTACGGGGTAGTTCATGCTGGTATCCCTCTGCGCTACCAGTCTCAAGGTATGGGTGTAAATGTACCGGTGTGGGACGATATTGTGCATGAACACGAATCTGCCCCAGTTCTACATCGTTTGGGTGTACTGCTGTGGGATCGTGATGTAATCCAGGAAGTTGGGTTTAACCTGTATCGTAGTGGGGAAAAGCATCCGTACTTCGATCGCTACTCTAGCTTCTCCAAGGAGTGCGCAGTCGATGTTCCTGAAATCGTGGGAGTAGACTACACGTTTCATGGCCATACTGGTGTCCCGTTCCCAATTCGCTGGAAGAACCGCGTCTATCTTGACACAGGTGGCACCTTTAACGGTCGCATGACCGTGGCGTCGCCGGTTTTAGGTCAATTATACACATTCACCACAGATCGTGACGATCCATGTGGTTCCGCTGACATTATTTAATAGGTGAAGCATGAAACTTTTCAAAGATCTGGAAGAAGGTGAAGTATTCGTAGTTGCTGGTGGTTTCGAGTTGCAGAAATGTGTCGCAATGCTGGACAACGGCAACTCCGTGTTTACAGATGACGCGAATATCTCGGTTCTGGTTGCCCCGGACACTGAAACCTGGGAACCTAAAGAGTTCTGGGAGATCCATAAAGATCGCCCAATGGGCGATCTACTGGACGACATTCTATTCACTGCCTGAGGTAAATCATGAAACTCGAATCTCGCTATATTGTATTTAAGCAGTCAGATGCCGCTAAGTATCTAACCAGCACTGCTATTCGGGAAATAAACGACAGCTTATCCCTGATTTATAAAGGTCGGGAAGCTGACGGTAAGGTAGGGTTTCCAAACTACCTCGTTCTAGAGGAGGATTGGCCGGAGTATCCTATCGCTAAAGAAGCCCTAGAAGGACGTATCGTGCTGGAAGAGTTTAATAAAAGGGCGGAGAAGAAACGCGGGGCTAAGGCTGCAGAAGATCACTATAAGCAGCACCAGTCCACCGAACTACTCCGGGGTATTTCTCCATTCTGTGCAGGGTGGAACGACTACATGAGAAGACTGGTAATCGAGGAGTAACCATGTATACTGGAATGGGAAATGATATGGCCAAGATGTTTATTGGCCTTTTAATCCTGGCTGCGTTAGTCGGTGCAGCAATTGTAGGCGGAATCTGGGCGCTCGTAGCATTTGTATTTTAAATTCAGTTGCTTCCGAGCCAATTTTTCTGTATAATAGCTTTATAAATTGATGAGGAAGCAAATATGAAAAACGCAATGATCGAACTGAATGCAAATATGGAATCCCTTCGCCACGCAGTTAACACTGCCCGTGCTTCTTTTAACCTGCTGATGCGCGATGAAAGCATACCGCTGTCCGCTCGTGTCAAGGCATTTGAGGAGTTCGCCGATGAACTCCTTCATATGGGAGATTACCTCAGCGACTCCCCGTTTAATGAAAGTCGCCGGGATTATCAGCACGCCTACTGCAATCGTGGGGAAATAGTTTACCTGACCGATGTTCTGGAGAGTGTACTGGAGTATGCGAACTCTTTCATGCGCACTCCTGACGAATGGGAAGACGCTTCGAATGACTATGTTCTAGACGAGATTCAAAAGAACTGGCCGGAAATTAAGAAACTGGTAGAAGAACACATCCATTCTGAAGTTTACGCTTACCGGATCGATTGGTAAAAAGTTTAAAAAATTCACTTGCTAAGTAGTTAGAATTTCGGTATAATATACGCATAAATTAACGAAACGGACGGAAATCATTATGGCTAAGAACACTATCTCTTACACCACTGGTAAAACTGCTGACGAACAAGCTAACACCCTGACCAAAGACGAAATGGTTGCGGTACTGGTAATCCTGCTGGATATGGATGGGTTCGAAGGTCAGCTTGCTAAACTGTCTCTCCCGGCACTTCGTGCTCTGTACGAAGGTACTAACAAAAATGCTGCGGCCTACAACCTCGCTAAAAATGAGGCACGTTGGGCCAAAGAACACCAGCAGGTTGCTGAGCGTCGTGCTGAGAGCTTCGAACGTGACCTGAAACGTGAAAAGGCGAAGAAAAAGTAATGGTACTAGAAATTCTCTCCGGGCTGTTAATAGCAGCCCTCGTAACTGGAACGGGTCTGGCGGTTTGGGTATCAATACTGCGGGAAAATAATCGCAGAATGAGATTGACCAATAACGGACTCCATGAGAAGTTGATGAGTCAAGTACAGGACGCCGATGAGTTCTCTGCTGCGGCTGAACGACTCTTAGTTCGCCTGGCTAAGATTGAAGAGATTATCGGTCAGGATTCCACAATGTCGAAGACAACCAAAATGCGGTTGATCACGGAGATTAAGAAATGATCTCACCAATTGTAGCAGCACTTTACTTAGTAGTTGTTGGCTACCTGTCCGGGAAGTACCACGGCTTCGGTTTAAAAGGTACTATCAAGGCAGCAATGCTGGTTCCTCTGTATCCTCTGGCAATTCTGTTAACCGGGTACTACGCCTGTGTTTTAAGAATCTTTGGCCGGGGCAAAGTTAACTACGATAACTGCACAGCATTGCTGGACGATATTGAAAACACCATTAAGAAGGAAGAAAAATGAATCTTAACTCCAAAGAACGCCAAGTGTTAGTAGATGCTCTGCGTCAGGTAGTAGACCACGATTTGCTTTGTGATGAAGATATCGTTGAGTCAATTGCCTTAATCGCCAAAATTGAGCTTGCTGAGAAGGACTCATGGCGTCCTTTGAGTGAGCTTCCTCCTCTAGGCTTGGCAATCGTGGTTCAGCGTGCTGACGGCGCTCCGTTTAACACTGTGATGGTTCGCAGAGATCTGGCAAAGTCCTACTCTCCAGATATCATCACTCTGCACACCAAGATCACCGACGAACCTTTCGAGTTTAATACTCGTCACTATTACTGGAGACTGACCAATGCTTAATCAGCTTCGAATCTATAACTTCCTGGATTGTAACTTCCAGGTCTGGCGAGAACTCCCCAGCCGTTTCCTAGGCTGGGCATTGTTCCTCTCCATGGTGGTTTCAGTCTTCCATAACGTCCCGGCGACGTTCTACATGGAAGCAATTCAACCAGTCACTGTATTCATTTACGAGATGTATCTCGTAGCAATTAACGGGTGGAAAGATGGCCGCATCAACTGAAGTTTTAAATCAATATTTTAATCGTGAGCACCAAGAGTTCAGCGATCTGTTCATCCAGATGTTTGTCAACGCTAATAACGCCCTGGATTATCGTTTCTTCAACGAGTTCCATGAGACCACGTTCAGCCATCAGGATATCAACTCCGCTCTGAAAGAACTCATTGGCTCCAAAGTGATACCATTCCGGCAGACTGCAAATGCAGAGACGCTAGAGCTTAGCGTGGTTTGGGGCTTGTTCAAGAAAGCGTATGAGTTCGGTAAGTATCAGAACGCACGCTACTGGATCTACGAAGTGCTGCTGAACACAGCAGTTGTCTTACCTCGACAAATGATGCTGGGCTGGATCGCTAAACAACGTCCTGAACGCAATGCAAAATCATTCGCACCAATTAACGACGGGAACTTATACCATGCAAGTGAAAAATTTGATGCTCCAAAATCCGTGGCTTGATCGCCTGGCGCAAGTAGAGAAGATGCTTCTGGTTGAAGGTCTGACCGAAGAAGACATTTGTCTGAACTCCTTCTATAACTGCAAAACTCATGTAATGCAGGCACTAGACGAAGAACGTGTTGAGCTGAGTAAGTTTATGGTGAACATCGCCACAGCTCAAGTCCATTGGCAAACCCAGGGCTTATCTACCGATGATATCCTGAAACACACGCTGAACGCTATTGCAGAGTATGGGAAAGCTCGTGGTGAAGCTCTCTTGGCTTCAAAGAAAGAGTTTGATAAATCGGAGTCAATGCTGAAAATGGCAATTGATATCCATGTGGAAGGCATCGACGGTACTATTCACTAAGAGGGTGACAAATGGCTAAGAAACACGTTGTGGTAAACTTCCTGGAAGAAGATTCTGGGGATTGCGAATACGGTTGCTGGAATACTGGCTACGGTGTTGAGGTTATGGTGGACGGCAAATGCGTCCACCGTCAGGAAGCCTGGGCAAGCTGCACTAACAACAGCAGCGTAGACTTTGATGTGTTGGCCCATGTTCTTCAGGGCATCAAGACGAAGGAAGGCTACCCGATTAACGCAGATCACATCGACTTTGGAGATCCTTCCGATTATCCAGAGGAGTTTCTGGATCTGTTCACCTAACAAAGAGGCCAGGGCTAATTGCTCTGGCCTTTCGTGGTTTAAGGATGTTAAATGAAATCTATAGACAACTATTTACGGGGAGAAAATCCTGTAGATCAATCAGCAGTTACTGTTGAGAAGGTTAGGAAAGAGTGTTTTATACTTACTCAACGTGGAGGCGGCAATCAGCCTAATCGAGTATACCTTAACTGGAAGCAATCCAGAGACCTATACGAGAGGTTGAAAAAGGAATTTGAGTAGTGGAAGAATTAAGACAGAAGATAAATCAAGAACTAGTATGGGAAGCTAAATCCTTCCCCATTAATCAGTTCCTTAAACGCGACGGTTCGATCAACCATAATAAAATAAAGCAGCTAAGGCCAGATTTCAGGCAAGATGCTAAGAACCTCATCTTTATTAACCGTGCTCTAGACGCTCATGGAGTATTCTTCGGATATGAGAAGCTAGTATTTCACAGCCTAAATCAGCTGGTGGAAATATGGTGCCCAGACCATCAGGATTACTTCATGCAAACTGCTAGAAGTCACCTAGAGGGCAATGGTTGCCAAAAATGCAGACACCGCATGGTTACTAGAGTTACGGATTATGGAAGTTACACCGTGCCAGCATACTATCACAAATTTTCAATTGACGGAGACTCCATTATTTGGTATAATAACTCCAGTAAATTGATAAAGCCTTTGGAGGTTAAAGATGAAATACGATTCCCTGAATAATCCGAGCACCAACTATCTGACAGACCAGTCAGTATCTGAGATCAAGTTCCATCCGAACTACTCCCCGGACTCTAGCAAGCCGAGTGTAGCAGCTATCTCTTTCCGCTTCCGTAACCTGCGCTTTACATTCGTGGGTGAAGAGGCTAAGATGATCTCTATAATTGACAAGGTTAAAGCAGTAAGTGAGCTGTCCGGTAGCGATACCGTTAAGTTCGAAGCGTTAACCTCGTTACTGCTGACTAGTGGGGCTACCGTTGGTAAGTTCGAACTTATTCAGCCGCATGTTTCTGCACTGACCAATACCAGAAACTTCTGGGATCAGAGCAATATCGAGAGCATCCAGAAGTGGGATCGTGCTACTGAGTTCTACAACAAGTAAGAGGGCTAGGATATGTTATTCTGTACAGTTGATTTTGAAGAAGCTAACGAAACGTACATTGTTTACGGTATGTCTGAAAGCAAAGTACGTATCCTCTGGAATCAGTTCCAATTAGAAGTACCGGACGACATATCCAAGACTCCGAAAGACTTCTTTCATTTAATAGATATTAAGGCAGTAAAAGCTCGTAAGAAGCTAACTCCTTATGTGTTCCCAGGTGCAGTATTCGTCCATGAGTTAACAGCGTATACTAACGTGGTTCTCAAGAAGTCTCGACAGCACCCGGGCTATCTCACGATGTTAACTTACAAAGTCGGGGCGATTCACGACGGTGAGCTAGTGGTTCGGGTAGATGCACGCTTGCAGCAAGAAGTCGAAGAAATGATTAGGCAGTGCCAAAATAAAGCAGAATTAAAACAAAGAGCACGCTTATTCGACATGGCAGCACCTAGCGAGGCAGCTGCCGCATATCACGGCTTTTATAAAGAAATAGCTGAATCCGATGAAGATTTCTTTATGTAAGAGGATAACACAATGAACGAGAAATATGAAGTATGGACTCCGGTTGGAGAGAACTGTAGCTATCTTCTTCGCACCCTGTGTACTCGGGAAGATGGCAAACCTTTCGCAGAGTACTTGAGCGAATGCCACGCTAAGGCCCAGCAGGACAACCCGCTATTCAAGATCAGAGGCGAGGATATCCTCAAAGTTAACGGCGTGCCGTACACGCCAGTGGACAGTTTCGCCGCTCTTCAGGTGTTTAAGGAACACAGAGAGCGGGAGCACCGGAGGATGATTGAACGCTTGACAGGTAGAGAGCCGTTCTCACACTCTAGGTGGAGTGAAGAAAGTTAGATAGGATGGCCACTGCCCTTTGAAAGTGGCGACGATAAGGTAAATAAAATGTTTGATGAAATCAAAAAAGTAATGCACTTAAACGAAATGTTAACCTCTGCAACCCGTGTTTGTGTCTTCAGTTATTACAACATTGAAAATGAGGATCTGTACGCAGAAGTACATCTAATCACCACCAACGGAGACGGGCATTCTCGGGAGATTATTGACGTCACCAATACAGGGACGTTAACCGCGTCTGATTGGGCTGCAGAAGGCGAGTCTCTAGAAGAGAACTATTTGCTCTACGCATTAGTTAGTACGGTTAGACGTCTGACTAAAGTTGCAGGTACCAATAAACGTATGTTTAAGGCATCCCTGATACAGGACTTCCAAGACGAGGCTGTTCGTTTGCTGGATATTATAGGTGGTCAGCTAACTCAGGAAGATGCGATTGAAATCCTTTATGGGAAAGCCCCTAAGGCACCAGCAGGACGTGACCTATGAATCTAGAGAAGCTGAAGGTTATATTCACCCTAGCCAAGGAGTCCAAAGGTAAAAACTTCTCAGAGCTAACATTTGAAGAAAAATCCGCTGTGCTAATAGCCGGAGAGCTAAGACCAGCGGAGATGAAGAATGGCAAGCCTGTTTATTCTAAGGATGCTAAGAAAACAACGTTAGCTCCTGGTTACGTGGACTTGAATAAAGTTCACAAGATGTATCCGGTTACTGAGAAGAAGTTCATGGTTAACTCCTTCCACGTTATAATGGATGAGCCATATCCGCATGATAAGGTGAAGACAGTTACGTGGCAGCAGGCAGTGGAAGACTTCCCCAGTTACCATATTCCTGATGGAAAATGCCAGGACTATATCGATTTTCCACATCTTCAACGGGATGCTCAAAAGGTTGAGGACTGGAAAGATTACCAAGCCTCAGTTCTGGATATTGCTGTACAGATAACGAAGACGACAGTAAAACTCTCTAGGCAGTTAAACCTTACCAAAGAGGATTTAGCGTTAATAGCATTAGTAAAAGAGAGATATTCAAAGATCAAGAAGATCGGGAATGCTCTCATGCTAGGAGATGCTGTCGAGTATTTATATGATCATGACGAGCCTGGCGAGTTACCAAAAGGTTCGTTCGACATTAAAGAGTTAGACCACCTAGAGACTTCCCCGGAAGCATTGTATATCGCAATGTTAAGCCAAGGTAGATTCATAAGGAAAGATCAACTCTAAGCTAATCACAGGGACTCTCGCCAAGTCCCTGTCACTTTTTCAAACTCTTACAAAATGTTCTTGACAGTTATTTTATGCCCGTGTTATAATAATCTCATAGATTACATACAATTCATAAATTTATGTAGCTAGGCACAGATTATCATGGCTAACTTTAGTAGCGCGGAGTTCCGAAGCGAGTACAAAGAGTGACCAGCCATACGATACAATCTGCGATGCCTAGCACGGCTACATCGGGAGAAATAGGGGGATCTATAACTAAAATAAAAGACACAATAAAGAAAACAAAGGAAACGTGGGAATGAACTCACGATTACTCACGTTTAAAAGTAGGTAATCCTTACACACCATCGTTTCGCGGCTCTAGGGTTGAACTCTAGTCATCTTTCTATACAGGGCGGTTCTTTCCATACACCTAAGGGGAGGGCGGTTATTTTCCAACTCACTTTTTCGGAAAGCCTTTTTCTAGAATTGCACAAAGTTCCACGCCATTTCACATATTCCACGAAGTCCTCACACATCCCCATATTAAAACGCTAGCTTCCCAAGTCCTAAGCGTCACTCCACAAAGTCCTCACGAAGTTCCCACACAAACTCACGTCATTCGCCTAAGTTCTAAGCGTCACAAAATATCATCGGATTTGCACTAACCTCTAGCTATGTCGGATATGCACATATAAAAACTACTATCGGATATGCACATATAAAAACTACTATCGGATATGCACATATATACTAGCAAACGGTAGCTGTGGATCAAAATCTTCGATTCTGCGAATATAAAATATCTCCTGAAATTTCAAGCCTTTTTACACGGTGTGTCACCGTGAGTTCGCTTGTTTTTTAGAGCCACAGGAATTTTTTCTGTGTCAACCCCTTTACCCCCATTTAACTCATAATATTTTCCCTTATCTGCCCCCTGCCCCCATCATCCCCGAATTGCCCCAATTAACCCCGTTTATCCCTCCTCCAAAAATACCCGTCGGATTTGCACATACTCACCCAGACTCGCGCCCACCGCTGCGCCGCAGCAAACTGCGCGCCTTCCCCCTAAAAATTATTGTCGGATACGCACATATTAGTGTCGGATTTGCACATGCCCCCAGGGCGGTAAAAATAAATTTTCATCGGATTTGCACATACCCTAGCAGCCTCACGTAATATTTTGCTTGACAAATTGTCGGATTCGCACATAAGCGCAGGAAGGGCCGGGGGTCGGAAATGCAAATACGAATGAGAATGATTCGCATTTGAGAAGTTGAATGCGAATGATAATTATTCTCGTTTGATAAGCTGAATGCGAATGAGAATGATTCGCATTTCTAAAAGGAAGTGAGAAACACTACCATTTAAGTTATCCCCAGAGTTATACAAAATTGTAAATTAGATTGACGCTTGAGAAGGTCGCAGACGAGTTATCCACAGACTTATTAACAGGTTATCCTACTGTATATTTATACAGTATTTCCCAGCAACACTTTCTACTAATGTCGATTTTAAGGGGTCTAGGAAGCGTTCTAAGCGATTTAATTTTCGTGGAGGTATTTTAGTAAGGGGTCACGCGGTGGAGGAGGGCGGCGACATTCCTACATATCGCCGTGGAAACACTCAGGCCAAAAATGGTTTACAACTGAAACTATTACCAGGGTAATGATTGCGCTAATAACTATCACGCCCAAAAACATTAGGCCGCTCATTATTGGCAACTCTGCAAAAAGATTAGGGTCATAATAATAACCATGATGACACGAAAACCCCACTCACCGCCGCCACCGCCTTTCTTCTGACCATCACGAATAACGTTCAATTGGTAAGTATTGTGGCTACGGCTTTTGGGGCTACCACCGCGCAAAGTTCTCATTAAAAAGCCTCCTTATTAAATAATACGTCATAAAGGGCATACCCGCAAAAAGCGATAAAGCCCAAAACCATCATAGAACCGACTAAACCGAGCGCCAACATTGAAAAAGTCATTTTTCGATCTCCTTTGTCTAGAGTCATAATAATACCATAACTCTAGCAGGAAGCAACTACTATTTTTAGTGGTAGACAGTCAGATCTGATTCCTGCATAATGCAATCTCTCAAACGGGAACAACCCCTAAAACTGGAGAATGTTATGAAACTTGCCGTTATTGGCTTTGGCCTTGCTATGCTTTCCGGTGCTGCCCTTGCGGAGGTTAGCGCCCCGGCTATCGTTACCCCTGAAAAGGTTCGGCCTATTGAGTGCCGTGTTTCTGTAACCTTTGCAAAAGAGGGAACTGTTACGGCATTGTTACGGAATCAGGATTTTGATTCTGTAACAGTCGATTCCGGTACATGGGGATTTATGGTGGAACCAGAACCGGGGAAGGATGGCATTCAAATGATCGTTAGCCGTAGCACGTTTGATGCCAATGTGATCATTTTCGATGAAAATCGGGATGAGGTAGGCCGGGGCCGTGGCATCTGTTTCTAGAAAATAATACTTGCTAAAAAGCTGGGAATCTTGCTATAATAGATTCTCAGCCAAACAAAGGAGTAACAGAAAATGTTACAGAAGTTTACCCCCGTTGCTAATTTGCCGATGGTTCGCGGTGGCGCTCGCAACCTGTTAGATGGCAGTAAGTGCGCCTCTATTGGTCATATTTTGGCCGTTTATCGCGCAAATATGGAAAGTAGATCCGGCTATGCCTTTGAGCATTGCCGTGACTACGCTCTAGCCACCCCCGGAGCGGCGATTGTTATTTATCACGATGATCAATATTTGGTTGACAGCCAGCCTATTGATCTGATAGTGTCTACTACTTCGGACGCTTATTTGTATAAAGCGTCCGAGGGTAAGCAAGCGTCGAGACGTTTTTGCTACCATGAAAGCGAACTGCTCGCTTTCACTGATGCCCGCGCATGGATTAAAAATCTTTGTGATCATCTGGAACTACCACCAGCACGCATTTCTAGCGAAATGATGATTTTTGTGCTTGACAAGGACGGGAGTATCCTGTTACCATGTAACTTCTACGATATTGATATCGAAGAAGGGGCAAGGACTGGAAATTATCGTTATGATGGCGAGCTGGAAGATGTTGCCCCGGCTGTTACTGAAAATGCAGTTACCCCTAACACTTTTGAATCTGGAGTTTTACAAATGAATACTATCAAATCTACTGCTACCGCTATCGTTGCCGCTAACAAAAACGCTGCTGTAAACGCCGCTAAACTGGAAGCTGGTTCTATCGTCCTGAAAAAAGTTTCCGGCATCGCCGCCAGCAAAGCGCCGTTTATGGTTCGCGGTTATGTTGACACGGCGGTAGGCCGTGTGGTAATTGCTAACCTGCTGAATTTTGCGGTTAGCCAGTATGCGCCGAACAACCGCAAAGCGGTGATTGCGGCTGACGCTGCAATGCAAGCCGCCATGTTGGAACTGGTACAAAGTTTCAACGTCGGCGAAATGATTGACGAGGTATTAAAAGGCGTCAATCTTTCTAGCCTGATTGAAAACGACGTAGCAGAATAATTATATTTAGCGCCTCTATAATGGGGCGCTATAATAATTACCCTGCTAACTAACTGGAGAATGTTATGGAACGGCTAACCGCTACTTTCGAAGGCGAAAAGATGACGATCGCTAATGTATGGCAGCGCCTGCGCCAGAATGGTGATCGTGGCAATTTTGCTATTTTCATCGAGCCAAAAAACTTGGATAATCTGGCCCGCCAGATTGACCGCCGGGACTGCTACCCGGACACCGACGATATGCTGGGAATCCCCTTGCGGATTATCGGGGTATATGGCTATGGCTTTGATATCTGTATTGGGGATAGCAGTTTTGAAATAGACTGCGAATCCGGCGCTACCGAAATCGAAGTATTCCTAATTAATTTAGGCTCGCTAACGTTTTTGGATACGCCACCAGCGGAACCGGAACCGGAAAAGCTGGAGGTGAAAACGTCCGTTATTGTTAGTTCGCTAACTATGGATGAGCTGGCGGATATCGTGTCAACGTATGACGAAATCCATGCCGACGCGATTAAAGAGCTAAACAACCGGCTTGATACTTTCCGCGATAAGCTGTAAAATCCCCTTCCCGGCGGCTGAATCTCTAGCCGCCCCCATTATTGGAGAAAACCATGTTTCATATGAAATCTTGCGTACCGGGCATTAATTGTACGGTAGAAGCGGAAGAAGGTTTATATTTAGAGGGCGGGCGAATTGAGTCTCAGGAAGTCGCCGCCGTCCTCAAATGTGATACTAACGTTTGCGGTACTGGCTGGACTGACCTTCATTTTTTAGGTCGTGGAATTGACGTCGATTCCCTTTCCTGGGAAAAGGCTTGCGAACATGCCGAAAGTATGTTAGGCGAGGATGATTGGGAAGAAGACGACGACGAAAAATACTGTAATGCTGGGGTAGAAGGGTCGTTTTATATGTACTGGCCCGGTCATTCCTGCAACCTCGTTAATGGTGGTTCGCCCCTTCATTCCGTTCTAGAGCGGGCAATCTATTTGGGTTACATCCAGATAGCTGACGGAAAGGCAGTTATTAATCTGCGCGAATTGAAAACGTTTATCTATATCCCGGATGCTGAAACTATCCTTCATATTGAGGAAGGTTTAAAATCCGGTTGGAAGGTTAGCGGGGTCGTATACCTATGATTTACATCTATGTCAACAAATATTTTCTGGCTCACTATAAAACGATGGAGACCGTGATCCAATATGTTAGCCGCCAGAATGCAAGGCATATTGATGAAGTGGCTACACTTAAAATCGGATTGCGAGGCGATGCTATCAATATTAGTTGGCCTTTGCTGATTCTAATTTGCCGTGATCTGGTAGAGGGTAAACCTGTTTCCGTTTCCGCGCTGGGGGAGTCTTACCCGCTTTCCGATGATCTGGATCTCTATGATCTGCTAACCAAATATAAAACCGAACGCCTGTTTTATCGCGGCGGGTCGGTATGCTCTAGCGGCGAAACAATTGAAACGGTATTCCGATAATGGAAAAGATACGTGTATTAGTTAGTACGCAAAGGGTTACTAATCTCACCTATGAGGTGGAATTAACCCCGGAGGAGTATGCAAAGTTAGCCGCGCCTATTGTTAATAATGAGCAAGCTAGTATTATGCCTGCTATTGCTAAACTGCGAAATCATGAGTCTGCTAAATTATGGGATGAATGGAGTACGGATGAAACGCCGTTTTCATTTACTGACCATGATAACATTACCTATACGGAATAGTTAGCAAACGAATTAAAAGCCTGCTTATAATGAGCGGGCTTTTTGTTTTTCTGCGCCCCTCTAGCAATGGCCTTTAATATGGCCTCTAAATTTAAAGCGCTCAGAATGCGTTATAGAGCGTTCTAGGGGTATATTAGAGTATTACCGCTGCTGGAATATACTGTATAAATATACAGTAGGATAACCTGTGGATAAGTCTGGGGATATCTCGTTATACCGCTTCTCAGCTTGTCAAGTTATTTTGTGCTGTGGATAACTTGCCCGGAAAACAGGAGTACAGCATAAAATAAACGCAAGCATTATTTTGCGTTTTCATAAAAATAATCATTTGTCTAGTGGATAACTAATTAAATTTCATTTTTGCTTTTTGTATAAGTTATTAACAGGGTCTAAAACCGCTTAGAATCGATTCTAAGCGGTTTTAGATAAAAGCCGATGAATCATACCGGGTATGAGGCGATCTCCTCACCTCGTGTGAAATAGATTTTGTCAACCCCTTTTGAAGAAAAATAGTAAAAATATTCGTTGACTTTCTTTAAATATTGTGTCACGTGCGCGCGCGCTTCCTATCTATCGTGGGCCTGTTTTCTCTTTACACTTCTTTACAATTCTGCGCTTGCGGCTAAACGTCATTGTGTTATTATTTATCTCGTAGGGCGGCAAGACGAAACGGGAAACACGAAAGCGTTTCACTAGTAGTCAGGTATCAGGAGGCGGTAACATAGCCCCGACTACCCCGAACGGAAAGGCCGAAACAAGTATAGTCTGCCCCCGCCCTACACTGCTCTTTAAAAATTTGGGATTCTATAAAAAGCGTTATCGGCTTCTTTACTTTATAAGGGAACCGAAAACATGTTAAAAGAAAACGTAATGAGTAGCGAGATTGTAAACGAGTTCACAGTAGCAGACGCTGAATACTTCATTAAGACTTATAAAGAAGTGTACGACGTAGATTTAGCCTTCATCCATAGAGACGGTCAAATCATTATGCAAACTAAACGAAATCATACACTCCACTAATTAAAGGTTGACAACATGAAACGCTTTGTAATATCATCTAAACCGGCAGCAAAATTGAACAAAATGGCAAGCTCGGAATTGGTCAAAATGCAGCGCGATATGGCGCGGCGTTACCGTTCTTACCAGCGCGGAGGCCAGCAAGGCTTGCCGATGATTTGGGATAACATGATGCGTTATCTAAAATCTTTACAAAATAACGTTTGACAATCTGCCGATAACGCTTTATTATAGAATCTCAATAAGCAACACCGCTCTTTAAAAATTTGGAAAAGTCGATTCTCTCAGTAAGGGTAATTGAGTTTTCTGTTAACACTCTAAAATATCAGAGTGTTAACCGGATAACCCAATAAACTAAACTGGAGTAAGAAACATGCAAAACGTTAAAACCCCAATGATCGGTGATTCCGTTTTTATTCCTTTCGTTACTGGCGACGTAAGTAAGCCGGGCGAAAATGAAAAAATCGGATATATCAAAGGGGCGGCGATGATCCCATTTGATAAAATTAATGCGGTTTACGCCGAAACGGAAAAAGCAAAAAACAGCGACGCGAGGATTTACAGCGTCCGGGTAGATTCCGGCGACGTGGTGAAAGTCATTCGCAAAGATGATAAATGGTTGGCTGTCGCTTAATAGCCAATAAGTTTAACCCCGGTAAATAATGGGATGCTTCCCCTATGTTAGACTTCCGATGTATATCCCATGCAGCGCAAGCTATGTTATGGTGCGCAAATTAAACTTATGTGCTGGAACTTATATCATGCTTTGAACGGCAATCGTGAGTTAACACGAATCTATAGCGTGAAATAGACGTAATAGCGTAATTATTAAAGGCAGCGTATATATACAATGCCGCTTTAAATAGCTTTAAATTGAAAACTAAAATAAAGAGTTTTCGTTATATATTCTAGCTAGAATATATAGCGGCTAACTTTCTGGCCTAACCCCTTAAATAAAACTGGAGATATATCATGACTGCTACTAAAACCGAAAAATTTGCATGGAACGAAACAAACGCCGCAACTGCGATTTCTATGTATGAAGGTATTATTGCTGCCGAAGGTCTGGAGGTGGCTAACTCGCAAGGTCTTATCGATATTGCAAAGGCTGTCGGTGCTGAATCGCATGTTAAAGTGCGTTCTAAACTGGTTAGCGCAAAGGTTTATCAGAAGTCCGATAAGCCGCGCAAAGTCGGCGGCGGTTCCTCCCTGCGTAAAGCTCACTATGTGCGCGTTCTCACTCAGCACGCTATTGCCGACGGCCTGATCGAAGATGCCGACGGCCTGGCAAGTTTGGAACAAATGAAGCTCGACCAACTGGACGTTATCGCCCGTATGGTTGGCGTTCAGGATGAAGTAAAAGAGTCGGCAGAATAATTATAATGCGCCTCCCTAGCGGGGCGCATAATTAAATATTTTGTCCCCCATAACTGGAGAAATAAAATGGCTTTGATTAAAGGTGCCGTTATTAAATTAACGGGAACTGTTGTGGATGAATTAATCCAAACGGGTTATCAAGATGCCGCCGTAATGACGCCTCCCAGCGTCAAAGTACCTGAATATATTGTTTTGTGGGTTAACCCTGACGCGGATACTTTCGGGATGGCTATTAACCGCGAAGTATTTAAGCCGGAAATGTTGGAATTATCTTCCCGCGAAATTTACCTTCTTAATTACGCTTTCAGCGTAGAAGAAAAGGAGGTTGTAAAATGATCTTTTTCCCTACTGAATCCTTAATTCTTATCGCTGGCTTTTTCGCCGCCGCTTGTCTCTATGGATACTATAATTTCATGGAAATAGGCAGTGAACAAATGGATTTATTCCGCCGTGATTTCTGGTTTAAGAAAGCGAATATTTGCCGCCGCTGGTCAATAATCTTTATTATTCTAGCCGTAGCTTTTGGAATATCAGCTAGTATTATTCCCGCAATAGTTTAAAGTCGCAAATTATAACGCCACTAGCAACACGGCGTTATATTTGGCAATTTTGCCTATATCCCATTAACTGGAGAATTTAAATAATGATCATTGCAATTGAGAAACAAAAAGCTATTTTAACCGCTGCAACTAACCTCAATTTTTGGGGTAAACGTCTGCGCGCTAAAAAGCTGGAGATCTGCGACGAATTGAGCAAAGAGCATTACGGGACGGCGAAACATTCCAGCGAAATTTGTGATTGGCTGGATAGTAACAAGCCTGTTAAACCTGCTGCCGAAAAGCGTGCTCAACGTGTTGCGGTGGAAGATTCCCGCCCCGTTGCCGCTGGTCAGCTTAATTCCAGCGTCGAAAGCTGGAAGGTAATTCCGGGTAAGCGTTTTCTGTTAACGTCGATTCAGAATAATACCTTCCCTCATGCTAACTTCTGGAAAACCTTACAGGAGGCCGCGAAATACCTCGGCGCAACCCTGCTGGTTAGCAAATATGCCTACAACAAAAAAGGCTTCCAGAATGGGCAAGGCAACGATGATCTGAAATATGATGATGCTTTCTCAGATTTCATTTGTAATGAAAACGTGTTTTTGGGCAGCCGTGAAACAGGATTCGCATTCATGGCGGAAATTAACATTCTGCCTACTGCTGATTTTCCGCTGTCCGGCTTTGGCGAGACTGCGACCGCCTACGGCCTGAAAGGGCTGGCTATTGGTCACGCTAAAATCACCGCTGAAAGTGTCCCGGCAATGAAGGGCGACATTGTGCGCCGTATGTATTCAACTGGCACAGCGACGCTGAAAAATTATATTCAGCAAAAAGCGGGCCAAAAAGCCGAAGCGCTGCATAATTACGGCGCTTTGCTGGTAGAGATCGACGACAACGGCAACTTCTTTGCTCGCCAGCTTGAAACGATGGACGAAAGCGGGATGTTTTACGATCTTAATCATAAATTTACTGTTAACGGTGGCGAAGAAGTAACCGGGCATGTTGCCGCGCTGCAATATGGTGACATTCACGCCGAAAAGCTGGATCACGCTGTCGCGGCGGCAAGCTGGGAATATAACCCTAGCGGAACCGCGCTAGTAGATATCCTGCGCCCTCGTTACCAGATTGTGCATGATGTGCATGATTTCACGTCGCGCAACCATCACAACCGCGCTAGTGGCGTTTTCCTTGCGAAACAATATGCCGCCGGACGTGACAAGGTAATTGACGACCTGATCGATACCGGGCGCGTATTGGAGCAAATGGAACGTGAATTTAGTCAAACGGTCATCGTTGAGTCTAATCACGATCTGGCGCTTTCTCGCTGGCTGGATGATAGCAAAGCTAACATTCAACAAGACCCGGCGAACGGCCATCTTTATTATCGCCTGAATGCTGCGATTTATGAGGCAATCGAAAATAAAGACGATACTTTTAACGTACTAGATTACGCCCTGCGCAATGTTGCTGGCTGCGATTTTGCTGCGATCTTCCTAACCACGGATGAATCGATGAAAATCGCGGGCATTGAATGCGGTTCCCACGGTCACAACGGCATTAACGGCGCTCGTGGCAATCCAAAAGGATTCCGCAAGCTCGGTAAGATGAACACTGGCCATACGCATACGCCTAGCATTTACGGCGGCGTTTATACTGCTGGCGTCGCTGGTTCCCTCGATATGGGTTACAACATTGGCGCGTCTAGCTGGTCACAGACTCATCTAATCACCTATGAAAACGGTCAACGTACCTTGATTGACTTTAAAGACGGCGCTTTCTTTGCATAACAAAAAGCCGGGGCAATTGCCCCGGCAATAAATAACCCATAAATAAATAAGCTGGAGAAACAAATGAAACTTACTTTCATCTATAACAATCGTAAATCTTTCACCGCGTCCAACGTCGTAGAAAATAGCCTTGTTATTTCCCGCGATAGCGAAGGGCGCCCGCATGTTAGCTACCAGAAAGTTAACACGGTGGACGGCGACACCGTTTTAAAAGCTCTAGCCGCTATCCTCCCGCGCCCCGCTGATTTTAAAGAATCCGGCATTGTGTCGCAATTAGTCGCCGCTGATTCTATTCTCTATGAAGCTGATATTTACGAGATCGTAGAGATTGACGCCGCCGCCGCTGGCCTTATGTTTATCGTCGTAAGCGAAAATGATTATGATGATACTTATCTGTTAGGCGATGTAATGGATTATTCTTCTAGCGAATATACCCCGCCCCTCGCAATTGTCCCGGTAATGGCTACCCGGATTAAACCGGCTGAATTAGCCGATGCCTTAACTTTATTCTTCTGATAATTAACAAAGCGAGTTATAATATAGCTCGCTTGATTACCAACAACCCCGAAACCGGAGAAATGAAAAATGGCTTTTAATAAACTGGCAATTAAGGCAATTAAGTTATGGGATTTAGACGGGACTGTTATTAATTCCTTTGCCCGTGTGTTCCCGTGTATGGATGAGAAAGGTAACTTAGATTTAAACATGTACCGGGAAAAGGCTTGCGTTCATGATGCAATTATGACCGACACTCTTTTACCGCTGGTTGAATATATGCGGGCATCACTTAATGATCCCACTGTATTAAACATCGTTGTTACCGCTCGTTATATGAGCAAAAGCGATTACTATTTCCTACGGAAACAACGTATCAGGGCGGGGCGCGGTGGTAATATCCAGATACTATCCCGCGATGTATTGCACCGATATATTGGCGATGCTGATTACAAAGAGGTGTACTATGCAAAAGACGGTATCTATAAAACGCATTATTTTGAAATGCTTAAAGCTGAATATCCGAACGCTACTATCACTATGATTGACGATAATAAAGGCGTGTTGGCTGCTGCTGCTGCTGCTGGCCTTCAAACGATGGACGCTACCGCAATCAATGACATTCTATCTATTGGTGTGCGCCTTGCGGGTGAGTCATTCATAGATGAAGCGCTGGATGATGATAATGATTATCAATATCTTTGCGAGCGTTTAGCTCATTGCTGGGAAGGTATGACCGAAGAAGAAAGAAGCGACTACGGAATTAAGCCGCAACAATTCATTCAATCGTTAGCCATCGCATCATAAGAAAGTTAATAGTACCCTAGCGAAATAGTTAGGGTACTAATAGTTAGCTAGGGGGGTAATCGGACTACCATACCACCCCCCGACCCTCTAAGC